GTTTGCAGTCCAAATTTACAAAACAGCAGAAAATGTATTTAATAGTGGATAATATGATTTGTGGCAACGGCAGAGCGAAAGAGCTTGCTGGTGCAGGGATCGTATTGTCTAGTGGTGACAAATAACAACATAGTCATTTTACTGAAAATACTGAAGCCCTGCTGAACAAGCAGGGTTTTTTATTTGCACTCGTAGCTCAGTTTTGGTAGAGTACTTGACTTTTAATCTTGGGGTCGGGGGTTCGATGCCCTCCGAGTGCACACGCTTCGATAGCTCAATTGCGTGGAGCTACTCCCTCTTAAGGAGAAGGTTCTCGGTTCGAGTCCGAGTCGGAGCACATGGACAGGTGGCAGAGTGATTGAATGCAACTGCCTGCAAAGCAGTAAAGTCGGGGGTTTGAATCCCTCCCTGTCCTCATTGACGAGTGGAATATTGCTGACGAATAACACTTGCGTACGTACGTCAAAGTCAGCAAACGCATCTGTAGCTTAGTTGGTTGAAAGCGCCCTCCTTACAAGTGGGAGACCAGTAGTTCGAATCTACTCAGATGTACATGGAGCTGTCGTTTAATGGATGAGGACTCTTGCCTTCTAAGCAAAGAATATGTGTTCGACTCACATCAGCTCTTCGAAAGTTTCTAAAATATTTGGTAGTTTCGAATATTTTATGTATATTTGTTTTATGGAAAGAATATGTATAAGATGTCATCTACCAAAAAATGAAACAAATTTCCATAGGAAAGGAAATGGTTTCCAATCAATGTGCAAAGAGTGTAGAAAAATTTATATACGAGAACATTATCAAAAGAATAAACAAAAGTATATAGATAAAGCCAGAGAAAGTAACCACAGATTAAAAGAATGGTTTAGAGAACTTAAAAGAAATTTAGCCTGTGAGAGATGTGGAGAAAAGCATATTGCTTGTTTAGAGTTTCATCATGTTGATCCAAGTAAAAAAGATTTTCAGGTGGGCGGTATGGCAACATGGGGAAGAAAAAGATTATTAAAAGAAATTGACAAGTGCGTAGTTTTGTGTGCAAATTGTCATAGAAAAGAACATCATAATGGAGTGTAGCTCAAAGGGAGAGCAATTGCCTGTTAAGCATTAGGTTGAGATTTCGAAATTCTCCACTCCAGCGAAAATTGTAAGGTGGCGAAACTGGCAGACGCACCCCTTTGTCTCAGGGGCGTGGAATGGTGAAATAGAATAGATATAATCGGGTTGACCACTAATGGTAAAAAATCTTGTGTATCTATTTGAATCCCCACATGTAGGTTCGAATCCTACCCTTACAGCATGAAAGAACCTAAAGTAAAGGTTGCAAGTATAGTAAAGTACAAAGGAAATAGGGATAAGCTAATACACTGGCTTTCATCCCTACCTCTTAAAGACTCAGTCTATGAGCTTAAAAAACTCTTAGAGAATGTAAGAGAAGGTAAGATAATCCTTTGGACTATTGATACAGGTGTAAGAATATTGTGAGGAGGCCCGGTGGCCCGACAAGGCTCATAACTTTGTTTTGGGGTGGTTCAACTCCATCCCTCGCAACGAGTGCTTTTTTCGGTTTAGCAACTAGAGTGTGGCAGCACAGCACCCATCTGCTAGTGGGTGTAAAACCGTAAGCAGCGGAAGTCGTATAATGGCTGATTACACCAGTCTTCCAAACTGGACATGAGAGTTCGATTCTCTCTTTCCGCTCTAATTGCTCCTATCGTCTAGTGGTCGAGGACAGAAGCCCTTCAAGCTTAGAACACCAGTTCGAATCTGGTTGGGAGTACTAAATAAAACCAATGGCATTAATTGCAATGGCTGTGTATGATACCGAAGAGAATAAACGGACGGAATATACACGACGCACATTAGAATCGCTCTTTGACAGAATTGATTATCACAAACATAGAATATTTATAATAGATAATAATTCTTGTGATGAAACCAAACAATTATATCATGATTTTCCTAATGCAACTATTCTAATAAATGGACATAACATTGGAACAGCAGAAGCAATAAATAGAGCTTGGAAGTTTCGTAAAGAAGGTGAGAATTGTATTAAAATGGATAATGATGTAATAGTTAATAGTTATGATTGGGTGGATGAAATGGAAGAAGCTATTAGAAGAGAGCCTACAATTGGACAGGTTGGACTTAAAAGGAAAGACTTATGGGAATCACCAGAGCGTACAGATTTTTACAAATCAGAACTCATAATGCTTCCACATAAACCGGGTGAAAAATGGATGGTAGCAGAGAAAGTCAATCATGTTATGGGAACATGTCAAATGTATTCATCAGCATTGCTTGACAAAATTGGATACCTTTATCAACCTAGACTTTACGGATTTGATGATTCACTTGCATCAGTCAGAAGTCAGCTCGCTGGTTTTATAAACGTGTTTCTACCTTATATAGATATTGACCATATAGATGCAGGTGGTACACCATATCAAACTTGGAAGGAGAATCATGCTGGCGAACAATGGCAAGAGTATCACAAAGTTTTAAGAGGTTACAGAGAAGGAAAACAATCTATTTACTATAATCCTTTTAAATGAAACTACACGGCGACAGTTGGGATTACGACTTAGTATATAAAGGAGTACAGTTAAGCAAAGATACTGAAGGAGCTTGTTTAGAGATAGGTCTTAGGATGGGAGGTGGAACCAAAGAGATAATAGATTCTATCCATCGTCATTGTCCGAATAAAATAGCAGTTGCTATAGACCCATATGGTTCAGTGCTTTATGAACATAAGCAGAATCATTTTGTTAGATTGGATTATACAGAAGCGATGAAGGCTGATTGTTTGCAGTTACTTTATCCATACGCTAATCATAAGAACGTTCATTTCGTTTTCATTAATATGAGTGATTTGGATTTTTTTGATTATTATAAAGATGGGATTCCTGTATATAGTATTAGTAGAAAGTTAGTTGATAAGTATTCGTTTGTAAACTTTGATGGGCCACATTCAGTAGAAGCAATTCTTAAGGAAGTACAATTTTTCGAGACTAGAATAAACGAAGGAGCTTGTTTTTGTTTTGATGATGTAAGTACACAGGATGTATATTATGACCATCAAAAGATAGAAGATTACCTACTTAATATAGGATTTAAGATAGTTGAGAAAAGGGACAAGAAGGCTCTGTATCAATATAAACCATGAGAACTGTAGTAATTACTGTAGCAACTAAGGAAGATGAAGGACTTGATAGATTAAAATATAGTTTAGAACGCAAAGGTATAGACCTAGTAATTTTAGGTAAAAAAAGCAGATGGAAGGGATTTGGAACTAAGATAATATTATTACAACAATATTTGAAATTACTTGCAGGCTACACTCACTTTATTTTCGTAGATGCTTATGATGTAATATTCTTAGACGGATTGGAGAATATAGAGAAAATCTATGATGCTCGTTTCCAAGACCAAATAGTATTTTCGACTGAGAAGAATTGCTGGCCTGATCCAACCTTGGCAAATAGTTATCCTGAAAATGAATCCTTATATAAGTATTTAAACTCAGGTAGTTATATGGCTCCTATTGAAAAGTTCTTGAATTTACTTAAAGAATACTCAGTAGGATATGCAGATGATGACCAACTCTTCTTTACAAACGTATTTCTAAAGGGTAATATAACTTTAGATTATAACTGCGAGATATTTCAATGTTATTCATTTATAGCGGAAGGTGAATTTGAATATAAGAGTGGTAGATTGATAAACAAGAATACTGGAACCGAACCTTCTATAATTCATGGTAACGGAAGGACGGATATGACTAAGATCATTGATTTACTTGATGATGAATATAATTCTATAGATGAAGTAATAAAACTGTGGCAGCCTACTGAGCAATACAATGTTAAAACCAATGATGTTTTTAAAAAGAAGGTCAATAATTCACCAGAATTAAAGGCACACAGAGATTGGGTTGAACAGAATGCTTGGGGATTTGGAGAACGTAGTTTTCAATGGATGTGGAAGTTATTGGTAGATAAGATGCCTGAACATTTTGTTTTCTTAGAAATCGGAGTATTCAGAGGTCAAATTCTTTCACTGATTGGTATGCTAGCAAATTTAGCTGGAAAATCAGTGATGCGATACGGGGTGACGCCTTTATCGCCTGCTGAAATAAATTGGGAAAGTGATTATGAAGCAGATATAAGAAAGATTCATGACCAGTTTAATATCTGGGCTGATTATATTATACTGAAAGGAGATTCAACTGATCCCAAAGTTATAGAAAGCGCAAGCGGATTACTGTTGGATATTCTATATATAGATGGTTGTCATGCGAAATCCTGCGTTCAGAGTGACATTATAAACTATGGGCCTTTGCTCAAAGTTGGAGGCTATCTGGTTATAGATGATTCGGCATGTAAATTTCCGATGCCTTGGGGATATTTTAGAGGTATTCAATCTGTTTGTGATGGAGTGGATGAACTTTTACCACCCGGAATTAATCACGATCAATATGAACACCTATTTAATATCGTTCACAATAGAGTTTGGAGAAAAATAAAATAACGTGGGCGGGGCTGCTTGGAGTGGCCGTCTCCCTGTCACGGAGTACAATCAGGAGGGTTCGAACCCCTTGCTCACGGCTTGTTTTGGATATTTCTTATACTATTCGCTGGCGTATCCCTATTTGGGTATACGGTATACTTATGTATATTTGAGAATCATGTAAAAGTGGGAAAGATGCTACAAATCACTGCGGAAGAAAGAAAATTTAAAGGTTATATGGCGATTTTGGAAGTAGATGACATAGAGGTTTTGAGACAGCTTGGAACTTTCAAATCTATCTCGGAATTGATTAAAGCGAACAAAAGACTTGAGAAAGCCATTAAAGATCATAATCTCGCTCCTATAGCTTAACGGTGAAAGCAGGTGGCTTATATCCACAAGAGTCTTGGTTCGAGTCCGAGTAGGAGCACATGCTCATATAGCTTAATGGTTAAAGTACCTGACTGATACTCAGGTGAGTCTAAGTTCGAGTCTTAGTATGAGCACTACGGGGGTGCATGGCCTATGGTTGGCGAAGATGCTTTGCAAGCAACTTGGGGTGGGTTCGAATCCCATCACCTCCACAATAAAAACCAATGGAAAAGTACTTCAAGACAGAAGAGGGAGGTCTTGTAAATGTAATAGAACATTGTCAGGAACAAGTCAAACAGGACAATCTAAAGATTTACATAGCAACCGATTCACAAAATTATGGGGGAAAGTCAGTATTTGTAACAGCTATTGTATTCCGTTACGGACAGCGTGGTGCTCACTACATCTATTTGAAACAGCGTATTCCAAGAATCCGTGACATCTTTACTAGACTTTGGAAAGAAGGAGAACTTACAATTGAGTGTGCTGAAATGATAGTGGCTGAAATTCCATTGAAGATCGAAGCATTAGAGTTTGACTATAACAATAAAAAGATTACAAAATCTACTAACTTGATTCCTGCTTTGACAGGATGGGCAAACTCACTAGGATACCAGACTAGAATAAAGCCAGACGACATGATAGCAGCGAAAGCTGCTGACCACTTATGTCGCTTATAATGTCATCAAAAATAATTATCTATTTTGAACCTATCTCATTTATTAGTAACTTTACTAAAAGTTTAACGAACGACGATGAGATTATACTATTGGCAAGCGAAAAGAAATTTTGGCGATTTGCTTTCTTCCTTGCTGATAAAGCGATTTACAGGATTGGATTCTCAGTGGACTGATCCAGATTATGCAGAGTTAGTAGTTATCGGTTCTATCCTTGAACATTTGCCAAAATATTGGGATGGAGTAATTGCTGGTGCTGGTAAACTGCATGAAAATACAAAATTGGACTTACCTTATGCAAAGATTTTGGCCTTACGTGGGCCATTAACTGCAAAAGGATTAAAGGGCAATTTTGTATTAGGTGATCCCGGTCTGCTTGCTGATGAGCTTGTCAAAATTGAAGATAAACAATATGACCTAGGACTTGTTCCGCATTGGACAGATAAAACCCTTGAAAAAAATCCTACCTTTCTAAAATACAACCCTAAGATAATTAGGGTATCAGACGATCCGCTGAAGGTAATAAGCGAGATAGGAAAATGTAAGAAAATTGTCAGTTCGTCTTTACATGGGATTGTTTTAGCTGATGCTTTTAATATCCCAAGACGAATTGAAATCTCACCAAGAATGTTAAGTCACTCCCACCAAGAGGGTGGATTGTTTAAATGGTTGGATTATAGCGCAAGCTTAGGTGTTAAGCTTGAAATTGGCGTGACCCAACTTATTGATAGAAACATTATAATAGACAAACAACATGAAATCTTTGACGTTTTTGAAGAGATTAAGAAAATTTTTACTAGGAGATAGGAGAAGAATATTTAGAAAAAGACCGAAAATAAGCATTATAATCCCTTTTTCTTCTACTGATCCTTGGAGACTAGCAGCCTTTCAGTGGCTAATGAGATACTGGAGAGCTGAACTTCCACAAGCAGAAATTGTTGTGGGACGCTCCAGAGGTAGAGTATTTTGTAAGGGTGAAGCCCTTAATGATGCTGTTAGAAAATCAAGAGGAAGGGTTATAGCTATCCTTGATGCTGATGCTTACCTGCCCGGTCACATAGTAGAATCATGTGCAGATAAGATATTAGAAAATCTTGACAAGCATTTATGGTTCGTTCCTTATCGTCATTTGTATCGTTTGAATAGATGTATAACTGAGGATATTTTAGCTTCAGTACCTGAATGTCCTGTACGCATTATATGTCATCCACAAGATCATATGTTAAGCGATCATAGGGATAAGAGCAGATATGGACACAGATATGGAGCTATGGCTATGATATTTCCAAGAGAAGCCTATGAAGCGATTGGCTGTTTTGACGAAAGATTTGTAGGATGGGGTGGTGAGGATGTAGCTTTGCTTAGAGCACTTGATACCTTGTACGGTAAACACAAGACTAAAAGAGGTTGTATCTTCCATCTATGGCATCCATTTGTAGGCCGTGATTATACGACTAGAATATGGGAAGGCCAGACTCACGCAAGAATAAATGAGAGACTTGCCAATGAATATCACAAGGCTACAAGGAATCCAACTATGATGCGAAACCTTGCAGATGAAGCAGTTAGATATAGAAAAATAAAAAATAGAGGAAGAATTTGGTAATTTCAGAAATTTTCCGTATATTTGCATTCGTTTTTTAATTAAACCTTATAAATTATGATTAACCTATTAATTGGTGCTGTTATTGGTGCTTTCTTTAAAGAACCCATCATCGACGCATTGACTTGGGTATTTACAAAAGTAAAAGAACTATTCCAGAAATCAAAATGAAAAATTGCTTATCATATTCCAGTCTGTATTATCTCAGTGAACTGAGAGCTGGAAGTGGTATGTAAAGATGTTTTATCCTACGGGATTTAACTTGACCCTCCAGCTAAAAACTGGGGGGTTTTCTTTTTTATACCTGTATGGCGCAATTGGGAGACGCAATAGTTTCAAAAACTATAAGGTGTGGGTTCGAGACCCTCTACAGGTACAAGCCGATGTGGTGCAATTGGGAGACACAACTGCCTTAGAAGCAGTACTGCGCAGGTTCGACCCCTGTCATCGGCACTAACCCTCTGTGGCGCAATTGGGAGACGCAGCAGACTTAAAATCTGTATAGTGCTGGTTCGAGACCAGTCAGAGGGACATTCGGTGGGACGCATTAGAGAGGGCTTATTGGTCTTGAAAACCATGAAGGTGTAACAGCTGTGCAGGTTCGAATCCTGTTCCCACCGCCAACCGGAGAGCTGCTAGAGTGGTCAATTAGAGCAGTTTGCTAAACTGTGGTCGAGAAATCGGCCCATTGGTTCGAATCCAATGCTCTCCGCTATATGGGGTAGAATCAGGGCAATGGTAACGTCTGTAAAACGCAAACCCGAAGTTTCGAGTACTTCCTGCCCCACAATAATCAATTTTTGTTAAAATCCCAAAATAAATTTGGTGATTTCAAAAAATTGTCGTAAGTTTGTTCTCGAATCTGAAATGCGTATATCGCAGGTTATGCCGATAGGTGAAATAAGTAGGATTCCTCTTTTAAAATGATAAAGTTTCAACATACACGTTTTTGGTTTACCCAACCCACAGGGATAGGGCTAACTATGCGTGATGGTGATACACTTAGATAAGTGAACTTTAAATCTGCATAAATTGTTAGCCCTCGATTCTTCGAGGGTTTTTTGTTATCGGGATGTACGGAAGTCAGGTTGTTCCGACGTGGTCTGGAGCCATGAATGCGCTGGTTCGAATCCAGCCATCCCGACGAGAGCTGACGGAAAAGCTCAATAAACACCGTCAAATGCCTCATGTAGCTTAAGAAGGTAAAGCTCCTGTCTTGTAAACAGAGGAGTGTCAGATCGTGGCTGACCAGAGGCTCTTGGTAGAACAAATTTGGTATTACCAAAAATTTTTCGTATATTTGTATTATGGATATATGTAAAATTTGTAAAAGAGAATTTAGACAGCTTCAATTACGTCATAGAACACGCTGTCATTCATGTAATACCAAAATAAGAAGATATAGAAATAAGATTAAAGCTATAAATCTTCTTGGCGGAAAATGTGTAAAATGTGGATATAATCATCCCGGTGCTTTGGAATTTCATCATAAAGATGAATCTACAAAAAGTTTTAACATAGGGAATGTATCTCATAAGTCTTGGAAAATCTTGTTGGAAGAAATAAACAAATGTGAATTATTATGTGCTAATTGTCATAGATTAGAACATACTACTAGATATGAGCAAGACTTTTTAAAATATGTGGATGTAGCTGATATGGTATAGCGGCGGATTGAAGCTCCGTGACTTGAAGTAAGTTCGATTCTTATCATCCACACACTCCCCTTTAGTGTAATGCAGCACAGAAGCCTTTGAAGCTTCTAAGTGGCAGTTCGAGTCTGTCGAGGGGAACACTGCCTTGTAGTGTAGCGGTCAAACATTTCTGTCTCTGAAACAGACGACTTACGTTCGAATCGTAACAAGGCAACATATGGTGGCTATAGCTTAAACGGTTAAAGTATCTGCCTGTGACGCAGAGGAGTATCGGTTCGATCCCGATTAGTCACCCACGCCAGTCTTTTAGGTTCGAATCCTAACTCGTTCTAACCCAACGGGTAATTTAATTGGAGAAAATGCTGGTGATCTTGCTCCCTTAGCATAATGGATGAGTGCTTCTGGCTACGAACCAGAGTTGTGTGTCTGTTCGAATCAGACAGGGAGTTCTAAACGTGTGTGTAGCTCAACTGGTAGAGCAGCGGTCTCCAAAACCGAAGGTTGTGGGTTCGATTCCTTCCATGCACGCAATCGTTATAATATTGTTAAAGCTGATTATCAAGTCCTTATGGATTTGGTAAGTTCAGCTTTTTTTATTATATTTGCTTCAGAATCAATTAATAAAAACCAACTAATGCAGCTCGTTAAAGTTGTAAAGAAAACTAAATCGAAGATCGAGCAGGCTAAGACTTTGCTTAAGATTTTTTGCCTTTTATCAGAAATTAAACTTTCTGAATCGGAGTTGACTGTTCTTGCCTATTTTTTAGTATATAAGATTACGCAAGAGACCAAAGACCTCATTATTAAAAGCGAAATATTTAATGAAGACTCTCTAAAGAATGCAATATCTAAGCTAAGTAGAGTAGGTTTAATAAAGAAGTCAGCAGGTAGAAGAAAGGAATATTTGATTAACGAGAATATAAATCTAACTCTCGATGTAAAAGTTGGGATGTTGATACAGATAGATAATAGTTAATGAAAACGCCTGATTACTTTAATAAAGCAACGGCAGAAAAATTAGGCAAGGACTTGAAGATTGTTAAAGAGGTTAATGCCTATTTCTGGAAAAATGGTGTGAAGAGAAATCTATCTGAAGCCAATTATAACGCTATCTTTATAAAAAACTTTGGAACGATTGCTGTAAGTAGACATAAACTTAGAAAGGAAATAAAAGTAATTATAAAGAATATAAGGACTTTAGATAATATTTACAAACCAGATGTGAGAGAAGAGACTAGGATAAGATTATATACAAAATTAAAAAGATTATTAGAACGTAGAAACGAGATAGCTAATTCGTATTTTACACATAAAAGAAAATGGAGTAAAGCCAAAATATGAGCGCCTTTTTGGAATACTTGAAACTTATACCGAAAGCCGTAAAGGATGGAGATAAAATAGTTGAAGGTCAGATTAATTTGGTGAAGATGAAGTTTGGAACTTTGCCAGAAGATGAACAGAATGAAATTATTAGACGTAGAGTTATATGTTCCGTTTGTCCTTTTTCAAGCAGTAATGCAGCAGCTAATCCGGCTATAAATTATAAAACAGATAGATTTGATGAACATTGCATACACTGTGGCTGTACATTAGATAGAAAAACAGCAGCATTATCTGAAAAATGTGGACTAGAAATTTACAATAAAAAACACCCCAATGAACAAATTCCTTTGAAATGGGATGTTTACAAAAAAGAACAAAATGACAACAAAACCAATTGACAAGAGAAAGAAGCAGATTGAGGAACAAGTGTTTTATAACATTATGAAGATTGTTCAGGAATATCCTCAATACTCTATTGCTCAACATATTCTCCATGTCTTTAGAAGAAAAGGTGACGTACAAGACCCGTATTTCTGGTCTGATGAGAAACTACTAAAGAAATTTGAAGATTATAAAGATGAGCTTGACCGTGAATTAACATCAACGGAATTAGAAGAAACTACAAATTAATGGAGATATATGAGTTCGAGGTTAACTATCACGCTTGCGTGTGTGTTGCCATTGGAGGACATATTGATGACTTTAAGAAGTTCTTGAGAGAAAGATACAATGGTCGTATACCATCCTTATGGAGTTGGGACAAAAGAGTATATGTAAAGGATATGCACAGTACAGATGGTTACTCTGTATATGTTAATTATAATCCCCCCAAACACGATGAAGTCTATTATATGTGGGTGGAAGATAAAAATAAACACCTGTTCCATGAGATAACGCATACCACAGGTAATATAATGTTTGTAAGAGGTTATGGATATAATTATGGTTCAGAAGAAAATTGGGCTTACATGAATCAAGAAATTGTTGATAAACTTCAAGAATTAATGAATGCGGATAGAAATTGATTATAAAATAGGGCAACCAGTCTATATCAGGCATGATCCTGAACAGGTTGAGTATAGGCTCAATAGAATAATTATTGAGCAGAAAGGATTACTTTCTCTTGAAATATTGGGTGCTGATGGTGAAGCTTTTGAGATTTATGAGATTCACTGTAGCAAGGAAAGAGATGTATTAAGAACAATGAAAAATTACGAAGATTAATGGCGAAACAAACCAACTTTATACTTGAAGACCTTGATTGGTTAGAAGCAAAACTCAACGACATGAGAGCTTATGTTGATAACCATCCTTTTGAAACTTTAGTGGACAGAACGGAAATTGTAATGTCCGCAAAAGGTACACCTGTTATTAAAATCACTGCAAACATTGAAGCTCAAAATCGTGAATTAAGAGCAATGTTAAAAGATTATCTGTCTTGGTTGCCTGAGATAAATCGCCTCAGAGCAGAACGTGCTGATGCCCAGATGGAGATACGTGGTGGAGGAGATGTTCCGGGCATGATGAAAAACCGATAAGCATGAGTATAATTACCAACCCTCAGATGTTCTTAAATGTTAAGGACGTTCCTACTGCTGATTCTGAGGAGTATGTTCCCTTTTTTGAAAATGAATTGGAGAAGATTAGATACGGCTTAACCATTGATGGAGTTTACATTCATGGTTGGTTGTATTGGCATTTAAACCATTGGAACATCTATCTTGATGAACCTGATCCTAGAAACCCAAACGATGAAATTCGTGTATGGAGAAAGCCACACTTTAGAGATAATGAATGGCTTATAGCTCAATATATCAAATTAGCCGAGGAAGAAAAGAAAGGACTTCTACTATTTGGTACTCGTAGGTTTGCCAAATCAGACTTTGAAGCCTCATGGGTTGGTAGAGGAGCTACAATATATCAGGGTTCAGAAAGCGTAATTAGCTCTACAAATGAAGCCGATATTAAAGTGTTGGCCTCTAAACTTGATAAAGGATTAGCCTCATTACATCCCTATTTTAGATTCGGACGTCTTCAGGATGACTGGCGTAAGGAAGTTTCGCTTGGTGTTAAAGAAAGAAAAACAGGTGGACGAAGAATAGAATGGTCTAAGATTTGGATAAGAAACTTAGATGAAGGTAAGAATACAGAAGCCATTGCGGGTACTACTCCTAAGATATTAGTAATAGATGAGGTGGGTAAAGCACCGTTCCTAGAAGCTTACGAAGCTGCTAAACCGGGTTTTACTACATCCAGAGGATGGCGTTGCGTGCCTATACTTACAGGTACAGGTGGTCTATTTGAACCTAATTCTGATGCTGAAAAGGTATTTAAAAACCCTGATGCACATAACTTTGTAGCTGTCGAGATACCCGGAAAGGCCAAGAAGTATGGAGTTTTCTTGTCTGGTAAATACAGAATGGAAGCTAAAAAGGAAGTAAAGTTTAGTGATTTCATTCAAAGAGAATCAGGAATTTTGATTCCAGAGGACAGTGAACTAAACAGTTTGACATTCTATGAGAGCGATGAAGAACTAGCCAAGAAGATAACTGACGATGAAGTAAAGAAACTTGAGAAAGCGAATGACCCCAGAGCTGCTCTTAAAGGTCGAATGTATTATCCATTTGATCCAGATGATTGCTTTTTGAGCGATGAAGTAAATGATTTCCCTATTGAAGCTATCAGAAATCATCTTTTATATCTGGATGAACTTGAGAAAAAGCAGGGATTTGTAGGCATTCCAGTTGAACTTTATAGGAACGTAGATAATACAATTGGTTGGAAAACAGATATTAAGCGTAGGGAAATACTGGATTTTCCAGTAAAACCTGAAACTATGAAGGATGCTCCTATAATGATATATGAGCCTCCAGTAGAAAATCCTCCTCACTTTCTTTATATAGCTGGATGTGACCCTTATAACCAGAACGTTTCTGCCACATCTCCTTCATTAGGAACTCTTTATATCTATAAAAGAATGTACGATCCTGTTAAAGGTACATTCCAAAACATGATTGTAGCATCTTTCGCTTCCCGTCCACAACTGATGAAGGAATGGAATAGACAGGCTGAGATGCTAATCGAGCTTTACAACGCTACCTGTATGATTGAAAATATGGGTACGAACTTTATCGACTATTTAGATGGTAAAAACAAAGCTCATCTTCTTGCTGATGGTTATAATCTGCTTGTAGAAATAGCTCCTAATACAGGAATCAATGTCCGTCCAAAAGGTTTGCCAGCCGTTCCAAGAGTCATAAATCACTGTATGCGACTGTTTTATGATTACTGTTTGGAAGAGATAATAGGATTTGATGAAAGAGGAGTTGAGATTAAGAAGCTTGGTGTTACTAGAATTAGAGATAGGATGCTTCTTACCGAAATGTTAAACTATAGTGAAGACCAGAACGTTGACCGTATTGTAGCTTTTAGACATGTGTTAGCGTATGATTCACACCTTTTAAAGACTGCACCAATAGTTAAAGTTAAAGAGTCAGAAGGCTTCGAACCACCTAAGAAACAATCAGTTAGATCACCTTTTACCCGCCCGCACGGAAGTCCATTCTCAGGAAACAGGAGAGTTTTTTAATTAAAACCGATTACTCATTTCCACAAGTCATTAAGTTTCATTATATTTGTGCTTCTACATTTAGACGCTAATGTATCCTTTTCATAACGCCTTTTATACATCTTCGACAATAGCTAATCTTCCTCCTCAGATGATCTCCAAAAGAGATAAGACTGAGGAATGGGGGAAAGCTAATTTGGACTCATTAGAGTCTGTGGCCAGAAGTCAGTTCCAGCAGAATCTTCGTTTTATAGAAAATTATGAAATGATTAAGGGTAAGTTTATTCCTAATCATTATTATGAAAGCGAAGGTTATCAAGACTTACTCACACAACTTCAGAAAGAGTTCGAAATACCTTCTTATCTACGTCATTACGACATTGCTTCACAGATCATTAACACTATGAGTGGAGAATATCAGGCTCGTCCAGATACATTCCATGTCAGAGCTATGGATGAAAAGACTGATAATGAATATGTTAGAAAGCAAACTGAACTCCTACAAAAATACGTATTTAGCCAGATAGAAGCAGAAATAGCTCAGAAGATGCTTGAACTTGGGTTAGACCCAGACAAGCAGGACTTCAATTCTCCTGAAGAGCAACAGCAATATCAACAAACAATCGCTCAGGCTAAACAACAACTCTCTCCTCCAGCCATTAAGGAATATCTAAAAACAGATTGGTACACAGCCGCAGAACTCTGGGGTCAACATCAACTTGAACTTGACAGACATCGCTTTAAATTTAAAGAAAAAGAAAAGCGTGAGTTTGAAGACATGTTGATTGTGGACAGATGTTTTAGACACTTCTATCTTACAGGCAGTGGTTATAATCAAGAAACTTGGAACCCGGTTAATACATTCTTCCACAAATCTCCAGACATTGAATATGTTGAAGATGGGGATTATGTAGGCCGTTTGTTCTATTTGACTATTCCAGCTATTATAGATAGATATGGATTCTTAATGACAAGAGAACAGATAGAATCTATACAACAGGATATTCCAAAAGATGATAAGAGATGGAAATATGCTGCTGGTACAAGCTACGTATTTGATAATTACTTGATGCCTTTCAAGGATTATCCAGCTTACGATATGCTTAGACAGACCAGCACAATGCCCGGTTCGAGCAATATACCTTATCTGGACAGCAATTTCTTCTCATCATTATATAGTGGTAGATTCTTTAATGAACAAAAAGGTATCTTCCTTGTTATGGAAGCTTACTGGAAGAGCCAAAGAAAGATAGGCAAAGTAACTTATATTGATCCTACAACTGGCTTGAAAGTAAAAACTTATATAGATGAAGATGTAGTGATACCAAAAGGTTTCAAACAATTAGATTCCAGTTTTGAAGATGATAGTGATGAACCCAATACCGTAGTTTGGACTTGGGTAAACGAAGTTTGGAAAGGTATTAAAATATGTACCAAGAGTGCCAGCGGCCTATCAAAAGACCTTTATATAAACGTTAAGCCTAACGAATTTCAATTCAAGGGTGACATTAATATATATGAAGCTAAACTTCCCGTATGCGGGCAGGTATTCTCGATTCGTAACTCTCAAAGCATGAGCCTTGTGGATATGATTAAACCATTCCAGATTGGCTACAATGTTGCTGTAAATCAGGCTTATCAAGAAATGCAGAAAGATGTTGGTAAGTTTATAGTTATGGGACAAAGCATGTTCTCTGATCTTAAAGATTGGGGAGGTTCAAATGCTTACGAAAAATTTATGTTGATCGCCAAGGAATTAGGTGTTACAGTAATTGATGATGGCCCTACTAGCAAAATGGGGCATGGTGGTCAATATCCAAAAGAAATAGATTTAGATGCCTCAGCTCGTATTATCTCTCGTCTTAAAATCGCTGAAACATTTGAAGCGTTCGCTCTTAAACAAGTCGGATTTAACGAATACCGTCTTGGACAGCAAGCTTCAACCGCAACAGCAACAGGTATTAAACAAGGAGAACAAAGATCATTCGCCCAAACAGAGTCCTACTTTACGAATTTCTCTAATTATCTGAGACGTTGTCATAAGATGGATTTGGATATAGCTCAGTTCGTACAATCAGCTCAGAGGGATATTACTGTATCTTACGTTAAGTCAGATATGAGTAGAGCCTTCATAAAGTTGCTTGGAACTGATTTATTGTTAAGTGACTTACATGTTTACGTATCTGATTCTCAGGAAGAAATACGTCAACTTGAAATGATTCGCCAGTTAGCTATGTCAAATAATACAATGAACTCTTCGTTCGCTGATTTGGCACAGGCTATAACTTCCAACTCTCCTTCTGAAATTATGCGTTATCTGAAGGAAGCTGATGAAACTCGTCAACAGCAAATTGCTCAACAATTCCAGCTTGAAGAAAAGAAAGCAGAGGAAGAAAGACAATTCAGACTTGGTGAACTTCAGCTTAAACATCAGGAATTCGAAGAAGAATGGGGTGAAGGTGGAACTCGTGAAAGAATTGCTTACATGACTACGTTCAATCGTCAGCAAAATAATCTTGCAGATAATAATGCTGACCAAGTTCCAGATGTTCTTGAATATGAAAAACTCAATCAACAGGCTAATGCAGATTCTGATAAAGCAGATGCTCAGCGTGAAAAGAATGACATCGAAAGACAGAAAGCAGTGGCTGACCATGAGTATAATATGAAGAAGCTGGATATTGACAAACGTAAAATTGATGCTAATCTTAAAATAGAATCTCAACAGCTTGAAAGCGTGAAAGTTCTAAAAGGTCAGCAGAATAAGGCTCCGGCCAAGCCACCGAAAAAGAAATCGAAGTAATTATGCTATATATGCAGCAAACTTTTAGACTATTTTTGTAATCGGAAATAATTATATAAGTTTGCATTTGAAAATCAAGTAACTAAAAACCAATCGTAATAATATGTTAACAGATTTAACAACTTCTGTTACTACTATCTCTCCCGAACAACTTGATGCTCTTTTCGAAGGAACTCCTGAAGGGACACCTTCAGCTGATGATCTGAAAATAGGAAAAGAGGAAAAGAAAGTAGAAACTCAGACTAACTTTGACAAAATAGATTTGGAAGCAATGGATAAAGCTGCCGAAGAGTCTAAGAATGAAGAAGTTAAGAAAGAGGAAGAGAAGAAAGTAGAAGCAAAAACAGAAGAGAAAAAAGAAGATAAGGTAGTCATTCCTGATGCAACAAAAGCTGAGGAAGAAAAGAAGGATGAGACTAAAACTGATGAAGTTAAAGCCGATCCTGCCTTATTGAAAAGTAATGTTGACTATTTAGTTAAGAAAGGTATTTTCAAGGATTTCGAAGGTCGTGAAGAATTAGAAATGACTGAAGAAATTTATGCCGAACTTCTTGAAGCTCAAGTAAATAGAGCAATCGAAGAACGTTATGAATTGAAAAAGTCTTCGGCTGGTGAAGAAGGAAAAGCAATACTTGATTTCCTAGAAAATGGTGGAGACCCCGACGTTATAGTTGATCTCTTCAAAGAAAAGAAAGAAATAGCTCAATTCGATACATCTACAGAAGATGCTCAAAAAGAGCTAATTACAAAATATTATAGAGAAGTTTTAGGCTGGAAACCTGACAGGATTAAAAGACAATTAGACTTTTTAGTTACTCAGGAAGATGCAGTTAAAAACGAATCTACAGACATTAAAGAAAAGTATGACCAATACTTCGAACAGCAAAAAGCTAACTTGCAAAGACAACAAGAATTGTACGTGCAGCAAGAAGCTCAAAAACAAAAAGCTTTCGAAAGTTCTATCAGAACTGCGATTAAGGATTACACAGCAGACGACAGGTTAAGACAAAATCTTGATGCTGCTCTATTCAAAGTTAGAACTCTTGCAGATGGTACAAAAGTCAATGACTTTTATTTGAAATTTGCAGAATGGCAAAACGATCCTAAGAAATACATTGAGTTAGCAGAATTCATTACAGATCATGAAAATTATTTGAAACGTAAAGAAACCGCAGCTCAAAATAAAGCAGTTGAAAAAAGTTTTAAATTTCTCAAAGGTAATCAAACTTTAAGTAAAACTAAAGGAAGTGAACATACTGAACGTAAAGATGACGAAGAGTATAAAGGCACAAACTTTAGCGTAATATTCAAACAATAAATTTACAATAGAAAATGACAGATTTTAAAGTTCCAAGTTTATTTTCCCTAAATAACTCGGTTATAGTTGGTCAAACTAAGTTTGATCCTAAGAGATTTACCGACTTGAACTTTCTGTATAATGCGTATAGCAAAGACTCATTTACAGTTTATAAGGGATTACTAGCTTTATGGAATCAACGTAGCATAATCAATACTCCATTGATTAACATGACATTGCTTAAAAACAACGTTATGTATCTTCCGAATGTTGAACAACGCTTCCGTTGTAGTGTTCCTTACGAAGTTGGTCTTCCGTTTATAGTAGAAGATTTAAGTGGTACAACTGAAAAACCCGGTCTTGATGGTCAAACCTTCCAGATCAAAATGTCTAAGGACAGCGGGTTCACAAATACAGATCGTATCGTTGCCGACCTTCGTGATGGTATCGAACTTTACATTTCTGGTGAAGAAATTGACGAACAATCAGATGGTGATGTTTTCACTGTTCAGATCGTTTCGCACAATCGTAAAGGTACTTACTATCCAAAAGCTTGGCTTGCTCCCGGTACTCAGTACATTAAGCTTGCTAACTCAGTTGGTGAATACGACGTTCAGAAATCAGGTGTTACTACTACAAGCGGCTTCTTGCAGCTTGAATGGGAACTTGGTACTGGTGAACGTTCAGTAACTCACTGGATTACAGGATATGCTGATATGGCGAGAATTGACGAATCTAAGAATCCTCAATTAGCGTTTATCAATCAGCGTCTTGAAGGTATGGGTTCTACTACTGTCTATATGAACAAAGACAGCAAAGGAAATCCTCTTCCTCAGACAATCTCTTGGCAGCCAACAATCGAACTTTTGCTTCGTGCAGAAATGGAAACGATGACTGAAAAGGATTTGATGTGGGCTAAGGGTGGTTTCGTAGAAGGTACAGGACGTAGAAAAGTAAGAGTTGGAGTTGGTCTTTATGAACAACTTCGTAACGGTAACAGATACGTTTACAATAAGATCAGTCTTAAGTTAATCGAAACAGCCGTTGCTAATCTTTACTCTAAGTCAGGAGTTCCATTGGAACAGCGTCATACTAAGATTATGACTGGTACAGGTGGAATGATCCAAATCTCTAAGGAACTTGAAGAAAGATACAAACAAGTTATTCCATTCCTTACAAATACAGGTGATGTTCCGGGTAAGGTGTTGTTCGGTTCAGATGAAATGAATCTTGGATTCGGATACAGATTTACTCAGCTTAGATCGCCTATTGCAGGTATGATTGAATTTGAAATCAATCCTGCTCTTGACAATGTTTACAACAACCGTGTACAGGATGGTTTGATCGGTGAATACCCAATCGAATCTTACACTTACATGATTATGGACGTTACAGATGCTAAGTCAACTAACGCCGCAGCTCGTGTAGACAATGTTAAGTACCGTGTAGAAAACGGATTCAACAGTAACGCTAACATAGTAATGGTTAAACCAGAAAACTATGGTGATCTTTACTGGGGTTACATTCAGGGTACACACTCACCAACAGGTGCTTCAGGAATGAAGGGTATGTTCTCTGCAAACCATTTCAATGGTTATCAAATCTGGATGAAGAGCTTTGCGAATCTCTGGGTTAAAGACGTAACTCGTACGTTGATTATAGAAAAGGCACGTCCTCAGTTTACTGGTGTAGTGTTCTAATATATAGGAGCTTGGGTGACTAATAAGCTCCCCTCATTAGGGTAAATAAGCACAAATTTTAAACCAACAAACAAAATGAAATACGACAAAGTACTCATTAAGCAAATTCCCGACGAGTACGCAGTCTACACAGGATTGCACAAGTACGGGAGAAGCAAGATGCCTCAGACAGTAGAAGGATTACAAGCTGCTGAATATGGGGGAAGAGCAATTACAGGACTAGACGATGAAGCTGTTTCTGTAAACTCAATTAAAGACCCTGAAGTAAGGGAAGCTACTAAAAAAGAGCTTATCGCAATCAGAACAGACCTCGAAAGACTTTTACAAAAAGATTTAAGTGCTACGAGTGATTTCTGGGAAACCTTTACCGTGAGTATCAGCAGTGATTCGGACTTGACTTTGATTAAGACCAATCCTATACATGTCGTAATGTATCATATGTTGATCGCAAATGGCTACGCTGCCCCTGATAAAGATGCAGCTTCAAGACCTGAATATAGATTTGCTAAATATTACTGTCATGTGACAGATAAAGTTCAGGAAGAAGAAGCAACGGCTAGACTTGCGAAAGATAGAATTAAAGCAAAATTGGTTGCTTTGTATGATGAACCCGAAAGGCTGTTATTGATAGGTAACTACTTGGAAGGTGATAAGTACAAAAAAGGAATGAGCGCTAAGACGTTGTACAATATGCTTTCAACGTTTATCGAAAATTCTAAGGAACCAAATAATATAAGATTATTTGCTAAGTCATTGGAACTGAGTGTAGAAGATTTGCAGTACAAAATTACAATTGACAGAGCAATTAAGAAAAAAATAGTTAAATACAAATCTGGCTACTATCAACTTGGAGAAGTAACTTTAGGTAAAACTCCAACTGATGTATATGAAAACTTGAAAAAGCCTGAATTCTTCTCAGAATTTGTAGCGATTCAAGACCAGATTGAAGAAATAGTTTAATGACATCGCTAGAAGCCTATCAAAATTTATTGCTAAAAATCAATAAAAACGATTCTAATTCTAACGTAAATATTCCAAAAGGCCAGTTTGTATTAATATTTAATGAACAAGTTGCCAAATGGACGTGTGAAAAAGTACAGAAGAAGTTAAGCAGCGAAGAATTAGATGAGTTAAACGATATTTTAGAAGACGAGATAGAGCTTGAAAAGATAAGTTCTAATCGGAACTACGACTATTTTACAATTCCAGATAATTTTTATAAAGTTTCCAGTTCGTATTCAATAGCAACTAGAGATGGTTGTGAAAGAATTTTAACAAATTGGAATCTAAAGAGTCCTGACATTAGAGTGATATTAAATGATGAGAATAGTAATCCATCATTTGATTTTGAAGAAACTCCAATGTTTATTACACAAGGTAGAGCTAAGGTATATTTTTCTGATTTCAAAATTGAAAAAGTCTTCCTTTCTTACTATCGAGTTCCCTCAGCTATTGACTTAGAGGGATATATAAAACCCGATGGGACTCCATCAAAAAATATTGATCCCGATATTTCTGAGGCTAATGTGAACGAAATTGTCACAAGATGTGCCGCAGATATAATGAGAAATAATTTCAACGCGGAAGGAGTACAATTACAAAAAGACAGAATTCCTTTCGAAAATTAAAATTTTACAAATAAACCCCATTTTTTAACATGGCTATTCAATCGTATAAGAAGACGTTCGTTTCGAACAGTTCTACTTTACTCGCATCTGGAGCAACCGTGGAGAACATAGCTGTAGCTCAAGTTGGTATCTTAGATGGTATCACTAATGTTGCTACAACTGCTCCCACATATGCGAAAAATAAAGCTCTTAAATTTGTTTGGGGGACTCCTGATCTCTCTTACCTTTTGACAAATTCTGGAGTACCTAATCAAAATGATTATTCTAAACTTGTCAGAGGTAAAGCAATTACAAGTTTCAAAGGCGTAAAAGCTAAAAGAGGTCAACAAGAAGTTGTAACAATTGGATGGAGTGGTGACACTTCTGATGAGAATACACTTTTTGCGGAACCCGGTGAAGTTAAGTGGTTATTCCTTAAATTAACTGGTGGCCCAATTGACAAGAAATTTTCTTTGCAAGGTGTAACTCGTCAGTACTCAGTATCTGCTGGTACTATTGATGACACCGATCCAATTGACACACGTATTCTTGCTGATGATTTGGTAAAACAAATCAATTCAGACAACTACATTAATACGTTCGTTAAGGCTGGTGCATTGTATTTCCCTTCATCAACTCCGGGTGGAGCTGACACAGATTACGAATTCTTGTTAAGAGTTTGTGATACTCGTGACAACGCTGCTTTGGGTAATGTTCAGTCACAGTATCCTAATGATACTGTAAAACGTATTTCTACTGAAGGTGCTAAGTCAGTTTATCAGATCGTTCGTGATACGAACAGTTTGCCAACTGCTTTCTCAACTGTAGATACTACGTTGATCCCTGATTGTGATGAATGTCCTACTGGATATACTTTCACTGATTATGGATTTGCTTACAAAGTTGTACGTGCAGACGCTGGTTCTGCTGGTAATTTGACTACATTAAAGTCAGATTATGGTATCTCTACTTCAACTGAACTTGGTAGTAGAGTACTTTACGAAAGCGGTGTTTCTACTTACATTATCGTAGCTGATGCTACAATTAGTGCAGCCGTAGGAACAGACGTGCTTACCTTCTTAGGTGATGCTCGTGCAGCTTGCGTACTTTCAAGCACTTCAACTGTAGGTTGGCAGTCAGGTGATACATTCACTACTTACACTAAGGATTACACGCTTACTATAGCTGACGATCATTGTGGTGATGACAGATTAACTGATATTCAGGCAGCTTTCCCAAGCTTGTCAGTATCATTGGTTGCTGAATCAAGCGGTGAGTGTGTTCACACTTATTCAACAAGTGTTAAGTCTAATCGTGTACAACTCGGTTGTTCGATAGATCAAATTAAGTGGAACAAACCACAGGCATTTGAAGGTGTAGAATGGGATGAAGTTCCCGGTTCGTTCGATGGTACTCAGTACAAAGTCGGTGTTAGAATCGAGGCTACTTTCGTTCCTTACGTTACTGATAATAACGAAACCTTCGGTTACTTCCCTGCTTACGAACAACAAGCGGTTCATATTCAGGCTTCTGAATTCGATCCTAACTACAACAACGCTCCTGAAAGCGAAGTATCTCATTGGGTTATTAGAAAAATCCAAGGATTTGAACAAGCAATCGGAAGTGGTATAGGAGTTAGAGTATTTGAAAAAGAATCTCTAAGCTACGAATTGAGAGAACGTTCATTCGACCCTGTCGTAAGACAAATCGAGAACTATCAGTTCCAAGCTCAGGTTGACAAATACTACGACGAATACATCCTAGGATTTGACTTCGACTACAAAGTAGGTGGTTTCGCAGATAGATATACAGACGCTTACAAGTTGCATGTGTTCTTCCCAGAAGGACAAGGTAAAAACTTCGAAGCTGCAATCAATGGTTATCTTTCTTCTGTTAGCGTAAACATTGACCCTGTAGTATTATAATAAACTCGAATATTTAAAATAAGGCGTAAGCGGGCATTCAAAGGCTTGCCTGCGCCTTTTTAATTGAATCATATGGCTCAAATATCACCATTAGAATTTTTTGTTAAATCGTTTATCAGAACTCATAGAAGAGGTACTGTTGAAACACATGAGATACAAGACTCAATCGACTTGATTGATTTGAAGCTTTCTAAGCCAGAATCTACTCAGTTAATTCTGCCTATTAGGTCTAAAGCAATTTTAACAAATGCTGTTCTTGGGTATCTTAATGATATTAGTAAACATAGATTTCGTACTTCGATAACGAGAGCGAAAGCACTCCTAGTAGCTTATAGAGGATGATCCAAGCTGTTACCCAATTATTGAAACTTGTAAATAATATCTTTTCCGTATTACCTCGAAAACAAATCGAGAAAGTAGTAGGGATATATGACTCTATGCACAAACTGATGGAAGAGACCAGTGTAGAAAGGATGCTCATTTTAAAAACTCACAATGGAGGAGGACTTATAAAACCGAGCACACCCCTTTATATAAGTGCTTTGTATGAAGATTATACTACTCCTTTGGACAGCGTTAAATCTGATATTCAGAATGTACTATTGGATGAAGAGTTTATAAGAATGATGCTAGAACTCTGCAAATTCAAAGTATATAGAAGCTACACAAAGGAGATAAAATCAGATTTTTTAAGGGAATTTTTAGAAGGCGATAATATAACATTTATCGAATTAAGATTTATAAAGGAAGATAGGAAAAATCTATATATTGCTTCTTTTGTAACAACAAACCCTGAGCAAGATTTTGACACACCAGTTCAGCAAACGGCAATAACGATAGCGGTAAATAAATTAAGAAATAATATAGGATGAGCACTAAGAAATTTTGGGCAAGGGTTGTAGATTCTAAAGATGCACTTTCAGCAAAGAGGCTTGTAACTTTGATAGTTTCAGCTCACTTTATTGTAACATCTTTTGTAATCCTGTACCTAATATCCTACATGATATTTTATGTACCAAAAGGTAGAACCGATCCTATGTTACTTAATCTGCTGAATGGTATAATTGAAAAAGATTCATATATAATACTTGCTGGTTTAGGATTTATTACGTCTGATAACTTGTTCACTTTAATGCTTGAAAAGGCTAAAGCCAAAGCAAATGCAGACATCCTATCACCAACCCCTGTGAAGGCTGAGAAGATAGAAAATGTGAATGTTGTTAAAGAAACGCCAAAACCAGATAATCCTGACGCATGAGAATCTCAGATGATGGAATGGATTTCTTAATACAGGAAGAAGGTGTTGTTCTTCATCCTTATAAGGATAGCGCAGGAGTACCAACCATAGGAATAGGTAGTACTGTTTATCCAAATGGGAATCATGTGACAATGTCTGATCCTCCGATTACTCTGGAATACGCTAAAGAGATTTGTGAATTTCATTTACAGAAAAGAGTATATCCTCATGTTCAAAAAGTGACTATTCCTTTAAAACAAAATCAGATTGATGCTCTTTGTTCCTTCATTTATAATATAGGAGGACAGTCGTTCGATAGTTCAACATTACTTAAAAAAATTAACTCTGGTGCGCCTTGTTCTGAGATAACAGCACAATTTCTTAGATGGAAAAATGCTGGTGGACAACCGATTTTATTAGCAAGACGAAAGAGAGAATCCGCTTTATACTGTAATTAATATGTCTTTAGGTCTTAGAAAAAATACTTTAGATTTCGAAATATTTCCAAACAGTAATCCTAAAACGATGCTCTTTGTGGACGCTTCTGACTATTTAGAAGAACACCCAGAAAGACCATTACTTGAAATTACTCCTCCGGGATATTCAAAATACTTTCTTGTTAATATCGTCGCAAGAAAGGTTAATATTTTAAATGCGTCAAATATAGGGTTAAATGTAACATTGAAGACCTCTAAATTAACGGATTTAATAGACGGTGTTTATACCTTGAAATATAAGGTATGTCCTTACGACAAAGCATATATTCAGAAGTATCATTTAAGAACAACCATTCTTGAATGTAATATGAGAAAAATATATGATTTCCTAGACGATGCTGAATGCGACGTTAAAGGTGATACTAAGCTAAGACAAGAAATTGTTGACATTATGCTTTTGATAGCAAAAGGTAAAGCTGAGGCTGAGGAAGGAAAACCAAGCAGAGCATCTGATTCTTATCAAAAAGCACAAACTAAGGTAAACAAGCTTATTGATAAATTAGAAGGAAGGTGTAACAATGTCGTGCCCTGTTTGTAATCAGAAGATAATTAATGTACCAGTAGCCAATGTAGTCCCGCAGGCGTGTACGTACACTCTGGAACAAATGAATTCTTGGAAGGTTTTATTGGATTGTGCAAAGGAAAATAGACTTTTCCCTGAGAAAGAGATAAATGCTGGACTAGGAACTGTAGTTTCAGCAATAGGTAGGCCGGGCAATGTGTGTTACTTTCAGAACTATTTGAGGTTGATTGAGCCTTTAATAAATAAAATAATAGCAACAGGTCAATGTCAATAAAACAAATAAATAGTAGAATAATAAATCTAGGTACACGATTGATGGCTTCAATCAAATACGAGATAGATTCCAAATATTCAGTTTTTGAATTCTTTAAATTGCGTACCGATAAGGCTGATGCAATAGAGAAAAAACTTAGAAAATTTTTAAATAATCAATGAGTAATAAAAAGTTTACATGTGGAGCAATGTGGCCTAGTGGATGTACAATCTTCACTGGTGAATTGCCTGCTTTTATTGATGCCAATTCTTTTACGTGCGATGCGAACCTAGATGAGTTACTCGAAAAGTATGGGGCTAAAATAGATGATATAGATGACGCTATTGATTTAACGTCTATAAATAAGGGATGTTTTGATTTTGATCCTGCAACTGATGTTGTTAAAGATTTTGTTCAAGAAAGTATTAATAAATTCTGTCAATTAAATACAGACTTTATTTCTCTCAGAAACGACTTTAACGCTCTTGATATAAGCTCTAAACTTATAAACATAGACCTTGGTAGTTTAACTCCAGTAGGTGATCCCTGTGCTGTTGCTGACCAGACTTATACCCTAATCTCTATCTTGAACTTGTTGGTAGCAGAAATAATTTCATTAAAAGAACAAATATAATAAAATGTCTTGCACTCCTATTCATAGTGACGATTGCGGTTGCTCTTCTTGCTGTGGCGGATGCCCAGTTAACCTCGATATGTCTTGTGTATTTTATCACAAAGATAATAACAAGCTTACCGAACTTGATGGGCTTAACTTCTCAAACGGAGCTACTCTTGAAATAATTATTGAATCAATTGATGAAAAAATCAAGGATTTAAATGTGGTTGATTTTAATCTTCCATGTTTAAGGGTTGGTTATGTTATCAATACAATGGAACAATTTGCCGAAGCTGTAGATACTGAACTTTGTCTTATCAAAGATAGTATCACTGATTTGTCAGAAGAAGTTGGTGTTGAATTGACTGCTGTTGATAGCGCAACTATTGATTTTTCTACATCTGGAACTTTAGATCATACTTTAACTGGTTCTGTTAAACTTTCTGCAACATCAGGAAATAGATTAACTGAAGAACTTGACGGTATATACGTTGATGGTCAGATAATTAGTATAGATTACGACGCTAAAACTATTAGTATAAGCGATGGAAACACATTGAGTTTTGCATCTTTGATGTCAGGAACTCTTGGATTCTTGGGTAATCTTGCTAGTGATCCTTCTGCAATTGATGGTCAATACTGGTATAATACTTCAGGTAACGTGTTGAAAATAAAGGTAAACGGATTGGTTAAAACCATAACAACTTCATAATGTCGAATAAACCTTGTACTGATTGCGAACCTTTAAATGGGGGTAGTGTAGTAACTATTACTGATCCTCAGCAACCATACTGCGATCAGTGTGGTGATGATAGTGTTTGCAATGAAGAAATAGATGCGAAGTGTGTTAAATATCATTCAGATGATTGTAACGCACCAAGTAATCTTCAAAATATCGGGGCTGATAGCTGCGATAATTTAGAAGAGATTCTCGAAAAAATTGATGATTTAATCGGTAACAGTGCTAATATTTCAATCACTGCAACTGATACAGCTACTATAGATATTACAGCAAATGGCCCTGCTAATCATAATATTAAGGCCGATGTAATAATTTCCCCTGATGCTGGCAACATTACAGTTGCTCACGCTAATGGTATATTTACTCCAAATACTAATAATGGTAAAGTAAAGGTTGATGCAGATGACGCTCCTGCCTATCTTGAAACTCAAATATTGGGTGATTCCAATGATTGCGTTTCTATAAGTGTGCAGAAAAGAGATGGTATCTTATATATCAAACCTACAATTAACTTCGATTGTTTCTTACAGAAACTACAGACAGACCATTACGATACATTCTGTGATCTTATTCAGGGATGTAATTGCTTCCTTACTATCCAAAATCTTGGTTTTTCAATTGAGCAGGCATGTCCAGATGGATATGACTTGGTTAATGGTATTTGTCAACAAGTTCAAACTCAAGCAGCTACTCCGGGTGGACAGGAATATAACCTACAAGAAGTTACTAATGTCGTATGGAGCAAAGGTGGTTCTTTGGTTTTCAAGAATGGTTACAATCTTGATGGTACTGGGCCGGGTGCTACATATCCTGCTGACGTTGTCGCAGGTAATGATGTACAATTAACTACTCCAAATGTGTGGTTAAACGGTACTGTATCTCCTTTTGATGGAAATAATACTACTGGTTTAGGGCCAATGAACAGAACTGCTGTATGGAGCGATCCTTATAATGCAGATACTACATTCATTATTCCTGTATTAGTACCTTCAAGTAAGACTTATTACATTGGTTTGGGTGTTGATAACGTTGGTAGTATCACAGTTACAGCTCCTAATGGAAATGTAACAACTGTACTTGACCAAGATACTACTGCTGGTACTGCTTACTATTTAGGTTCTGGAACTTGGAATTTCGATTTCTGGAATATCTATCCTGTAACGCTTAGTGCTGGTCTAAACTTCATTGCTGTAAACGGTCACGATACAGGTATCGCTTTCGGTTTCGGTATTGAAATTTATGATGCTACAATAGCTCAGCTTCAGGCTGCTGCTTTAGACCCAACTTATCTTTCTGATCCGGGTTCATTCCCTCTTACAGATAATACATATTCAAATCTTACTCTTATATTCAGTTCTCGTTGTGCTAGACAAGGTGGTTCTATAACTGCCAATTCAGCAAGCTGTCCTGATAATACATGGACGCTTGATGTTACAACAGGTACTACACCTACATCTCCTTGTCAGGGAATTAATAACCCTGTATCAAACTGGACATGTAGAAAGGTATTTACTACAGCATTTACTGGCTATACTATTAATTTACAATGGGATAGAATTCCAGCCGCTCTTAATTATACAGTAGAGCAGAAGCTTGATTCTGATCCTGAAACTTCATATTCGTTAACGGTTGGTAGTCCTGTAGATAATCCTACAAGTGGGCCTGTTACATTAACAGTTTCCAATCTACCATCTAATGACATGGATTTTAGAGTTAGGGCTAATTTTGCAGATTGTTCTACAGAGTGGACTGTTGTTCACGCCTCTTAAACTTACTGGACAGTTTTGTTGGTTTTTAAATCCAGCCGGGGGAGTTTCGACCTCCCCCTTTTTTTTGTTTAACATTTATTTAATCATACTTATTAGGAAATATGCGGAATATTTCTTTACCTTTGTGTCGAATTTTTCTCACCAAATTATTTAAATGAGTAAAATACAAAATTATTTGCTGAAGCATCCAATAGATAGGAATTTACCTAATCCCTATGATGAAGCAGCAAAAACTCTTAAAGTTGATAAAGAACAGATCAGAAGTGCATGGAGGGAGTTACGTAGAAAAGGATTAGCTGAAGACTATGTTTCTGGTTTTATTGGTCATGTTGGTTCTGCTGGTGAACGTGTTATTACAGGCACAGCAGATACTTCTACGATTAAACTTGAGACAACTACAGAGGTTAAAAATGAAACAGACCTTGCTAAAGAATGCAATATTGATCTTTCAGATTGGAGCATAACTGGTTGGGAATGTAAACGTTATAATGCTTGGATTAAGAACAAGGAAGGCGAAATAGAGTCTCAGCCTAAGTATTCTGTATACGCTAAAATGAAGCGTAGAGATTCAGATACTGATCCTTTAAAGCAGAAAGAATTGATTCTCAAAGAGTTATTCGATTCTGCTCCAGAAATGGAAATTACTCCAATAAGGAATTCTTCAGACAAATCTACAGAAAGAGATACTCTTTATGAACTTTCTTTACCTGATATACACTTCGGCAAGCTCGCTTGGCGTGAGGAAACAGGGGAAGATTTTGATCTAAAGATAGCTTGCGCTAGATATAATGAAGCTATTGATGATCTTTTAACAAGAGTTAATCTTGATAAGATTGAGAAAATATTGTTCCCAATAGGGAATGATATGATAAACATTGACAATAATAACAATACAACCACTGCGGGAACTCCCCAACATGTGGACGTTAGATTCCCAAAGATCATACGTATTGTTAAAGAGTTGTTAATCAAGAACATAACTAGACTTGCTACCATAGCTCCTGTGGATGTGCTTGTAGTTCCCGGAAATCATGACAATCATACGATGTTTATGATCGGGGAAATCCTAGAAGCTTACTTCCATAACACTAAGGAAATCACTGTTTTAAATGCCCCAACCCCTAGAAAGTACTACCAGTATGGTAAATGTGCTTTCCAGTACACTCACGGTAATGAAGAAAAGCATACTGATCTAGGGCTTATATTTGCCACAGAAGAGCCTAAAATTTGGGGGGCATCTAACCACAGAGTTTGTAAGTTAGGTCACTATCACAAGACTAAGAAGCTCTCATACGTATCTGTGGATGAACATCAGGGATTCCAAGTAGAAGTACTTCCATCCTTGTCAGGAACAGACCTATGGCACAAGAAGAAAGGCTACATGTCAGTCAAGGCAGCTAAGGCTTTTCTCTACCATAAATCGAAAGGTAAACTCGCAGAATTCACATATAGTTTATAAGCCTTATTTACATATCTAACCAGACTAACTGAGACCCCTTCATTCGGAGGGGTTTTTTCATTATTTCCAATGACACATTTTAACATCTGCCTGATTTTTCGTATATTGCACATCTTTATAATCATTTTCAATTACATTAATGGATACTACTAGAAAAGTAATTTCTGACGTTATTGGTACGTTAAAGGCAACCAGTGAAGATAGCCGTATAAGCTATCGTCTGGTTTTGTCTATACTTACCGATAAAGTCAAGAAGTTTATAAAACAAGATGCCGACGTCAGAAGACTATTTCAGGTGTCCGAAGGATGGAAAAGGATTCCTTGTCTTCAAATGAAGGAAGTGAATATGCAGGAATGTGGATTTGATATTCCTCAATGTACATTCATGATGAGGTCTGTGGAAGCTGTTCCTGAAGCTTTCCAAAGCACTTACGGAAATATTATAAAGGTTTTTACGATAGATACAGTTAAAGAATTTAAGCAGACAACTCTATTTTCCTACAAAGATATTAGAAGAAGAGAATATTTTGATAAAAAGATAAAGTACTTCTTCATACTGGAAGATCATATATATGTACCAGATTCTCAAGTCGAAGAGATCATGGTTCTTGGTTTGTTCAAACATCCTTTCGAAGTCAGCAAGATAGTTGATCCCGATAATAAATGTTTAAAACCTTTGGACGAACCATTTCCGTGCCCAGATTATTTGCTAGACCCCGTAAAATCAGATGCTAAAATAGAACTTGCCAAAATATATGAAGCTTTAGTTAAAGACGAAAAAGCCAATTTAAATACCAACGAAAAAAATTAATGCCTTCAAGAACCCTTCTTTCGGGAAAAAGATATAATCCTTTAACCAAGAAACTTTGGCGTCACTTTAAAAAAGACCGTCAAATAGATATTACGTTTGAGGATTTTAAAAATATTATCTGGACTTCCAATCAGATTATGGCAGATTGTATAGCTGAAGAAGAAGCTGGAATAGAAATGCCTGAAAGACTTGGTAATGTAGTAGTCACTAAGTACAAAGGAAGCAAGAAGAAAATCCCTATAGATTGGGTTAATTCAAGAAGACTTGGAAAACAAATCCCTCTTTTAAACCTACACTCGTTCGGATTCATCCATCATATCAAGTGGTTCAAAATGATATGTATCTTTAAAAATAGGAACATATACAAATTTGAACCTTATAGATTACTCAAAAGAGCTGTAGCCGCTAAAGTAAAAGCTGGCAAAAGATTTCACCAATGGGATGATTCAGACTTCTGGAGCACTACTAAGCTACAGAGAAGATTCTCAAAATTTTATAAACAAGAATAATGGCAGTCATAACTCCTGAGAAAAATAATTACTTTAAATCCACTTCCTTTGTATATTCAAAGGTAAGAAGGGATTTTTCTTCCTTTGATGCGGCTGGTCTTATAGACGAAGGAGAATTTGCCGAGTACACTAAACATGTTCTAAAAACATTAGGTCTTGGTATTTACAGAGAAAGTGATGCTGTTATGGAGGTAAAGAACTACAAAGCTAAACTCCCAACTGATTTTTCTCAACTATATGCTGCCTATAAATGTACTCCTTTCGTTGGTTCTGGAGATATAGCTCACCTTCAAGGTCAGCCTGTTTCTGTTTTCAATGATGTTACATGGGAACTTTTACAAGGAAATTCTAATTGTACTATTGAAACAGCCAACGATGATTTAAAGGTTATTGAGAAAATAACAGTAAGACAGTTCGTAAAGGAAACTCCTATTGTTATTAACTTTAAAAATCCAGTACTTTTGGCTCTTAGTCCTAATGTAAATCGTGAAAGATGTACTGAAGATTGTAAGAACTTACTCTGCACCAACATAAATGAAATAACGATTACTGATGGATTCCTATATACGAATTTCACTAAAGACTGCATATACATGAAGTATTATGCTTTTCCTTTAGATGAAGATGGACTTCCTTTAATTCCAGATGTGGAAAGAGTAGAAAGAGCAATAGAATGGTGTATCAAATACAACCTTTTATATAATTGGTGGTTTAATAATTCTGTACCTGATCTACAGAACAGATGGCAGGCGGCTCAACTTGAATACGAAAAATGGCTAGCTGAATCTAAAAGAGAACTTCAGATGCCGTATTTTAGTCAAATGGTAAATAACATTCGTAAAAATCGTGCGATCAACAAGATCAATATCTTGACTCCACGCTACATGTAATGGCTAATAAAGACAATATATCTGCTCCGGTTTCAGGTATGGTGATGGATATTCCTAGTACTTCGTTAAAGGAAAATCAATATACATACGCTTTAAATGCCGCAATCGAAGCGAACTCACAGGAAGGATTTACTGGTGTACTTCAGAACGATGGTTCTAATGTACTGGCTGTGAACTTTCCACAAGGCTATAAGGTTATAGGTAAGGTGTTCATTCATGAACAGAATAGAACTATTTTTGCCCTTTTAGATGGACAAGGTAATTCGCAGATAGGGGAAATAATTGATTGTGTTTATGATGATAATAAGGATGATATAGCAGCTTTTTCTATCGGATGTAAGGATTGTTTATTCCCTACAGAGACAGAAAGAAAGCCTTTAGAAGAGATAGATCAGACTCCTTACTGTACTTTTCATACAATCGTAACAAGCGAATGTTTGAACTTCAGTATTGATTTTCCTGTAAGAATAAGGTATAAGATAACTGATTGTGGTTTAAATATCTACTTTACAGATAATAATAACCAAAGAAGATTCCTTTATTTTGACTATTCTGATCCTGCTAATTCAAGAAGTCAATTAGCTATCAATAAGAACTTTAAAGTTGTTACAGGCGTAAGCCCGGATGCGTGCGAAGAACCTATTTATTCTGATGAGTTAGATTGTAATAAGATCAACTATCACCCTTCTTTTGAAATCCCTTGTATTAAATCTTTGGATGTAGTTACTGGTGGATTGTTGAAAGCTGGTGTTATTCAGGCACTTATAGCTTACTCTGATGCTGATGGTCATCCTATGACTGAGTACTTTCCAGCTACAAATCCTGTTCCTATATTCTCAAAATACATAACCTTTGAGACTAATTATGAAACAGATAAGGCTGTAAAGATAACTATAGATAACCTAGATCAGACATTTCTATACGGATACTATAACATAGTAATAGCTGAAACTATAGATAATTTCACTGAGTTTAAGTTAATAGGTACATTCCCAATCACTCAGTCTACAGTTACTTATACTGGAGCTGAGCTTAATTTTAAGAAATTAACAGCTGACGATATATTCTTTAGAAAGTCTTACTACGAAAAGGCTGGTAATATAACTGATGCAAATAGGTTTTTATTCTTTTCAAATCTAACAGAATTCTCAAAACCTAACTTGCAAAGAGTAGCAAATGGTATAAAACTATACTGGCAAACAGTAGCTATTCCAGAAGCTGTATACTATGATCCTCATAATACTTTCCAATTCAGAGCATTACAAAGAGATGAGGTCTATCCTTTTGGGGTAGAATTTATTGCTGATGAAGGTGAAGTACTTGGAACATATCATATACCCGGCCCATCTAAAGATTTATTCCCAACAGCAGATGATATAATTTCTAACAACGATGTGCTTACAGATAGCTCATGTAATGGTTTAACTAGAAACAAACGTTGGCAGGTATATAACATAGCTACTGTTCTTGGCTCTCCACATGAAACTACACTTAGTTGCGATGATGAAAAAGTGTGGGAGTATGGAGAATTTTCGTACTGGGAATCAATAAGAACATATCCTAATATTCGTGAGATATGGGGAGACTTGTGTGGAGAACCTATAAGATTCCACAAAACTCCAGATTCTCTGGTAACACACATACACGATTCTAAAAATGGTAGCAAGGGATTTTCAGACAAGAATATAGTATTCCCTCTTGGTGTAAGAGTTGACCATCAAAGTGTTATAATAGCTTTGGATCAAGCTGTAACAGATGGTATCATAACTCAGGCTGACAGGGATAGAATTAAAGAATACAGAATAGTAAGAGGTAACAGAGTTGGTAATAAGAGCATAGTAGCTAAAGGTCTTATCTATGACATGTGGCACTATGACAAAAACGACAAAAGATACTTTTATCCTAATTATCCATATAATGATTTAAGAGACGACGATTTCATAAGCAATGATCCAACGACATATCAAGGCGGCAATAATTCAAATCCCATACCTAATGTCTTCGACCCTACTGGACGATATACTTTTCATTCTCCAGATGTTCATTTTGTAAATCCTACAATCGGGTCAGAAATTAAGATTGAGACATTAGAATATGGTGAAAGTGAAGGCTATTTTAATTTATGTGAGCTACAGGCAAAACAGAAGTTTTTGTCTACAGCCTCAATGACGCTTGCTTTTGCAGCAGGTGTGGCAATCGCATTTTCTGTAGAGAAAGAAAGAGAAGAAAAAGTAGTAGTTACTCAAAGTAAACAAAACGTAAGTGGTACTGTTCCGGGTGCTATAATCACACTTCCGGGTGTACCTCCTATCAACTATACTCCTGTACTTCCTCCACAATCTCTTCTATATGATGACTTTACAGGTCAACCAATAGGACTTGGAGGAACTGATCCTATTGATCCTTTGGTTGTTACTGAAGTTCAAAGACGTACAGTTAGAGGAAAACCTTTCCAGTTATTGAGTCCTCTTTCTGGTAATCCTGTAGGTTTATTCTTGCAACAGTCCTTCTATTTGTTGCTAATGGGACTTAAGGAAATGAACATAATCATTGATTTGATTAGGTCACTTATTCCTATGAAGAATTTGTCTATCCAGTATAACTCTATTGGTAAGTATGTAAACTATCAGGACGTTGCCAATGCTGGAAGTAAGATTAGAGAGCTGGAAAGATCAGCTTATCTTGAACCTTCTGTTCAGCTTGTAGATGAAGCTATTGATGCTTCTGCTACTCAGTTTACAAACATTTACATAAATAACTGGAACAGAGAAAGAAGTGTATATTTAAAGATTGACGAAGCAACTCAATTCCCTAGCCCTGCTGTAGAAGATACAAGTAGATTTACTATGGATGCCTTTGGTTTAGATCAAGACGATTTAAATAAAAGAGTTAATGCTCCTGTATCTTCTTATTATGCTTCTATTAAAAACTTTATTCCTGACCAGTATGGAGATATAAACAGTATCCAATATCTGCCAACAGGAGGATGTTCTTTTAAACTTAGCGAAGATTACACTATTGCTCAAACAATGGTTTTTGGTGGAGATACCTTTATTACAAGGTTTGCTTTAAAACGTAAGATGCCCTTCTTCTTACAAACTCGCTTCAAGTTTAATGATATGGCGGATTCTAAATACTCAGAATTGGGTAATGTAGGATTCCCTAATTACTATTTTAACACTGAAGAACCACTGATGGAAAGATTAAGTGGTGGTACTGTCAGCGATAATATATTTGATTTAATTGTAGATTTACTAGGAATCGCACAGACCAGACTTGATGCAAAGACTCAAAAGGCTTTCTATCAGTCTGGATTTATCCATTTATATAACTACGGTATTCCTTATTTCTTTGCAGAATCGGATGTGAATGTAGATTATAGACATGGGGAAAACAATCTTGAAAAGGATTTTTATCCTCACCAACAAGACTTAGACTTCTGGCTTCAGGAAAAGAATGTTCCTATTACCGAAGATAACTTCTATTTCTACAATAAGACATACTCTAAGCAGAATAAGGAAGCCTTCATTTTACCACAGGTAAAGCAGGTTATAGAAGATTGTAAGGTTAATCATCCTTCATTATTAATAGCTTCTATTGAACAGGTTACAAATAATAGCAGTTCTTCTGATAACTGGTTGATATTTCCGGGCAATGATATTATTGATTTCCCTGCTTCTAATGGTAGAATCATAGGTATTGATGGAATTGAGAACGATAAAATACTTGTGAGATTTGAGAATGGTTCTCAGATTCTTGCTGCATATGATACTTTAAAGAGTGATGCTGGCAATATCCAGATAGGTAAAGGAACTATATTTGGTTCAAGACCAAGAGAGTTCTCTACTGCTAAGCTTGGATTTGCTGGTACTCAACATACTGATATTCTTCAAACAGAGTTCGGTCACATTTGGGTAGATGCTAAAAGAGGTCAGGTATTCAATCTGCAACCGGGTGGTGCTGGATTAGATGAGCTAGCTAAAGAAGGAATGAGAAACTGGTTTAAGGAAAACTTACCTTTCCAGATTCTTAAAGACTTTAACAATTTTGCCCTAGAAGATATAGACAATAATTTCAAAGGAATAGGTTTACACTTGTCTTTCGATAAACGTTTCAATAGGTTTTTCATAACAAAACTTGATTATAGAAAGATAAAAGCGGTGACTTATAATGCCGAATCAAAGAAATTCTTTGATGGAACTGATGAAATACTTTTGACAAATACAGATTACTTCTGTAATAAGTCTTGGACTATTTCTTACAATTTCAACACTAAGACGTGGGTATCATATCATTCGTTTAAGCCTAACTTCTACATTGATAATGTGGATTATATTCAAAGTGGATTGAATGATGATTTATCTACCTTGTGGTCACACAATGTAACTAACAAATCATATCAGGTTTATTACGGAACTCTATCTCCATTTACAGTAGAAACTACAAGTGTTCCTATGATGTTAAATGGTGTATTGAACTCTGTAAGCTATATGCAGGATGCGATTCGTTATCATAACAATTACGACACAGCTTATAATCGTAAGATAACGTTTAATAAAGCTTTGATATTTAATGAATTGCAATCTTCAGGCCCACTTGAATTGCATGTGAAGAATGAAAATGATTTTGCTGGTTCTATTCAATATCCTAAAGTAGAAAATAACAAGATTAATATTCTTGTAACAAATAGGGATAACATATGGAATTTCAATCAATTTCATGATGTAGTTAATTTACAAACAGGAAATATACCATTCATATTAAATAATTGTAATAACTGTGAGAAAGTACTAAACACAGATGCCTTCAATTATTTCAAGCCAGATGTCCAAAAGCAGAAGATAAGAGGAAGACAAACTAAGTTACAATTAACAAATGATAAGTATTCTAATTTTAAATTTGTTTATTATTTGTCTAATCAAGAGAAAGGAACTTTTTAAATGAAGAGAAGTAAGAAATATCAGGTAGGTGGAGATACAGATTTCTTTAATCAATTAGTGGATCAATATGCCCAACAATATCAATCTCAAGAGTCTGATCCTCAAACGCCTCAATACGAGGACGTTCCCCAGACCGACGAGGATAATACCGATTATCAAGACTTACAGGAGAGATACGATAATCTGCAAAATCAGTTCGAAGAACTGTCAAGCAAGATAAATGGTTTCACTAATCAGACTTTTCAAGATGATTCATTCTTGAATTTCCTGTTCTCAGAGTCAGACGACAAGAGACCACTTGATTTCTCACATGAGTCAAATGATGTTCCTGAAGGATATTCTGCTTCTAAGACTTCTGGTTTAAATCCAAATCTTCTCCATACAAACACGGATATATTTGGAAAGTATAATGTGACTAATCTTGGAGCGTGGGGAGACAAAGCTCATCAGGCTAGAGTTTCAGATCATAATACAGGAGACGCTCAGGACTATGGTGTTAATGATCCAGAGACAGCTCAGAATGTTGTTGCTGAATTACAGAGGAATCCAAAGACTAAATATATAATATATAATAAGAAGATATGGAATCCTTCAATATCAGATGAATGGAGACCATATACAGGTAGTAACCCGCACACCGATCATGTTCATGCTTCCTTTAATAGACAGTATGGTGGGCCAACAATAAGTGGAGAAGCTACACATGAAGGTTTAAATGATCCGTGCTATGCACAGTTTGGACAATTACAAATGAACCTTCCCCAACAGTACAACGTAATCAGAGGACTAGATAATGGAACTCCAGTAAGGGTAGAAGATGAGTTAGGACAATCAGCCGTACTACACGGCAAAAACCACAAAAAATATTTTTTTGGTAAAGTAAAAGAAACAATGCTTTAATATGGCAAAGCGTAAAAAGTATCAGTTCGGTGATCCGAATTATCCACAAGCTAAGATGGCTGACTTTAGTGGTGATGTCCCTAATAAGGATATATTAAAATTCTTGCTATCTAAGCAAGGACAAGACCTCGTAAATAAATACGAGAAGGCTGGATATAGCATCAAAGCAAATGACAATGATGTTACAGCTTCAAGACCTACAGGGGATTATAAGATACCTGCGCCTGTGCAGGCGTTCAACGCAGCAGCCTATTTGACTACAGGAATTGCTAATCGAGTGAATGATATTAAATCAGGGCAGAACGAATACAAACAGTATTTAGAAGCTTTGCAACCAGTTGGTTATGAAAATTATAACGAACAAGGATTAAACAATCTTCCTGTATATACGAAATTCGGAGGAAGTAAATGGATTCAGGGAGCACACCTTGAGAAAGGTAGATGCACTCCGGGTTCTCCAAACTATGATTGTCCTAAAGGTTCACCTCAATGGAGACTTGCTCAAACATTTAAAAAGCATCATGGCTTCCATGAATCTAAATATGGTGGAGAATGTAAAGATGGTTGTGGAGAAGTAGATCATGATATGATTCATGAAATGATGAAAGCTGGTGGTTGGATTAAAGGAGCTATTAAACATCCGGGCAGATGTTCACATCCCGGAGATTCAAGATGTCCAAAAGGTTCTCCTCAGTATAATCTAGCCATGAGATTTAAACATGGTGATTTGCATAAATCTCAATATGGTTCTGATTCTCCCTACTTTGCTCAAGATTTTGCACAAAGACATAATCTAACAGGAATTACTGGAAGTGCATACAGTTTAGGAAAACCAAAGTTTGTTGATCCACAAGGTAATCCTTATACTGCTCCTCCTACAAAAGCTTTACCTCTTACTCTTCCCAGAGGTGTACAGAAGTCTGATATTCAACGTTATGGAAACAAAGCTTGGTATATAGACCCTACTACAGGCGATACAGTTGATGTTGATCCTGATATACTTAATTCTGTGAGTGGTAAAAATATTGCTAACCCAATAGATATGATAGCCAAATATCCTTACGGTGGAGGGCCATTAACTGCCGAAGGAGCGAAGGAAATACTTAGGGATGGCACAGTACATGGTAAAAAATTAACGCCAGCACAGCGTCGCTATTTCGGTTATATAGCAGGTGGTGGTAAGCCTAAATCACAATATGGTATGGATGAAAATGATGTAAATGATACACCGCAAATAGAAGCGGAAGAAGGCGAAGTATATCAAACCCCTCAAGGTCAGATTAACAAAGTTCCAGATTCAGCTCCTACACACGAACAAGGTGGAGTGGTTCTTAATAATGCTGAACGTGTTCTTGAAAATACTTCAGACCTTCGTAAGGATAAGAAATCTAAAAAATTACTTCTTAGTCCTCAACTCGCTTCCTTATTGACTGGAACAGAAATTAAATCTTCTGTAAGTCATTCAGGAGCAATGGATAAGGCTCAGGAAGGAATACACAATAAACAAAAGTCTTTGAATAATAAAATAGATAAGAATGTAAAAGCATTGGAATCTAATCCAAAAGATTTTTATGCTAATAACTCATTGGATTTCAATCTAATGAATATGAGAAACGTTCCAGATTCTGGTCAGATTTTCGATACTCTATTCCAGCATCAGGAGATGGTTAAGGCTGCTCATGGTATTCAAAATCCTAAAGCTCAGTACGGTGTAGATAATGCTTCCAGACTTCATCCGGGACAACCAAGCTCAGAAGGCTGGTCATTCCTTTATAGTAGAAATGGTAAGAACTATTTCCAAAAACAGGATGGAACTGTAACTTCTGTAGCTGGCCCAAAGATGTCAAATGCAGACTGGACAAGATTTTTACAATCAGAAAGTCCAGCTCATAAAGCCGAAAGGTTGGCAAGACAACAAGGAGCTACTCATTATGGATATACAGATGCTCCAGTAGAAGGATTTGTAAATCATCCTACGCTTAACCCTGCTGACCTATCTCCTAATTTCGCTCCTCCTCGTTTTGATATACCAGAGAATACTACAATCACTACTACTAATGAAGCTAATAGGTTGAAAATAGCTAATAATCCAAAGAGTCAATTCAATGAACCTTTGCATTGGTATGATGTGGCAGGCCCGCTTTCAGGACTTACTGAAGGTAGAATTCCTGTTAGATATAACAATGCTGACTTCAATCAGATAAGACTTAAACTTCAGAATCCTCTTCCTAGCTTACAGCAAGGGCAGAGAGATTTTAATGATGTGTTAGGACAACTTCCTCAGAACAGTCAGGGTTATACAAACGCTTCTGATTTGTTCTCAAGAAAATATAATATTGATAATCAAGTACTTGGACAATACGAGAATATAAATGCTAATATAAAGAATCAGGAAACAATGTATAATGCTGGTATTAAGGATAGACAAGCTCAATCTGACCAGCAAGCTAGAGCCGTATTTGAAGATCAGAGATTAGGTTCTCTTGAAGCTCAGCGTTTACAGCGTCGTACTGATTGGGATAGTTTAATGCAGACACTTGCTCAGAATAGAGCACTTAATCGTAACGGTAATCTTGTTATGCAGTTGTTCCCTGCATTCGATCAGAACGCTCAATATAACGGCTATCAAGTACCATTCCGTCGTCCTTTGAATTTCGCTAATCAAATAGGAGATGAAGGACTGCCTGCAAACACAAGCATCGTAACTAACACAAGTCAAAGTGGTAAACCTCAGTACTTTATAAAAAATGCTGATGGAAGTTTAAAGGAAATAAAGTTCAAATAAAATCATCATAACCAATGAGTAATTTTATTATTTCATGGTTTTAATCTAAATTTGTTATTCAATGGCAGTCTCATATAAAAGTCAGGTTTTTAGGAATAGTCCTTACGTTCTTCCTGTAGATTTGAATCTACTGGAGAAGGTAGGAACTATTAAACAAAAACAGTTTGAAGCCGGAGCTGAAAGGATTCAGAACGAGATTGACCAGTTTGGACTTCTGGATGTGATGAAGGATCAGGATAAGGAATATTTGAACACTAAAATTGGAAACATTGTAGACAATATAAATAATCTCGGAGGGGTCGATTTGTCAGATATAGGTGTTGTTAAACAAATCCAAGGATTAGGTAGCAATATCTATTCTGACAATAATATAATGAATGCTGTCTCTTCCACTAAAGGAGTTAGAAATCTAATGTCCTCATATCAAGCATTTAAGACTAATCCTAAGCTAACAAAGCAATATAGTGAAGTCAACGAAGCATACGATATGAGAAAAGTTGGAGACTGGTTGAATGATGGACAGACAGGTTCTACCTATCATGGCCCAAGCACAGCCACTCCTTATGTTCCATATAGAGACAATCATATAAAGAATTTTGAAAAGATCAAGGCCGATTTAAACGTAGAATTACAAGACAATGGACTCTATTATTCTAAGACAACTAATGAATTTATCCGTCCAGAGAGAATCATGTCAATGGCTGCTGATTTACTTACACCAGAGGAACGTTCTCAAATGAAACGTGACTCGTGGTATTTGTATAATGTACAGTCACCACAGACTCCTGAACAAATGGTAGGAAGAGCAGTAAATCAATTTAACTCAAATTTAGCAGATGCTCAATCTTTGCAGGCTCAGTATGAACAACAAGCTAAGGCTGCTGTAGGCGATCCGAAAGCTCGTTTGAATTATAATATACTTGCTCAGAAACAAAAGGAATACGTTGACCAGCTTAAAAGCGCACAACCTACGGCTACAGCAAATGCTGCTAAATCATATGCGGCTGACCCTGAAGAATTTATGTATCAAGTATATTCTCAGGATTACTTTAGAGGATTAGGTAATAGATTCTCAGTTAATAGAACTGACAGGTCTATACAACCTAATCAAGCTGAAATGTTCCAGCGTCGTTATGACCAGCAGAACTATCAGTTTGATGTAAATACAAGATTAAAACAAAGAGAATTAGATATACAAGAAGAAGCAAATGCAATCAAAGCTTTTGGAGCTGCTAGAAAATATACAGACCCACGTACAGGCAAGACTACATATCTTCCTTTAGATCAAACATTTACAAGTAACAATACAAATGTAAATGCAAATCCTAAAGATTTAAAGGTAACTGAAAAATCTATACAAGATATTAACACTCAGTTAACATCTCAGAAGGCAGACCTCGATCAGCAATTTATAGATGAACTTGCAGGCAAAAGAAAAGATTTAGGATTAACTAGCCAGTCTCAAACAAGTCCTACTGGAATAACCAGAGGTTTTGTAGGTCAAGCTCAAATTGAAGATTTCAACGGCATACCCGGATTTCAGATGGAAGACTTAGGAGCATTTAGTAGAGCAGATTATGTTGATAAGGTTAGAGATGTAATGACTCCTGAACAGATAGCTTTCATGGCTAATGTTTATAAGAACTATCAGACTATATTAGAGAAAGGCCCAACTGGAGCCAGCTATGATATACCAGATGGTTTTGCTGATTTGGTAGAAAAGAAGAAGATGATTGATCTTAGGATTGATGCTAATAACGATAAGCTTGCAGAAAGTAAGAATGCTTTATTTAATAGAGCTGGACTTACTGATACAGAAAAACGTATCTATAGTGATTATTTAGATCATCCAGAGAAGTATGATGAAACTTACAAATCCGCAAAGGCGGGTGATCCTTTTGATCTTATTTCTTATCAAATAAATAAGTTCACTGGTCAAAGAGATCGTGTAAATAATCCTGCAATTAGAAGTGCTTTGGATAAAATAAAAGCTGCTGGTTTTGATTTCAAGGATGAGTACAATAAATATCTAAATCAATTATCAACCAGAGATGTATTCCAAACACATGTCTTTACAGACAAAGATTCTGAAGATGTAGGAATGAAGAAATACATATTCGATCAGATTCAGAATGGGGTAGGAACTCCTATTGAAGGTTCGAGTAAAGTTGGTAAAGGAGAAGTAAAGGTTGAAAATATAAAACCTATAACTGCTGGAGTAAGTGCTGAGCCGGGCAACCCATATTATATTAGTGCCCAAGTAGTTACAGGAAGTGGAAATAAAGAAGATATAGCTTACTACAAAATTCCTGTAAGCGATGAAAATGCTAAGCTATTAGGACTTAATCGTGATCCATATGAAAATTTGAATTACGCTGTAAATCTTAAAGGTGAAGCAGATGATTTACCTGTATATGGAAGTAAGGATTTATCTTTACCTATACGTATATACAAGAGTAATTCTAAAGCCTTAAACGGAGCTACTTATAAAGCACAAGCTAAATATTATTACTTTGATAAAAATGGTCAGAAGACAGGACAATATGATTTATTAGATATACCAAATACAGAAGGTATGAGTGCTTCAGAAGCTTATACTCTCGCTAAAACCTACATACAACAAGCTGCAACAAATCCTTTGAGAAAATTAACTTACAAGGAATTTCAGGAACTGTTGTACGGAACAAGAAAATAAAGAATGCCAGATACAATAAATAACGGTTACAATCGGGCTAATGACTTTTTGGATAAAGGGTTTGCAAACCTAAATCCAAGTCAAGCACCGACACAATTCCCTCAGACACCCGCAGAAGGTGGTGAGAATCCTACGCCTAGTGCGAAGGATATTTTTGATAGTATCGGTCAGAATCTTAGACAAACAGCTGTTCAGCAAAATCCTTTCATTTCTTCTACAAAGTTTAACACTCCTGTTAAAACTCCACTTGAACAAACAATAAGATATGACAGTTCAAGATATGGTTACAATCCATTTAATCCTGAACTTGAACATCAATACGCTGCTCGTCAGGGTTGGTTTGATGCTTGGAAGAATAACATATTAAAGTTTGGAGCACAAGCTGGAGGAACATTTCTTGAAACCGTTACAGCTATACCACAGGTATTAAACGGTTTAGGTAGTGGTGATATTAGTAAGATTTACAATAATCCTCTTTCTAATTCTATTAGTCAATGGACTGAAGGATTAGAACAAACTCTCCCTAATTACCAATCAGCTTTTGAAGAACAGCATCCAGTCCTTTCTTATATTCCCGGATTCTCATCTTTGAAAACACTTGGAGATAAGTGGGGTGGAGTATTAAAGACTTTAGGATTCGTAGTAGGTTCTGTAGGTGGAGCTGTAGTACAGGACGCTTTAGTAGGAGCTGCTACTGGAGGAGTTGGTGAACTTCCTTTGATCGAGCCTCAGTTAATGGCTTTTACAGGAAAGATAGGTAAGATATTTGCTTCTCCGGGTGGAGCTGTAAAGCTTGCTGAATCTGTGAAGAATGGTATGGCTGTAGAAGATGCAGTCAATGGAATATACAATACTGTTAAAAACACAGATAGATTCCGTTATGGTCTTTCTTTATTCACTACAGCTACAGGTGGTTCAATTATATTTGCAAATGGTGTATACAACGATGTTAAGAAAAATTTAACAGACGAGTATTACGGTAAGTATGGTCGTGATCCTCAAGAAGCAGATGCAGCTAAGATACAGGAATACGCTAGAACTGCTGGTAATGTAGATTTGTTTGCAAACACAGCTTTGCAGATGAAAGTATTTGATAGTGTGTTTGGAACTATATTCAAACCTACTTCTGCCGTACTGAGAGAAGCTGAAAGTAAAGTTCCAGTTGCTCTACAGAAAGGAAGTGTAGATGTATTTGAAGCAGTTAATCCACAGACTAAGTTTGGTATTCTCAGAAAGATAGGTGGCCCACTTAAAACAACTGCAACTACTGGTGCTGAAATGGCTGGTATATATGGTGTTGGAAGATCGGCTGAAGATTATGCTAGAAGAAAGTTTGATGATGAAAGTGTATCTGATACAGATAACTTTACCAGATCGCTTGCTACTGGACTTTATGATACATTCACTACTGAACAGGGTATAGAAAATATCCTTATTGGTGTTCTTGGTGGTGCATTGATTCATGGTGGAAAGAGCTTAATCGAATCTAAGAGAGGTGTTGAAAATAACAGTGATGTTATTAGTAAGAATGTGCTTGCTCTTCTTAATAGTGCAAAGGTAAGTGATGTATTTAAAAACACTTATAACGAAGCAGTTACAGCCGATAGCCTTGCTAAGTCAATGAAGAAGGCTGCTGAATCAGGAGACATATTTGAATATCAGAATCTTAAGTTTCAACAACTATTCAATTTTATAAGTAGTGGTACAAAAGCTGGAAAGTATGAATTAAGACTTTCACAACTTGAAACACTTAAAGACCTTAGCGGGCCTGAATTCCAAAAGATGTTTGGTCTTGACTACAGCGATGCTAATAGAAGAACTGTATCTGATTATGTAGATGCTGTAATTAAGAAGTCTAAAGACATTAAGGAAAATATTGATAAAGTAGATACTGTATTTAAGAATCCATTCCCAGAAACTGACAGAAAGAATCGTGTAGCTTTTGAAGAATACAAGAACCAGCTTGCTCTTGACCTTTCTGAAATGAATAATAACAGAGAAAGGATTCGTTCTATTACTGGTGAAATATCAAAGGTAGCTCCACTTCTTGATAAGAATAAACTTATTGATCTTACTCACGAAATAGGTATAGATCAGACAGTCAAGAGATTTGAAGACAGGATCAAGCAGATTGATGAATCAAACAAGCTTAGTGAAAAGTCTTCAGAATTTTATAAAGAAGATCAAAAGGAAAAAGCATTCCTACAGGAAAAGGTACAGGAATTAAAGACTGGTAATACAACAGATTATCACCCTGACTTGTACAATACTGTAGGTGAAATAGTGAACTACTACTCTAACGGGGATAGTTTAAAAGCTGATAATAATGTACACCCTATAGACCTTCTCCCTATGTTAACAAATGCTCAGGATGCTTTCAAACTTGAAAATGCAAACAATAGAGCATTATATCATTATCAGCAATTAACAGGCAAGAAGGGATTTGATAATTACATCCAAGATGTACTAGCATCAAACAATGCTAACTATGCAAGGTTCATGGATAATCTTGTGAATACTTTAACAAATCCTCAAAAGGAAGAAGGAACTGTTGCTGCTGGAGATACTATAACTATTGATGATAACGGTAATCCTGTAAAGGAAGTTCCTAAGACTGAAACTAAGAAAGCAGCTCCTAAGACTGAAACTAAAGTAACTGTTAAAAAGATTCAGGAAACTCCCGAAGAAAAGAAACAGGCAGACTCTGCAAGAAAAGATTACGAAGCTAAGAAAGCTGAAATAGAAAAGGCTAGAACTGCTGAATTAAAGCAGACAGAAGAAACTACAGGTAAACCTTTAACTGAAGAAGTTAAGAACGAAATAAATCAGAACTATGATACTCAGCAATCAGAACTTGAAAAAACTGTACCTGTTATATTAAGCACAACAAAGGCTGAAGAAGAAGTTGATATATCTGAAATAGAGAATCCTGAAAATCAGGAAGTTAAAAAGATTGCCGAAGATAGCAAAGCTCCTGCACAAGGAACTGTAAAGAATTCTATCTACAAAAACTCTGATCCTTTTGTATTAGTAAATAGAGTTTATAGTAGAGACTTTGAAGATTCAAAGGAAAATACCAACCTTCGCAAGGCTGTATTTACAAACACACCACAAAAGCTATACGGTAAACTTCAGGTAAATGTATCTAAGAGTACCAAAGGTAAGCAGAAGGGTGAATACTCTCATATTCCTAAGACTGGTATTTATCGTAGTGGTTATGGATATGATATTGATCTTGTATCTGATGGAGATGTTCTAGGTAAGATGCAACCCGGAGATAGTTTGTTCTTTAAGAGAGGTGAAGAATATGTTCCTCTTACAGAAGTAAGTAAAGATGAATATCAAAAAGTAACTGGCAATGATCCAGCTACATACAATGAATTCATTAATGATTTAAAAGCATATCAGCAAATTACTGATACAATACTTAAGCATTATCAAGAAACAGGTAAGAAGACTTTCAACAATGCTGAAGTACAGCAATTGTTTAATATCCATGTAAAATATGGTAGAGTAGAATATGCTAAAGGTTCAGCTACAGCTACAAAGCTTTCTGATGTAACTCATAAGACTAATGGTGATTTTGTAATCTCTATGCCTTTAAATGAAGGTAAGAGAGGTGAGCCAACTATTCTTAATGAGAACGAACTTGAAGCTCGTGATGCAGAAAAGGCTTGGCAATTTATAGCTGATAATAATGAACAGCTTCAGAAGATAAATAGTCGCTATATATATGTGACTCAGATGCCTGATAAAAGCTATCAGAAGATTTCTGCAATTGCAGCTCGTCCTTCTGAAACAAATGCTGATACTGTTAATGGACTTCTTAGTAGAATTGCACAAGTAACAGGCACAACTGAAAAGAAAGACATCTCTAGTATTAACAAAGATTTAAGAAATAATATATTCATTTCTGATAATAATGCTAGAAAGGGTGCAGGTTCAAGAATGCACTTGTTTGTAAATGAGGACGGTAAGGTTTACTTTAATATAGTCAATGGTGATTATAAGAGAGGATTGTTTTTACCTGATGCAAAATCTGCAAAGAACCTAGATGAATTGGTTGGTCAGATAAATAAAGTTATTCAACGTAAGTCTGTAGAAGATAGAGAATTAGCTGGACTAAATCTTAAACTTGATGTAAAAGATTTCAAAACTTCTATTCCTAATGACGAAAGAGTTCCTTTAAAAGAACTTAGAAATCAATTAACTATAGCTGCGCCACCAGACATATTTGATAGTTACAGTCTTCATGTACTGCCTTTAAAATCAAAACCTGCTGGTGAGTTTGTACCACATGTAGAAAAGACATTAGAACCAGAAGAAGCTAGCCTTGTAGAAACTTTACAAGCAAGTATAGATCAGCTTACTCCTGAACTAAAGGATAATGTAGAAACTGTTTTAAATGCTGGTGTAGATAGCCAAAAGGAACTTGCTGAAACAATCGCTGATGTAGTAGCAAATGATCCTGAAGGAGCTAAAGAAATTCTACCTGCCCCTGTTATAGAAAAGGCTGAAGCATTTAATAATGCAATGTCTGACGTAGAAGCATTTGCAGCAGGACACGCTGAAGACATGAGAAAAGCTTCTCAATATGAATATCCCGGAAAAGTTAAGAAAGGAGATATTCTTTTATTACCAAGAGAAGTTGGGAAGAATCAATTTAAATTTACAGGTAAAGCAATTTGGAGAGGTGGTCAGTGGAATTTGCAAATAGAAACACTTGACGGTAAGATTGATGGGTATCATGCAGAAGATACTTTAAAAGATAGTACAGGAAAAACATTAGAACGTTCTGCCCCTGTAATAGAAATTAAAGCTGGTGAAGTTAAACCTAAGAGAGCTAGAAAACCAGTTAAAGCTAAAAAAGTAAATATTGAGCAAACTCAAGAAGTGGCTACGGAAGTTGCCAAAGAAGAACCTAGCACACCCCAAGTACAAGTCGAAGGGAAGCAAGCACCAGAGGTACAATCCAAAGAATCGTTAGTTAAACAAGCTAAGGCTGCTGTTACCGATCTTCCTTTAATGTATCGTGATGCGTTCTTAGAAGATGTTGAAGGTAATCTTAGAAGTCTTGCTGAACAACTTAAAGACCCAAGTAGTGAAAAAGTAGCTAGAAGTACTTTCAAAGAAAGACTTTCAAATATTGCTTTGGAAATGTTTCCTGAAATAAAAGCTCCTGAACATGATTTGTTGACACAAGCCAATGAAGAAGCTGAAGTATCTGCTGCTGATACAGAAGGACATCGTGAAAGATTACAGGCTTCTTTGCAAGAAGCTGTACAGCAACAAGTTACATCTCTTCCTAAAGTTGAAGTTCCTAGTCTTCATAAAGCACCTGAAACTGTAGAAGAAGTAAATGCTAAGTATAGTGAACAGTATAGAAAGATGAACTCTCGTCTGGAACAACTGCTTGAAAGAGAAGGTGATACAGATGCTGAAATCGAAGCTAGACATTTAAGAGAAGATATTGCTGATTATAAAAAGGAATGGGATAAAGAACTTGCCCTTGCTAAATCTAAAGAAGTAGAAGTAGGTGATAAGGTATCTTATGATGGTAAAGAAGTTGTTGTAACTGACAAATCTGAATCTGGAAATGGTGAACCTGTCTTTACTGTAAGTGATGGTGGTAAAGGAGAATCTACTGTTTATGGAGATAAGATTTATAAGATAGATGAAACTATTGGTGATCCTGTAGATTTACCTCCTGCTGTAACAAGAGACTTAGAAATTAACGACAGAGTATGGTATAATAATAAACAGTACAGAGTACTAGCTGTTGACAGGGAAAAGGCGACTATTCAGGATAATGAAGGTAGTTCCAAGACTGTTCTTAAAGAAGCTATTATTCCTCACGATGAAGAAGTAGATCATACATACGCTATAGAATATACAGGTCTCAAAGGTATACTTGATACTCTACAAAAGAGATTTGGTATTAAATATCAGGTTGTAGATGATGCTGGTGGTAAATGGCAGGGACGTTTCAAGGATGGTATTGTTTATATCAATAAATCAAATGTTGATAGAACAACTCCTTTCCATGAATATCTTCACCCATTCTTAAAAGTATTGGAAGTTGATAATCCAGAACTCTATAAGAATTTGTCTGATGAGTTTGATAAATTAGTTGAAGAATCATTGGACGATTCAGCTACAGAAGCTATATCAGAAACAAGAAGATTATATAAAGATTCAACTCCTGCCGAACAACAGCAGGAAGCTTTAGTTAGATATATATCTAAGATAGCAGCTCAGAATGTAAATCCAGAAGGACAGAAAGTTGGTAGTCAATATAATAGAGCTATGCTCACCCTTATTAAGAAGTTCACAGACTGGCTTGGTAAGATGTGGGATAAAGTATTTGGTAGCAAGTTAAAGAACATTCCTACTGAAGCTACACTTCAGGATATGGCTGACGTTATATCTCTAACTGACTACGCATTTGATTTACGTTCGAGAATGGATGTGGTTGATAATATGGATGTATTTCAAAAGAATGCTGACCAATTTAATACTGAAATAATTGAACGTCTTAAAAGAAATCTTGATAAGTTCTCTACAACTGCAAAGCGTTTAAACTCAGAAGAACTTGGTTCAGAAGCAGCAACTATTCGTAAGTTCTTTAAAGAAAAGACTGAAGCTGAAAGTTTAAATAGTTTTGTATATCAGGGAATCAAAGGACTTAGTTGGGCAACTGATGAGTTCAGCCGTATTACAGGTAAGATTAAGAATCCTGAAAACAAACTTGATGCAAAAGATATTCAGGAACTTAATAAGAGTCTTGATGTAGTAAAACAGATGATTGCCTTCTATAGAGAAGATGTTAATGATTTGTTTAAGAGAATTGGTAACAGAAAAGAAATGGACGATGAAACATATCGTACATATGCAGAGACTCTTCGTGAAGCAAACGTAGTGGCAGACAAGATTCAAACTCGTTCAGTCGATTTAATGGTTGAATGGTTGTATCCTGCTATTGAACATACTAATGAATTAATCAGAGAGAAGTATCCAGACTTCGTTTTAACTAAGGATGCTTTCAGAAAAGAACTTTACAACGCTACTGGTGATGTAGATAGACTATTCTTTGCTCTTGGTTCTGTTGGTAGCTCTAAAGACCCTGTCTCAGCTATAGTAAGTAACGTCATTAAAGATGTAGTTGAAGATGCACACAGATATGATGCTGTATTATCTCACATTATTAAGACTGGGTATGATACTTTCTTGAAAGAAAAAGGATTACCTAATGACAGGAACAAAACTTCTCAACATTATAAGGATAATTATTTAAGAAAAGCTAGAATTTTAGAAAAGACTGGCGAAAATGAAGCGGGTGAACCAAAGTATGAGTACGTTGAGCGTTGGGCTTTCCATCAAGATTACCTTTACGACAAATGGGTAGAGGAATATGAGGCATATGTTAAGTCTTTGGGTGCTGAACCTGAAGATAAAATAGCTAAACAGGCTTGGATTGCTAAGCTTAATGATTGGCAGACTGAAAATGGTACTATAAACAAGCCTGCTAAACGTTTCTTGAACCCTAAGTTCCTTGATTTATACGAAAAGGACAAGATGTTTACTATCCTTTACGATGCTTATAAGGAAGGAAATGAAAACTTGCAGGCTGAAGAACAATTACAGTTCGGAATAGTACCTCAAGTATCTAAAGGTAAGAATATGTTCTCTGATCTTAGCTGGTCTAAGATGGGAGCTGTCAATGCAGCAAAGCAATTAGGAAATTTCTTTGCTCCAAAAGCAGAAGAAGGTAATGAGTTTGATGTGAATTTGACAAACATGGACGGTTCTGTATATAAGAAGATTCGTACTGCTTATATTCGTCCATTGGATGAAGCTGATCTCGACCTAGCATTACCAGAAACAGTATTTAAGTTTGCTGGTGTGACTAATCTTTCAAACAAGATGCGTGAACTCGAACCTAACATACGTACTTTAAAATCGTTGTTAGATGGTGATTCTCAATTTATTAAGAAGGCTCGTGGTGTTGTAGATGTAATAAAGAAATCAAAAGGTAATAAAGCAGAAACCATTACAAATAACGTATTGTCTTCTAAGAAAGCAGCAAGGCTTAGTTTGGTTAACAAACAGCTCTCAGCTTTCATTGATGATGTAGTTTATGGTGATACTGAGGTTACTGATACAGTTAAAGTACTTGGTCGTCAACTTGATTTGAATAAGTGGGGAAACAATATGGCTTTCCTTACTGCTTTGAATAATATGGCATTCAATATTACTGCTGGTGTATCAAACGTAATTATTGGTGATATTCAGGCTTTTGGTGAAGCTCTTGGTGGAAAGTATTACAAACCAGAGAATTATAGAAAAGCTCAGGGACAATATTGGTCTGCTGTACCAGACTTTGCAAACGATGTAAGCTCTCTAAAGAAGTCTAAAATTACCCAACTTGGGGTTAAGTACGATGCTATTCAGGGTGAATTCCGTGATAAGTATGGTAAACGTTTCGTAGGTAATGTAATGCAGAAGTATGCAAGTGCTGACACTTTATTTATATTCAATCATGCTGGTGAACATCATATTCAGCTTACTGGTATGCTTGCATTGATGGATTCTACTAAAGTAAAGATGGCTGATGGTACAGAGGTTTCATTATATGATGCACACGAAATAACTCCAAATGGTTATTTGAAATTGAAAGATGGAGCACAATGGACAGATGCTCAGAATAATGATTTCACAAAGCGTTTACATAGTTTGAATAAGATACTTAACGGTAACTATTCAAAGTTTGATAAGGCTTACTTACAACGTAAATGGTATGGTAAACTTGCCTTAGTATATCGTAAATACTTATACAATGCTTTCCGTGCTCGTTACGGTAAGAAGAGAGTTGATTATGAACTTCAGGATGTTTATGAAGGATATTATAGAACCTTCTTTAACAAACTGGGTAAAGATATTAAAGCGTATAAATTTGAAGCAGCTAAGAGAATGTTGACTCGTGACGGTTGGACTGCTGATGAAAAATATGCTTACAACAAGACAATGTACGAATTAGGTTTATTCACAGGTATCACAATGCTTGGAATAGCTATAGGTGCAAATCAATCTAATGAAGATGATAAGTCTTGGGGAAGAGATTATTTAACACTTCTTATGCTTCGTGCAAGAGGTGATGTTGGACAATACACTTTGTTTGGAGCAACTGATATGCTTAGAATAATGAAGAATCCTTCGGCTGTGATTCAGGCGCTGAGTAGATATAGTGATTTCTTTTTACAACTTACTACTCAACCATTTGCGACTTATAATCGTAAGACTGGGCCATTTGCATCAGGTACTTCTATATTGCAGGCAAAGATGCTAAAGGCTATTCCTATTCTACGTCAGGTAGTTAATTTGATGTCGCCTGCTGAACAGAAGAAATTTTATACCCTTATAAACAAGAATTTCTAATAAATGGGTTCTGGTGATTTAAATATACGTTACAGCTTTAAAGGTTGTGAAAATGAAATAAAAAAGCTTTGGGTTGAATTGAATAAAATTCGCTCAGGCTGTTTTGTTGAAAATGACCCTATTGCTTTAAACAAGACCATCACTATTAATGCTGGTGCTGGTATTATAATTGGAGAAGCCGCAACCCAAACAATTGGGTCTAATCCTGTTTATACAATCTCTGTAGCTGATGGAGGAATGTCAGGTTTCTCTGGACGCTCAGGTTATTCTGGTTTTAGTGGATTAGGGTTAAGTGGATTTTCTGGATGGTCAGGTCGTTCTGGTTTCAGTGGAATTTCTGGTTATTCAGGTTTCTCAGGTAATTCAACATCTGGTTTCTCTGGACAATCTGGTTTCTCTGGTTATTCAGGATCAGGTGTTTCTGGATTCTCAGGATATAGTGGAGCTGGTCGTTCTGGTTTCTCTGGTCGTTCTGGTTACAGTGGATTTAGCGGAGACTCAACTTCAGGTTATTCAGGATTCTCAGGACTCTCAGGATTCTCAGGACTTAGTGGTTTCTCAGGTTATTCAGGTTCTGGTGATAGTGGATTCTCTGGTTATTCAGGAGCTGGTGAATCAGGTTATTCAGGATTCAGTGGAACTGCTACATCAGGTTATAGTGGTTTCTCAGGTCACTCTGGATATTCTGGATATTCAGGATTCAGTGGTTCTGGTATCTCTGGATATTCAGGATTTGCAACTCCTGCATACTTCGCAATCTTTAATAACAATACTGACTGGGGTACAGCTGTTGATGGATTATACTCTATAACATTCAACCATAACTTAAGTAGTTTCAATCTTATTGTAGAATTATGGGATTTGACTGGTACACCTTTCCAAAGATTCGTACACAGCATTGAAGAAATATCAATCAACGATGTTAAGATATATGCAACAGAAATACCTGATGGAAGGTTCGCTGGTCGTATAGTTATTAATGGCTCTGGTGCAAGTGGTGCTTCTGGTTATTCAGGTTACAGTGGATACTCTGGTACAAACCCCGGTGTGTCTGGTTTCTCAGGTTATTCAGGATTCTCAGGACATGCTGCCATTGCTTTTGTTGATTCATTTATAATTGCTGACTGGATTGATAATGGTCTTGGACAATATGAAATTTCTTTCCCACATAATTTAGGTTCTGATGCTCTTGTTGTAGAAGTTTGGGATGCAACTAATCCTATTCTTCCTACGCAGGTTTGGGTAGAAGAAATAGAACAAACCACATCCAATATTCTTACTATCAAAATCCCACAGGATGATGATGAAGATGAAAGATTTGATGGGTTCGTAGTTATTAACGGTTCTGCTGCTTCTGGTTATTCAGGTTTCTCTGGTTACTCAGGTTACTCTGGTGCAAATCCGGGAGCGTCAGGTTTCTCAGGTCTTAGTGGTTATTCAGGATTTAGTGGAACAAATGGTGTAATTGGAAGCGATGGTGCTTCTGGTTATTCTGGTTATTCTGGTGCAAATCCGGGAGCATCAGGATACAGCGGTTATTCTGGAATTAGTGGTTATTCAGGATATTCAGGATATTCAGGTGAATCTGGATATAGTGGTTATTCAGGACGAAGTGGTTATAGTGGTTATTCAGGATTAAGTGGATATAGTGGTTACTCAGGAGTTAGTGGATATTCAGGTTTTAGTGGAATAAGTGGATATAGTGGGTTCTCAGGAACTTCAGGTCATTCAGGATATTCAGGTTACTCTGGTATATCTGGTTATTCTGGTATATCTGGATATTCTGGATTCAGTGGATTGAGTGGATACTCTGGTTATTCAGGAATCTCTGGTTACTCTGGATTCAGTGGTCTTTCAGGTTACTCAGGATATTCAGGAATATCTGGTTATTCTGGTTTTAGTGGAAAGTCAGGTTATTCAGGATATTCTGGATTTAGTGGATTAAGTACTCTTCTCTTCAATACTCAAACTGATACAGACTACACCTTAGTTTTAGGAGATGCCTTTACAGGTGTTAAGATGTCCTCATCTTCTCCACATACCTTAACTGTTCCACCAAATTCATCAGTACCTTTTGTTGTAGGTACAGAAATAGTTATAGAGCAGGGAGGTACTGGAGCAGTTACAATAACTCCCGGTTTAGGAGTAACAATTGATGCTCAAGGTTATACAATGGGCGCTCAATATTCTGTAGTTTGTTTGGTAAAACAAGCAACCGACAGTTGGTTATTGAGTAGTGGTATTTCAGGTTATAGTGGTTACTCAGGTTTATCTGGATACTCTGGTTACAGTGGTCTTTCAGGATATAGTGGTTTCTCTGGTAAAAGTGGGTATTCTGGTTATAGTGGACAAGATGGTGTAATTGGAAGCGATGGTGCTTCTGGATTTTCTGGATTCTCAGGTAAGTCAGGATACTCAGGATATAGTGGACTTTCAGGTTATAGTGGATACTCTGGAATTAGCGGTTACTCTGGTTTTAGTGGTGGGTCAGGTTACAGTGGTTATTCTGGTATATCTGGTTATTCTGGATTCTCAGGACTTTCTGGTTATAGTGGTTATAGCGGTATATCTGGTTATTCTGGTTATTCTGGAATTAGTGGATATTCGGGATACTCTGGTATATCTGGGTACTCTGGATTTAGCGGATTCTCAGGAGGCTTTGGTGGTGATTCTCAGGCGTATACATTCAGCACTACAACTGCTGATGCTGATCCGGGAAGTGGATTGTTGAGATACAATAACGCTACATTTGCTTCTATCACTACGATATATGTAGATAACAATAACGTAGCAGGAACTGATGTTTCTACTTGGCTTGATACTTTTGATGATACATCTTTTAGTTCAAATAGAGGTTATCTTAAAGTATATCAACAAAGTAATTCTTCGAACTTTGCATCATTCACATTAACAGGATCGGTTGTAGATGGTACAGGATATAGAAAGTTATCAGTTACACCTATAGTTAATAATAATGGCGTATTTGCTAATAACACTCCTATAGTTATTACATTTACTCATACAGGTTATTCTGGTTATTCTGGATACTCAGGTTATAGTGGGTTAAGTGGATATTCAGGTTATAGTGGTCTTTCAGGTTACTCAGGTTTCTCAGGATTATCTGGTTATTCTGGATACTCAGGTTCTGGTATTTCTGGTTACTCTGGTTTTAGTGGTATTTCTGGTTACTCTGGTTTCTCAGGTATTTCAGGTTACTCTGGTTTCTCAGGTAAATCAGGATATTCAGGATTTAGTGGACTTAGTACTTTAACATTTACTACTCAAACTGACACAGATTATACTTTAGTTCTAGGAGATGCATTTACAGGAATCAAGATGGATTCTGCATCTGCGCATACATTAACTGTTCCTCCTAATTCTTCTGTAGCATTTATCGTAGGTACAGAAATAGTAATAGAGCAAGCAGGAACAGGCGGTGTTACAATTGCAGCAGGTGTAGGAGTTACTATTAATGCCCAAGGGCTAACAATGGGTGCTCAGTATTCTACTGTATGTTTGGTCAAGCAAGCTACAGATACTTGGCTCCTAAGTAGTGGAATTTCAGGTTATAGTGGGTATTCGGGTTATAGTGGTTATAGTGGATATTCTGGAATTTCAGGTTATTCTGGGTTCTCAGGTAAATCAGGTTATTCAGGATTCAGTGGCCTTTCAGGTTATTCTGGATTTTCGGGGGCTAATCCCGGAGCTTCAGGTTTCTCAGGTTTTTCAGGTATTTCAGGATACTCAGGATTTAGTGGAAGAAGTGGGTATAGTGGATATTCAGGAATTAGTGGTTATTCAGGATATAGTGGAATCTCAGGTTATTCAGGATTTAGCGGTATTTCTGGTTATTCAGGATTTAGCGGTAAATCTGGATACTCAGGTTTTAGTGGACAAAATACTCTTACGTTTACTACTCAAACCGATACGGACTATACTTTAGTACTTGGTGATGCTGGAACTGGAATAAAGATGAGTAGTGCCTCTGCTCACAACTTGACAGTTCCTACAAATGCTTCAGTAGCATTTCCTGTTGGTTCACAGATAGTTGTAGAACAAGCTGGTGCAGGTACTGTTACAATTGTAGCTGCTGGTGGTGTAACTATTGAAGCTCCTAGTTTAGTAATGAATGGTCAGTATTCTGTTGTAGCTTTAGTTAAAACAGCAACCGATACATGGTTATTAACAACAGGTTCTTCTGGATGGTCTGGTTATTCTGGTTATTCTGGAATTAGTGGTTATTCGGGTTATAGTGGAATTTCACCATTTGTTGCATTGGCAACTGCTAACACAACAACATCAACCAGTTTAACAGATTTAAGTGGTTTATCTATTGCTTTAACTGCTGGAACATGGCAATTTGAAGCTATGCTGTTGGGTCAATCTAGTAGTACAGCTGGTGTAAAATTTGCAATTAACTATACTGGAACTACAACATCAATTGATGCTTTCCAGTCAGCCCAATCAAGCGGAACAGGGCTTATAGCAACTGTGAGAATAACAGCAGTAAATACAGGTAGCACAACTTGTTGGACTACAGCTAATACAGAATCCTATGCTTATTTAACTGGACAAATAGTAGTATCTGATTCAGGAAACTTAGTAGTCAGAGGAAATAAAGTAACAAGTGGAACTTTAACATATAGAGCAGCATGTTGGTTAAAAGCAATCAAAGTAGCATAAGAATATTTGTACCTTTTACTAATTTAAGAGCACCAGTAATGCTGGCTGTTCCTGATGCAACCTTCTGTCCTATAGTAGATAAGTTTTATGGATATGGTCAATATTTTAAAGAAAGGTGGAATGAAAAACAAACCTTTATTAATATTGAACATGATGTAGTTCCAAGAATTGAATTGTTAAAAGAGATGTGGAATTGTTCAGAGCCTCTTTGTGTAGCAGGGTATTGTTCTTCTGTAGAGGGAGCTAGCGGAACTTCTCATATAGGATGTGCTAAAATTTCAGCATCTCTAATATTAAAATCTCTTGACTTGTTTGATACTCCTTGTGAATGGATTGAATGTGAGGGTAGAATTGGGGCATTAACAGATTTTAAATTTTGTTATCATGGTGAGGTTCATCATCTTAAAGGTACATAAATTATTATAAATGATCGGTAAAGCAAATACTAGGAGTTTTATTATTAGACATTATTCTAATGTCTTACAGGCTCTACATATAACACTTACTAAACAATGAAATTCGCTTTTACAATGATGATGACTGCTGGCTTTGCTGGTGGTAAAACTTATTTCGTAAGTAATGCTGGAAGTGATGCAGCAAATGGTCTAAGTACAGGAACTTCTTGGCAGACAATATCTAAGGTCAATTCCTCTACGTTTAAGCCCGGAGATACTATTCTCTTTAAGCGAGGAGATACATGGAGGGAACAATTAACTGTTCCATCTTCAGGACAAGCAGGAAGACCAATTACATTTGGTGCATATGGGGCAGGAGCACAGCCTATTATTAATGCTGCTAATGTAATGGGTGGATGGACAAACGCAGGTTCAAATCAGTGGTGGATTGTATGTCCTAATGTTACTACTACTAGAGCAGCTGTATATATTAGTGGTACTCTATATACTCCAGTAGCTTCTCTTGCAGCTCTTACTTCTGCAAACAAATATTTCATTGATACAACTCCAAATCCTGATAGACTATATGTTTATTCAACAGTTGATCCCGGAACTCTAAACCCTGAAGTTTCTAATAGGGATTATTGTATTATAGGTTCTCAAAGTTCTGCTCTTAGGAATTATATTGAGATACATGATATTGAAGTTAGACTTGCAGGAAGGTCTGGAATATATTTTGAAGCTACTGGTAGTGCTTATACAGGCGCATCAGCAGTTAGAAACTGTACTGCATATGGAAACATGGCATTTGGAATATGTCATATTGATAGATTTGATGGTTTCACAGTAACAGATTGTACCTCTACCTTTAACGGTAATGGATTTTATTCTTGGGTTGCAAACGATGGAACATTCCTTAGATGTACATCTTCAGATAACATTGCATATACTGTGCCTTTAACAACTGACGGTCATGCTTTTGGTGGTTATCAGGCAAGTAATTGGCTTGTAGAAAGTTGTACTTCTAATAGAGATAATGATTCTATACATTTGGATGCTGGTGGTACTGCTGCTAATGCAATCATAAGATACAATCAAGTATTTAATTCAAAAACAGGAAGTCCAAATACTCCGGGTGGAGGAGTAGGAAGTGTAACAACAGGAGGTCTTGTAGAATTTTATTATAATCTATTTGTTAATTGTGCATCTGCTGCCTTTGAATGTTTTAGTACTAATACAGGGCAAATACATTTTTATAATAATACCATATTCCTAGCAGATGGTTATGGTGTAGATCAGGGAACTTGGTATACCTCTGCTGGAGATGGCTTCACATTAAAGAATAATATTATTTGCAGAATGGGTAGTGATGGTAAAACACTTATTACAATTGGAAATTCCGTTGCACCAACAATGGATTATAATCAATATTTCCAAGGGCCACTTTCTGGTTATAGATGGTTTTTTAATGCAACTAACTCAACTACATTAGCAAACTGGAGAACATCAACTGGACAGGAAGCTCATTCAGCAACAGGTGATCCATTGTTTGTAAATCAGGCAAGTGATTGGAGTTTACAAGCAGGTTCTCCATGTATAAATGCAGGTACAAATGTAGGTTTAACAAGAGATATTTTAGGTAATCCAATAGTTGGTAATCCAGATATGGGATGCTATGAACACGCTTAATATTAAAACATGATCGGGAAAGCAAATACCCAATTTAATCAAGTAGTTGAAACTGGTTCTTATGTCGTTGACACAGGGACAGGGAATAACTATGTCGTAGATTTTAGACCACCTATTCAGGCATATACTACTGGTTTGAAGTTTATGTGGATGGCTTCTAATACAAATAGTGGCCCTTCTATTATAAACGTAAATGGATTGGGTACAAGAGCCATAAGGAAAGACATTAATCAAGAACTGGATGCAGGGGATATTCTTGCAGGTCAGATTATTGAAATGGTTTATGATGGTTCTGAGTTTCAATTGATATTTGCTGGTAGAGGATTCTCAGGATATTCTGGTTTCTCAGGTATAGGAACTTCAGGTTATTCTGGATATAGCGGAGTTGGTGGTTCTGGTTATTCTGGTTACTCTGGTAGTGGTTTGTCTGGTTATTCTGGATTTAGTGGTGCTGGTGTATCTGGATTCTCTGGTTTCTCAGGTCGTTCTGGTTATTCTGGATTTTCAGGAGATTCTGGTTTTAGTGGACGTTCTGGATTCAGTGGTGGCTCTGGTGGTTCTGGTTTCTCAGGTTATTCAGGAAGAAGTGGATTCTCTGGAGATAGTACTTCAGGATTCAGTGGGTTCTCAGGACAATCAGGTTATAGTGGATTCTCAGGTTTCTCAGGTCGTTCAGGTTATAGTGGATTTAGTGGTATTGGAACATCTGGTTTCTCCGGATATTCTGGTTCTGGTGTATCAGGATATAGCGGATTCTCAGGAGCTGGATTTTCAGGATTCTCAGGATTCAGTGGACTTAATGGTGGTTCTGCTTCATCTGGTTTCTCAGGTTGGTCTGGTTACTCTGGATTTAGTGGACAGAGTACTTTATTCTTTACCACTCAAACAGATACTAACTATACACTTGCTCTTAGTGATATAGGTAGAGGTGTTAAAATGGTTTCTGCTTCACCTCATACTTTAGTTGTACCTTCTAATGCAGCTGTTCCAATTCCTGTTGGTAGTCAATTTGTTATTGAACAAGGTGGAATAGGTGCAGTAACTATAAATGGTTCAGTTGGTGTTACAATAGATGCTCCTAGCTTTGTTATGAACGGACAATATTCTGTTGTAGCATTGGTTAAATATGCAACAGATACTTGGTTACTTACAACAGGTAGCAAAGGAGATTCAGGATTCAGTGGTTATTCAGGTCAATCTGGATTCTCTGGTTTTAGCGGACGTTCTGGTTACTCTGGATTCTCTGGTTTTAGCGGCGCTGGATTCTCAGGTTTCTCTGGATTCAGTGGACTTAACGGAGCTTCAGCCTCATCAGGTTTCTCTGGATTCTCAGGTAATTCAGGTTTCTCTGGTCGTTCAGGATTTAGCGGTGATGCTGGTGGTTCTGGATTCTCAGGATTTAGTGGATTTGGTACATCAGGATTTAGCGGATTCTCAGGACGTTCAGGCTTCTCTGGTTACTCAGGTTTCTCAGGAGATTCTACTTCTGGGTTCTCAGGTTTCTCAGGATTCAGTGGACTATCTGGTGCATCAGGTCTATCTGGTGATTCTGGTCGTTCTGGTTATTCAGGTTACAGTGGAATTTCAGGATATTCTGGTCGTTCAGGATTCTCAGGATTTAGTGGTACAGGGTTCTCAGGTTTCTCTGGATTCTCAGGACAAGATGGATTAGCTTCTGCTTCTGGTTATTCAGGTTTCTCAGGAGTTAATGGTCAATCAGGATTTTCTGGACGCTCTGGTTATTCTGGTTTCTCAGGACTTAACGGTGTAAATGGTATTGATGGAAAATCTGGATTCTCTGGATTTAGTGGATTTGGCTTCTCAGGGTTCTCAGGATTCTCAGGTCTTAACGGTGGTGCAGCATCTTCTGGTTTCAGTGGATTCTCAGGTCGTTCAGGTTACTCAGGATTTAGCGGAGCCAATGGAACGAACGGTACAAATGGTTTGTCAGGCTTCAGTGGTTTCAGTGGAGCTAATGGTACGAACGGAACAAATGGAAGTTCAGGATTCTCTGGATTCAGTGGATTAAATGGATCGGCTGCATCTTCAGGATTCAGTGGATTCTCAGGTCTTTCTGGTGTTTCTGGTTACTCAGGATTTAGCGGACGTTCTGGTTACTCAGGATTTAGCGGAACATCTGGATTTAGTGGTAGTGCTGGTAATACAGGTTTATCTGGATTTAGTGGTTTCTCTGGTTTGAATGGTGCATCTGCATCTTCAGGGTTCTCAGGATTTAGTGGCCGTTCTGGTTTTAGTGGATTCTCAGGATTAAATGGAACCAATGGAACAAACGGTTTATCTGGATTTAGTGGATTCTCAGGAGGTGGTTCGTCTGGATTTAGTGGTTTCTCAGGCGTGAGTGGCTACTCTGGATTTTCTGGACGTTCAGGATTTTCTGGATTTAGTGGAAATTCAACTTCAGGATTTTCTGGATTCTCCGGTTTGAATGGTGCTTCTGCTTCATCAGGATTTAGTGGATTCTCAGGACTTAGTGGTTTCTCAGGATTGAGTGGTTTCTCAGGATTCAGTGGGCGTTCTGGTTATAGCGGATTCTCAGGAGCTGGTCTATCAGGTTTCTCAGGATTTAGCGGACTATCCGGTGTATCTGGTTATTCAGGTTCATCTACAGCAGCTATTATCTATGTAGTAGATGGTGCTGGTACTGTACTTACATCTGGAGTGAAAGGAGATTTACATATTCCATTCTCTGCTAACATAACAGGTATTACGTTATTAGGAGATGTAAATGGTACTGTGTCTGTAGATATATGGAAGATTGCTTATGCTTCTTATCCATCAACAGTAGCCAATAGTATAATTGGTGCTGGTACTATTCCTACAATCTCAGCAACTACGAAATATCAAGACCTTGTGCTTTCAGGATGGAATAAAATAATAGCTGCTGGTGATACATTAAGATTCCAAATTAGGAGTTCTCCTGCACCAGTAACAATAACAAGATTAACAATTTCTTTGACTGTAACTAAGACATCATAATATGCTTTGGACGATTCCGACGATAATGACAAGTAGTATAAGATTAGGTGGTTCTTCTTTATTAACTGGACTTGTAGGATGGTGGAGCTTAGATGAAGCTTCTGGAAACTTTACAGATTCATCAGGTAATGGAAATACTGGTGTACCCACACAAACATCTGGTACAGAAGTATCAGCTTATTCAGAACCGGGTTTAGGTGCAAGCACAGGTACATCAGTGCATTTAGCCGGAGCTACTTCTGCTACTGAAGGTAGAATAGATATGGGTGATCCTGTTGCTTTACGTTTAACATCACAAGGCTCAGTTTCTGTTTGGGTAAAAGAGGAAGCACCTTCATCTTCTATTCCGGGTTTTGTTGTTAAGATGAATTTTGGTTCTGATAGGAATGGTTATGGAGTTTTTGAAGCAAGTGCCCATCCATCTTTTGAAATATGTGATGCTTCAGGTTTTAATAGTAGCACTTGTACTGGTACAACAATGGTTGATGGAAATGTCTATCATATAGTATTTACTTGGGACGGAAGTACAATAAGAGGTTATGTCAATGGAACTGCTGATGCAGCAGCAGTAGTCTCACAAACTCATAATGCTACTTCTACAGGATTTAATTTTATTTTAGGTAGAGGGTTTAATGGTGTAGACTACACAAACTTCGGTTATGAAGGTTGGATGGATGCAGTAGGAGTATGGAATAGAGCATTAACAGCAGCAGAAGTAACAACATTATATAATTCAGGAGCAGGAAAACAATATCCGTTCTAATGACATATTTTATATCAACATCTGGAAGTGATTCATCAGGTACTGGAACATTAGCTAATCCTTGGGGAACTTTTCTCAAACTAAATTCAATAGCTTTAGTTGCTGGAGATATTGTGTATTTCCGTGCTGGTACTTATAATGCAACAAATTCTACACCAACTGCTGGTCAATATGTTGTTATTAGTGGTAAAAATGGTACATCTGCAAACCCTATTCTCATTTCATCTTATCCACCAGATTTTTCAAGTGGCGGTAGAGTGGTTCTTAATCTAAATAGTCCTGTACCACCGAATACTGGTGCAGGATTAGATGTGTTTACTCTTGCAGCTTGCTCTTGGATTAAGATATATGGTATAGCAATTGATGGGCCACTTCAAGCTACAACAGGTAACTTACCAGCATGTTGGGTAGTAGCCACTAATAATGGTTTATTTACTGGAACAAAATGCCACGACATCACTTTTGAGAATTGTGAGGCTAGAAATTCCATGAATGGATTTGTATGTCCGGGTGGAGACAACATTACCTATCTTAATTGTGATGTGCATCACATGAAAGACCCATTCACTGGTGGTACAACAGGGCCATATAGTGGTGCTGACGGATTTAGTAGAACAGGTACAGGAAACCTTTCACAAAATACAATATATAAAAATTGTCGTTCTTGGAATAATACTGATGATGGATGGGATTGTTTTAATACAGCAGGACTTATTACATATGACGGATGTTGGTCTTTTAAGAATGGATATGATGAAAATGATGTTCCTAGAGGAGATGGCAACGGTTTTAAAATGGGGCCAAATGGAGGAACTACAGGATTATTAAGATTAGCAAATAATTGTTTGGCTTTTGCTAATAAGAATCATGGTTTCGACCAAAATGATGGAACTTGTACTGCTCGCTTCTATAATTGCTCATCAATAAATAATGTAGTAAACGATTGGAAGTTTGGCTTTCATACTCCAATTGCTCATATATTCAGAAACAATTTAAGTCTTGTTCCTCCGGGTGGTCTTGCAGGACATGATACTAGCTCAAGCAGTTCAACAGATGATGATGCTTGGGATGCGAGTTTCAATTCATGGCAGCTTGCTGTAACAGTTAATAGTTCTGATTTCACTAATTTAAATATAGCAGAGCTTTCTAGTGCTAGACAACCAGATGGAAGTTTACCAGTTATTGGTTGTGCTCATTTAGTAGCAGGTTCAGATTTAATTGATAAGGGTACAAATGTAGGACTTCCATTTAATGGGTCATTTCCAGATTTAGGAGCTTTTGAAACTGGTTCAGTAGCTCCACCCAATACTGTTTGGTGGGTTGCAACAACAGGTAATGATAGCACTAATACTGGAATGAGTTCTAGTTCTCCTTTCCTTACTTTAGCAAAGGCTGAATCTGTAGTTGCTGCTGGACATGTTGTAAATATTCAGAACGGTACTTATGCTGGTATTACAACCAGTCATAATGGTACATCTGGTAATAACATTGTATTTCAGGCAGTAAATAGTGGTGGTGTTAATATTTCAAGTGTAATTACTATTCCGAATAACTTTAGGACATTTAAAGGAATGGTATTTACAGGACTTGCTAGTAGAGCAATGGATGTTCAGGGAGCAAATAACCTTCTTCAAAATATTACTGTTAATATAAACTATACTTCTGATTATGGTATTAGAGTAGGTCAAGATAGTGTAACAGGTGGAACAGCTGCTAGTAATAATGTATTAGATAATGTAAGAGTTGTTTCTTCAGTTGGATTGGCTACAAATCAAACGGTACACGGTGTATTATTTGGAGGAGGTGGAACAGGAAATGTTTTAAAGAATAGTTATATTTCTAATACATCTTATGGTCTTGTTAATAAGGGAGAAATAGCTACTCTTTGTTTTAATAATGTATTCAATTTTACAAACACTGTCTCAAACAGTGCTATGTATGATAAAGCTTCTTCAAATAGTCAGTATTTTAATAATACTTGTAGAATGTTTGGAAGCGGTTATGGATTCTTAATACAGCAAGATGATATAACATTACAACTTTCTTCAGGTGCTATTGTTAGAAATAACATATTTGTAAGAGGCTCTGCTGATCCTATAATCGGTGTTGGAAATGGTCAAACTCCTGCTTCTATAGCTACAATGACCAATAACTGTTACCAGTATACTACAGGTTCAGTATTCCATGTAAATTCTCCAGTAGCAGACTATCAAACCCTTGCACAATGGCAGTCAGCAACAGGTAAAGACAGTTCTTCAATAGCAGCTACTCCAACGTTTGTTAATAATGGAGGAACTACAAGTGCTGATTATAAACCAACTGCTGGTTCTCCAGTTATTAATGCAGGGGTTGCAATTGCGTCAAGAACTACTGATGCTGGTGGACAGAATATAATTGGTAATCCTGATATAGGAGCTTGGGAATTTCAAGTAGCAGGAGGAGCTGCCATATATTATATTGATACTAATCATCCTTCGGCAAGTAATTCAAATAACGGAACATCTCTTTCAACTCCTTGGAAGGATTTTCAAGGTATTCCTAATCATATAAATACAGTTGCAAACTTTGTTCCCGGAGATGTTATTAATATAAGAGCAGGAACATATGTTGGGCCTACAACTAATTTAATATCAGAATGTCTATTAATTAACGGACAGAATGGTTCTTCTGCTGCCCATATATTAATAACAGCATATCCTCCAGATTTTGCCTGTGGTGCTAGAGTTATCTTTGATTGTACTAATGTAGTACACGATCAAGATTGTGCAGGAATAGTGCTTAGAAACTGTAGTTGGATAGATGTAAGTGGTATCTATGTAAAAGGGCCGGGTCAAAGACCGGGTAGTGGAGGAACAGGAACAACTAATAGTGGTATTTGGTCAGATGGAACTAGCAATAATATTTTTATTAATTGTGAAGCTTCCAATACAATGTTTGGATTCAGATTAGATAATGGAACAAATACTAGCTATAATAACTGTGATTCTCATGATAACGCTGATCCTTTAACTACATCGTCTCCTAATAATCAAGGCAGTGGTTTTTGGAGAAGACTTGGTACTAATACAGCAACAGGAACTGTTTACTATGGATGTAGAGCATGGTATAATTCCAATACTGGATTTGATGTTGCTTCTAGTGGTGGTGTTGTAGATTATGACCACTGTTGGGCTTATAAAAATGGACAGAATTCTGTTGGTACTCTACTTGGAGTAGGAATTGGATTTAGAGCAGGGCCGGATAATGGTACTACAGGAATAAGAAGAAACTTTAGATTCTGTGTAGCTGCAAACAATCGTTTTCATGGATATGACCAAAATACAGGAACAGCTACATCTCAATTCTATAATTGTGATGCTATAAACAATGGAGGAAATGACTGGAAGTATGGTTATAATCTAGGAATAGCTCACGTATTCTGGAATGATTTAAGTTTTGGTAACTGTCCTAGTGGTTCTGGTTGTGTTCCTATTGATGGTTCTCCTAGTTCAGGTGATTCTGGAAGCTGGAACCAAAGTAACAACTCTTGGATGGTTGCTGGAACAATAGATGCTTCAGACTTTAAATCGCTGGATGATACTCAATTATTGAGTGCTAGACTATGTAATACAGAACTTCCTTTTGACACAATAACCTACGCACATCCTGCCAATGGAAGTGAATTAATTGATGCAGGGCGAAATGTAGGATTTCCTTTTCAGGGTCTTGCTCCAGAAATAGGAGCATTTGAAGTAACCCCTTCACTTTTAAAACCGTATTCATTCGGATTAATAATCGTATAAAAATATAATATGAAATTATCAGGTAATTTAACAATTGACAATTTACAACAAAGAGCTACTTACCTTACGGATATAGGAGTAGTAGACGCTTATTCTGTGAGATTCACATATCCAATATCTCCGGGCTATACAAACGGTTTACAAGTAGTATTCCAAGCAGGAACTACTAATACCGGCCCTTGTACTTTAGAAGTAGATGGATATGGGCCAAGACCTATAATGAAAAATGTAAGTACTCCTCTTGTAGCTGGAGATTTACCTGTTGGTAAAATAGTATCAGTTATCTATGATGGTGGTAATTTCCAACTTATGGATTCTGCTGCAAGCGCACCTGTTACTCAGGAAAGATTTGGTTTTCCAGCAGAAGATGTTCAAGCTCTTGAAGATAGAACATTTGATTTAAATAATCATAATTTTAATATATTTGATCTTGGTGATCCTTTAGAGTTTAGGCTTGGATTTTCACTAGCTCAGGCAGCCATTGGTGCTACTCGTGTTATAAGTGGGCCAAACCTTGCTTTTGCAGAGTTGGATTTTAATACTATAGGATCAAATGCACGCTTCACTTTATTCTCTCAAGTTCCGGGTGGTGGTCTTGTAGAAGTTTCTGGTTTTGGTGAAACTGAAACACTTAAACTAGCAGCTGCTAACGGTATTACTTTAGATGGCCCTCTAATCGCCTCAGATTACGGCACTGGAGCAATTACAGGAACTCCTACTTACGCCTTGAATGTTGATGCGGGTGGTAATGTTATTGAGGTTCCTAATATTGAAGGATTTAGCGGGGTAAGATTTGATGATACTACAGGACGTTTAGGACTTGGAAGACTTCAAACTGATACAGGAAATACTCAGGCAACTCTTGTTGGAGATTCTGAAGTTCTATTAGATGGAAGACAATTACGTTTTATAGATACTTCAACTTCAGGTATAACCAGACAGAACACACAGAATATGACTGGTGCTTTTAACACCAGTAATGTTCTTAACTGGTCTGAAATTAAATTTGTTGATATACAAAAAACTGTTCAGTGGGCTATAGGTGATTATGAAGAGTATAAAATGCAATCTGGATTTGTATTAAGACCATTCCAAGCTCTGCATGTATCAAGAAGTTATCTAAACGGAAACGTTACTACAGACGGTAATGAAAATAGCACAGCTATGCATATGTGGAGAGCAGGATTTGAAGCTACAACTGGTTATCCGGGTGGACTTATAGCTGTGGGTGCTAGGGGACATAGTGTTGGTAGGTTTGAAACAGACTTTGAAGCTAACTTCAATGGTTCTACTACCGGATCAATGAGAAATATAAGCTCAAGACTTAAATTAAGTGGAAGTGTTACGGTTGCAATGGACAGTTTCACACATATAATGGTTAATGATGACGTTTCATTTGGAGCTAGTTCAACACTTGGTACACATACAGGTATTCAGATTAATGCTTTAAAAAATGCATTCACAACTAATGCATACGCAATTGACCAACAAGGAACTTCAGACCTTGTAAATATTGCTGGAATCTTTAGACTTATCCCAAGAACAGCAACATCTGCAAGTGCAATAACACCATTAGAAGGAGATATTGTATTTGTATCAAATACTGATGGAACATTTACTTCTATTGGCCCTTGGTGTTACTATAACGGGGCATGGCACGCTTTATAAAAAATAAAAAATGGCACAAGACAACGTAGAATTAACCAGCTTAACATGTAAGCAATATTTTTCTAATATTCTTACAGGGATCAACTGTTCATGGAAACAGCAGTTGATTGATGCTTTATGCACGGCTTATAGTATTCCAACAGACCTTACATGTGAGCAGGTTCATAACTGTGAGACACTTACTGTGTTAAGTGATTTTACAATAGATGGGAATGTTGTGTCTATCCAGTACACCGATGAAAATGGAACCACATTTACAAGATCGTTTGAGATAGATGAACTGACTCAAAGATTCGCTGTTAGCGGAGAAGATGATACTGCTGCTCAAAATAGGTATTACAATATGCCTAGCAATTATATTGCTTTTGGTAATGGTACTAGGGATTTCCTTAAGATAGATGGGGCTAACGATCAAATAAAAATTGATACTAATCAGTTATTTATAAATTCTACATTATCTGGTGCTGAAAATGGATATGTATGGACACTTATAGATAATGGTTCAGGAGAAGGAGCATGGCAACCACTACCAATAGATGATTTTGTTATAACAGCAGATAATGGTCTTTCTAAGAATGCTCCATCGAACGTTCAATTAGGCGGGCCTATTGGTGATCCTTCAGAACTTTTAGATGATAGGTATATAGATAGTAATACTTTTACACTTTATACACAAGGAACAAATAATTTTAAACCAATTTTAAAGGTTCAAAACTTTTCAACTGCTGGTTTTTTAAATAGTAATGGTATAGAAAGTACAGTGCGTACAGGGGTAGCTATTAGAGGTGATGCTTTAACTACAGGATATGGAGTAGTAGGAACTACAGATGGTGGACAAGGAGTTAAAGGAGATGCTACAGGATTTGGAACTGCTGGAGCTTTTACGGCTGTATCTGGTATACCAGTGTGGTCTATAAATTTTAATCCTTCTGTTTCTACTGCTGAGTTTGGATTATTAATGACTAGAAGTACTGGTGGAACACCTACGGCTGGATTTGGTTCATATATTGAATTTGATTTAAAAGATGCTGGAAATTTTACCACTTTATCTAATAAAATTATTTCTAGTTGGGTAAATCCTGTTCATGGTTCAAGAACCTCTGATTATGCAATACAAGGAGTTAGCAATACAGTTATATCAGAAATATTTGGTTTGGATGGTGGAGGTGCAGCAAGATTACCTCATTATGGTGATGGTATTTTTACTGGTACACCTACATTCTTAGCAGCCTTTGATACTAACGGTAACGTTATAGAAGTAACTACATCTTCCATTACACCTGATCCTACAAGATTTGGTGTATCTGGAGAAGATGACCAAGCAACTCAAACTAGAAATTTTGACCTAAATGGTCATAATATTATTATAGATGGTGCAAACAATGGTCTTGCTATTTTACCATCTTCATTTAATGCTACTTTAACAGCTACTCATACTGGAAGTGATGCCAACGCACAATTAAATCTTATTGCTAATTTAGGTGTAACTACTCAATTTGGACTTTCAACATTTGATAATAATACAAGTGGTTTTGCTAATTTAATAGGAGATTCGATAACAGGTACATTAAATCTTAGTGCAAATAATGGTATTGTTTTTGGAAACTATGGAGTAGGAACATTTTCAGGTAGTCCTAACTATTTTCTTGGTGTAGATGGTAGTGGAAATGTTATAGAGACATGGGTTCCAGATTCTGTAGTTACAGCACAAAACGGGCTTTCCTTAAATAGTGGTGATGCTACAATTGTAGAACTTGGTGGGCCTTCAGGTACTCCTGCGCCATTACTAAATAATAGATATATTTCTGGTGATTTCTTATTATCTTTGAGCGACGGTATAATGACAATAGGTACAGATACTCCTATTGTATCTACTCTTACAGTATTCGATGATAGAACGGCTAATTTCTTTGGTACTTTATCAACTAAGAGACATGCTGTATCTGGTTCTCCATCAGTTGGTTATATAGGTGCTGAAGGTCAAATGCTTGTAACAAGTGGTACAACTTATAGTGGTACTCAACCTTTAGGTGGTATGTATGGTGAATTTGGATTCCTTGGTAGTGGAACTTGGGCTTATGATGGTACAGCTTCATATGTGCAACTTGCTGGTCTTAGTGGTGTTGTGACTGTTTATGATGATGCTGCTTTCAACTATACATCAGGTAATAGTTTCTTTGCAGGAGGTCAGTACTGGTTGAATACAGCAGGTTCAGGAACTATGGACAAATTTGCATGTTTAAGAGCCTTATATCCTATTACAACTGCTGGTGCAACTACTACACAAACTATTACTAATCACTATGGTTTATATATAGATGATATTGCAGTAGGTCTTGCTGGTGGATATACTGTAACTAATAGATGGGGTATATATCAGGCTGGTGCTACAGAAGTAAACTTCCTTGGTGGTAAGACCAATTTTAACACTCTTATCAATCTTGCTGTATTTACAAACTCATCACCTGTTGATGGTGACATCTGGAGAGCTGACAACACTAACACAGGTTTAAAGGTGAGAATTAATGGTGTAACCAAGACAATAACAGTATCATAATTTAACAAAATATTAATATAAGAATTTGGAAATTAAATAGTTATTTCGTACATTTGTCAAAAACCAACAGATGCCTAAATATTCGATTGTCATTCCTACGTACAATCACTTTGAAGATTGTTTACGTCCTGCCGTAGATTCTATTCTTAAATACACTACGCTCAATGATTTTAGTACTGAGTTAATAATTGTTGCAAACGGCTGCACAGATGGTACTAAAGATTACATTAAAGACTTACAATCTAAGTTTCATGGTATCGTTTTATTGTGGTTTGATGAAGCTATAGGCTTCACCAGAGCCACTAATGAAGGTATTAAAATCTCAAGAGGAGATTATATTATTACCTTTAATAACGATAACATTCTCCTTGACCAGCAATACAATGACTGGCTTAATATCCTTGTAGCTCCTTTTGAACAGAAAGACCGTAAAGTCGGTATGACTGGCCCAATGAAGGAGCATTGTCCTCACGCTGATAGGGATTTTCTTTTATTCTTTTTATCTATGATTTCTAGGGAAGCACTTGAAAAGGTAGGACTTCTTGATGAAATATTCTCTCCGGGATATGGAGAAGATACAGATTTCTGTGCTCGTGTGGCAGATGCTGGTTTTGAATTAGTTCAAGTACCAGATGAATCACGTATGTTCTATGATACTAATCGTAGGACTGGTGTATTTCCTATATATCATGCTGGTAATAAGACATTTGCGAATTGGCCCGGCGGTGAAGCACTTCTTGCCAAGAATAATAAGATATTAGAAGAGAGATATAGAGGAGAGCCAAAATTAGGTGAGCTTACTAGGGATGAAATAATTAATAATCCAAAAATAGCAAAGGCTAGAGCTTGTGACGGTTTTATGAGTGAGGCTGAACTGCTTTGGTTAGCTGAACAAGCAGCTAAAGCTAAAACTGTTATAGAAATAGGTAGCTGGCATGGTAGAAGCTCAAGAGCTTTAGCAGATAATCTTCCAGATAACGGAAGACTTTTTTGTGTAGATCATTGGGCTGGTTCTGCTGTAGAACGTAATACTAATCACCAATCAGCAGCTTGGAATGATGGAGATCATGCCTTCCTAGAGTTCTCTGATAATCTTTCAGATCATATTCAATCAGGTAAAGTAATTCCTGTTAGGATGAGTTCTAAAAACGCTTCTGCTTGGTTTAAAAAGCAAGGTATTAAAGCGGATTTAATCTTCATTGATGCTGGACATACCTACGAAGAAGTAAAGGAAGATATAGGTTTATGGAAGGATGTAGTTTTTGAAAACGGAATTCTTTCTGGACATGACTATAACTACACAGACGGAATGTGGGCAGGAGTTACCCAAGCTGTAGATGAAGCCTTTAATCTTCCTACAATACAACAGGAAGATACAAATATTTGGGCTATCAAACCTAACGAGGCAATACCTTTAGTTAATTCAGGCGGAATACCAAATGTTATGAATAAACTTAATATATACGATTGTTTCCCGTTCTTTAATGAACTGGATGTCCTTGACATAAGATTTGCTGAAATGTATGATGTTGTTGACAGATTCGTTATTGTTGAAGCTGCTATAACTCATGGCAACAAACCTAAACCTCTTTACTTTCAGGAAAACCTTGCTAGATATGAAAAGTATTTAAACAAGGTAACTCATATAGTAGTTAGTGAAGATGAATTCCCTGCAAGGGATAGTTGGAGTATAGAACGTCACCAGAGAGATCAGATTATGAGAGGTCTTACAGATTGCAAGGATAATGATATGATTATTATCAGCGATGCTGATGAAATCCCAAGAGCCTCAAAGGTTTATGAATTTGACTATTCAAAAGGTATAATGGGGTTTCAACAAACTCTTTATTATTACAAGTTGAATTGTGAGGCTGCTGATAAATGGAATGAGGCTAAAATTGCCACATACAAGAATGTAAAGGAGAAAACTCCATGTGGAATTAGATACTGGCCTACAACAGGAGATTCCCTACTTAAGAATGGTGGATGGCATTTTAGTTATCTTGCTGATATTAATGGTATCAAAAATAAGATTGAAGCCACAGCCCATCAGGAATACAATACAGAAGAAATGAAAGATTTAAGTAGGATTGAGAAGGTTGTGAATGAAGGAAAGGATTTATATGGTCGTCCTTTACAATATCATTTTGTAGAAGTAGATGAAACCTATCCTCAGTATGTATTAGCAAACTTAAACAAATATGTATTAAATGGCTTAGTACAGCCAATGGAAGTAGTATCAAATTAAAACCAAACAATAATGACAAATTTAGTTATTTTAGATGCTTCAGGGAGTATGAACTCCATGAAAGATGAAGTTATAGGCTCGCTTGTCCAGCTGTTTATAACAATGCGTGAAACAAAAGCACAACATAATATTGTTGTAGATTTTTCAGGCAGTAATGACATTAGAACACTTGTCAATACAAATGACGTATCTGAACTTAAAGAAGAATTAGCAGGAGCGTATAAACCTAGAGCAGCCACAGCCTTATATGATGCTATCGGTTATGCTTTTGATTTAGTTCCTAAAAAGGAAAAGAAAGTTTTTGTTACTATTATAACAGACGGTGAAGAAAATGATAGCAAGGTGTATGATAACAATGATATTAAGAAATTAATTGCTAAGAAAAAGAAAGCAGGATGGGCAATTTTATTTACAGGAACAACTGAAAAAGATGCCACATCTGTAGGGTTGAAAGACCAATATAGAGGATTTAGTGCTGGAGACAAGACAAGTTATGCTAAAATGATGGGTAAAAGTGGTTACTCAGGTTATAGTGGAGCAAGTGGATATTCTGGATATTCTGGATTTGCTAACTTCCTCATGACAGCATATGCTTCTACCACAATACCTTTATCATCAGGTGTTGTTGATACTTTGTTTGAAGAAGCTGAAAAACAACAGAATATAGCTGATGCTAGTGGCAATAACAACGTAATAGACCCGAATGAGTCAATATGATATAACGGTGGGGATTCCCACCAAGAATAGGTACGAGTGTTTAGATAAAACTCTGCTATCCATTGCTTTACAAACGTATAAACCTAAGAAAGTAATAATAGTAGATGATTCAGATAATCCAGTAGACGTCAGGGGTATATCTCATTATAGGTATATCCTTGACCTCCTTCTGGAGAAGGGTATAGATTGGGACTATAGATTCGGTCTTAAAAAGGGTCAGCATTTTTCTCATCAGTACGTGCAAGAGAACGCTAATACAGACCTTATTTTTAGGATAGATGATGACGAGGTTGCAGCTCCAAACTGTCTTAGATTGCTCGTAGAGACCTTTAAAAAGGATTCTAAGATAGGTGCTGTGGCTCCTGCCGTGACAATGTCCAATCCTGCTGAACTTCCTCTAGGTTTAAGGAACAGAATGACCAGTATTATGTCTGCCCCTAACATGCAATGGTTTAAAGGGACAGGGACTTATGATGCTGACCATCTGTACTCTTGCTTTCTATACAAGCGAGGGATTATGTCTTACGACCTATCCTTATCACCAGCAGCCCACAGGGAGGAAAGTATCTTTACGCACTCAATTAAGAGGGCTGGATATAATCTGATGGTCAATATGGATGCTAAGGTCTGGCATTTCAGGGAAGAGAAAGGCGGAATTAGGGCTAATCCTAATCCTTCGTTTTGGGAATGGGATGAGAAACACTTCCAAAACCTTTTAAATCAATGGGATATAGTCAATACCACAAAGATGTTCATCCTTGATAACGGTATTGGAGATCACTATGCTTTTAAGAATATACTTCCTGAGTTAAGGAAAAAGTATAAGGATATGTTAATAGCTGCCTGCTTTCCAGAAGTCTTTTGGGACGAAAAAGGTCTTAAATTGATCTCTATTGCAGAGGCTAAAATGATCTATGGAAATATAGAGAATTACAATATCTATAAATTTATGGGAGATAGAAACTGGGATAAATCGTTAACCGAAGCTTTTAGAGCTTTTTATATAACAGATAATGAAAATTATAATTTCACCTTTCAGCAACAAAACCATGTCGGGGAAACCAAACCCAAAGAACTATCCAGTCCAGTACTGGCAGGAGGTTATAAGCTTATTAGCTAATAAAGGTCATGAGGTTTGGCAGATAGGTAGGAGTGGTGAGGAGAAGCTCGCTGAAAAGACGTCGTTTGATATGCCGCTTTCAAAGCTTAAAGACTTTGCTAGTGATATGGATACCTTTATATCTGTAGATAATTTCTTTCCTCATTTCTGCAATCATTATAATCTGAAAAGCGGAATAGTTATATTCTCCAAATCAGACCCTAAAATATTTGGATATAAACAGAATAAGAACTTATTGAAGGATGTTAAGTACTTGAGGCCGGATCAGTTTGGTCTTTGGGACTCATGCAATTATGAACAAGATGCTTTTGTATTACCTCAACAAATAATAGATAACATATGAATCAAGTTAATTTAAAGACAATGACTCTTGAAGCCTGTAAAGCATTTGCTTGGGATTTACAGACTATTATACAGCAGTATTCAAATATGCTAGACGCTGTAAATCAAGAGATCAGTTTAAGATTGAAGCAGGAATCTGCTGCAAAACAAGCAGCTTCTATAACGGAATCTTCAGAAGAACCTGCGGCTAAAGTAGTAGAAATAAAAAAGGGCAAGAAATAAATCTTAGCCCTTTTATTATGTTGATTTAGTATGGTTTCCTATTGTAGGTCAAATACCGTACCATTTAGAAATTCCTACCACCTCCGTCAGGATATAACTCTCCTCCAACGTCACTCTGCCAGAATTCATGATTATCTAGCTGCATGATTGTCAGCCTTCCACGACGTCCTCCCCCACCTGTATCTAGGTTCCAAACATTTTGTGCATGTATAGGATCAGTATCCCATTCCTTTTTAAAATAAGGACAAGGAGTATGCCCTATAAATACTTCATTAACCTCTTCTACATACTTAAACTCTTCTCCTTTACGACAATGAAGAGCATCTTCAGTTAAATCTCTATCCCAAAGATATACACTTTTTCCTTGACCTTTTAATGGTTTAAATCTATAGAATCCACCATGAACAAACACATTATTGTCATCATCTTTATAGAATAGGTGTTGTCCATGAAAGAAATCTCTATGAGTTTCTGGAATATCCAGATAGGTTAGATTTGTTTTAAAGCCTAATCCGTCTCTTCCAGCTTCAACTTTTCTGTAATCAACATGACCTGCATAGCTTATAGCTGTAGCATATCCACCTTGTTGCCACCCATCAGGATGTACTCCTGTATTTAACCATGTTATAAACCAATCATCGTGATTTCCACGTATGTCAATTCTATTTTTAAACGTGAGCAATTCTTCGACACATTCATATACCTGATAAAATCCATCTGTAATATCACCAAGAGTAATAAGTAGATCATTCTCCTTATCAATTCCACACTTCTCTAGTACCTGTTTAAGTGCCTTATAATTTCCGTGTATATCTCCAATTACAAATCTGCGCATCCTAAATGATTAAATATTTGTTTCCTAATATTATTTACTTTATTCAAATTATAATTTTCCCTGACATATTCTCCTAATCGCTGACCTTGCTCCTGTCTGTATACTTTATCAGTTATAAGCCTGTATAAAAGTATGTACCACTCTGCGACCGACTTTGCCATCAACATTGGCTCTTTCTCATCACTATATGGCGGAACATCGGATGTTACAATTGGAGAATACTTACAGCCTACTTCAAGTAGTTTAAGATTACTCTTATGACCATTAAAGAAGTTAAATTCAAGAGGAGCAATCCCTATATCACAATGATTATAATGATCTATGTAACTCTCTAGTGGCAGAAATCCTTTCTTAACAAGATTCTTAATCTTTCCATTGCCTGTTATTATCCTCACCATTTTATCCCAAAATTCAGGGCGATTCTCATCGTACCCACATAAAACCATTTGAAAATCAAGATGAGATATTTTTTCAAATAAATACTTGATACTCAATAAATCCCTCATGTGGGACGTACCACCAGCATACAGAACTCTAACCACATCAGACTCCTCTTTATACGAATTAAATTGCCCTTCATCAAAGGGCAGTGCGTTAGGAATAACTTCTACATTCTTGTTATATGGTAGGACTTGGTCTGCCAGTCGCTTGGTCGTAGTCCAGACCATATCAGAATTTAATATGCCCTCCATCATCTTTTGGGTAGTGTTATACTTATCCCACACTTTCTCCGCCACATGACCGGGATATAGTTTCCAATAGTCATCAAGATCACAGATGATTGTAAAGCCGTGTTTGAATTTAAACTTAAGAATTTGCCCTATGTCAAAAGGACAATATCTATTAAATATCAACACTTTACAATCCTTAAATCCGTCTGGTAGAGTTCCCGGTTTCAATCTTGTTGGTATACCTAAGTTCTCTAGCGGAAGAATAAGTCTGTGATAATCACAAGCATTCTTACTTCTTATAAATGGAATAATATCCATAATTTTTGTAATATAGAGCCTCCTACTTCAATGAGTATCAACATTATAAATATTGCGATGGCGAATTTCCAGTATTGGCCTTCTTCAATCCATCTGTCTAAAAAGAACTTTTTCATGAGAAAAACCACTTATAAAATAAGGATGCAAGAAATGCTCCTCCTACAAAACATCCTATCATTATTAGAACAATAATCAAATCTTCTTTAAAACTCTTACTTATTTTCATTATCCTAAAAATTGGACTCCTTTACCCAAAATATCAGATTTGGACTTCTCATACGTACCTACGGCTACTGGAATTACATCGCTACCAGACACAATCATAAGCACATTAGACTCGTCAATTAATTCATACAGATATTGACCATGTTTAAATTTGAGGCCAGCGTTGACCTTGTAAACGACTATATCGCCGGGTTTTGAGGTAGGAGCAATCCATCCTGTGTCAGGATAGTATTTTCCATTACCAACTTCGATAACTTTGGCAAAGCAAGTATCATTCTGCATATCTTCATCAAGAGTTCCTAATATAAGTCCTCCTGCTGAAATCTGTTCAAGGTCAACACGTTCTGTCAGCAATCTATTTCCTAAAGGTGTAAAATTCATATTATTTTGATTTAAGTTTAGTCCAGTTAAAATCTTGTCTTGTCTTTTCCTTGTGGCATTCTTCACATAACATCTGATAGTTTGATAACCATGCTCCACCACCACCTTTATCTATAGGCACTATATGGTCACAATCCTTCCATTTGTGTTCGTGGCAGATCATACACTTGTCGTTGCCAAAATACTTCTCGTACACAAAGCTTATAAATTGTTCTCTATAACCTATTATATTCCAGACAGCTATAACAAACATCTGACAATCTTTAGATGCCCAAAGCTGTCCTACTTTTACAGGTTGTCCGCATCCACAAGGACATAGACCATCTGTACGTTTAGGGAACAGAGTAGCGAATGTTATATTCTGCCAATTATAACGGTTATACGGATTAACTGCATATCTCACCTTTTCATAAACTTCATTAGGGTCAAATCCTACTAAACGTTTAATGTAAGCATCAGCCTCGATTTCCTTATAGGGTAATGGTTGTCGGCAGGAAGTGGGCTGATGCTCAAAAAGATCATATTCGGATTTAATTGTTTTAGCCATATCCCCAAGCTTTTAACGTATGTTGAAAAGGATGTCCATCAATATTCGCAACTTCGATAAGCATGTTTTGAGCAATCTCTCTAATTTCAACTTGAGCATGGCTATCTAATCTTTGAGTTAAGAAATTATTAAAACTTCTCATATTAAACATTACATCTGCTTGAATCTGACTGTTATAGGTTTTAAAAAAACGGGCAGACTCTTTAGCTCTTTTACGTCCAAGAATAGGAGTTAATTCTCTAAGAGATTGATGATATAACTCATTACCTATTTCAACATATTTTTCTAGTATGGATGCCCAATTTGATTCTTTTGGTTTTATCCATTCATAATCATATCCACAAAAGGCCGAAACTGTTTCTGAATTAGGAATGTTTTTCCAATCTTCAGGCAAGTAATACTTATCTTCTTTAAGTTCTTTATACCTAGCTGATTCTGCATTTAAAGAGCTTATACGATGCTTTAACAAATGAATATGAGAAGCTATATCAGTATCTACAAGAAAATGAACTATGCCTTTCTCAAAGGGAGAACCATGAGGAACAGGCTCAGCTTTCCAAAGATCGTTAAGCATTTTCCCTATTCTACCTCTTTTCTCATCTGTCAATTCTCGTGAAGTGGAAGACCAAGCGGAGCAAGCTATAGCTACATCTCCACCGTACCATCCTATAAGTTCTACCTTATTCTTCATTCTTTAATTTTAAAGCTGCTAAAGGATAACTTTCTTTATCCTCTTCGTTAAGGGTTACGTATATAACTTGTTCAATCATAGATTCATCCATTCCTTCTCTAAGCATAGACTTATACATAAACTGTGCTCCTCCACACCCTGTTGTTATCCACATAGCTACATCAATATGATATATATAACCCTTAATCAGTTTATGATAAGGACTATTTGGATTAGTAGTAAGTTCTTCAACTTCTTCATCACTTCTAGGATCGCTGGTAAATCTTTCTATATATTCCTCTTTATCTTCTTCACTCTCTTCTAACTTTTTAGAGAAGAAATTTCCTATTGCAGCATGGAGTGAATTGATTTTAATTGGTTCTAATGATTTAGATGTCTTTTCTTCTTTAAGAAGATCAGCTATTTTCTTTGGCATTCTTGGATTATCTTTCATCACCATCTCCTTTTTGCACTCCACGTTCTTGACGTGAACGAAGTTTCGCCATATTATAAACTAATATATCTTCAAAGGTATAACCTAAATCAAGTGCAAGTGCTACATTATACCATTGAACATCACCTAGTTCTTTAAGAACCGCTTCTCTATCTAATTTTTTATCTCCTCTTAACCATTTTTTAACTTTTTCAGCAACTTCTCCAGCTTCTCCAGTAAGGCCAAGAGCAGGATAAACGATAGCATGTTTCTCTGGAAACACCTTCATATCCTTTACAAACTGCTCATACATGTTTATAAGATCAGTAGGAGTCGATTCCTGAGTTGATTTCTGCGTTGTATTTGTTTCTGTCATATTTTTTTAATAATTCTAAATAACGTTGATAAGTCTTAGGCATCTGTGTTTTTCTATCAGAAGGAGCTAAGGTGTGCCACAAACTATGTTTTTCAAGCGAAAGCAGTACACAGACATCATGATTAAAAATATGATTCGGATAATGCTGTTTATCAAGAATATGGTGTACGTGCCATTTATGATAGCGGAATAATGGAGAACCAGATTCATAACATACAGGAGTATTATTATCCCAAACGTCTCTGTAGAACTTATTGAGCTTTGCTTCATACTCCGGTTCTTGTTTTTTCTTTCTATTCTCATTATAACGTTTTGTTAGCCTTCTTTGGTTGCATCTAGTACAGAGTCCTAAAGACTTCTGAACTATTAACTTTGTCTCTCCACACTCATTACAAATTCCTTCTTTATATTTTATTTTCAAGCTTCTGCATTAAATTACGTAGTTCATCAAAATAAAATTGCATACCATTATAATCAAAACTCTTCTTGGCTAGACTTTCATAGATTTCAGTATTCATAGACTTATCATAAAAGCCAGCTCTTACCATAACATCATGCGCATAAAGGTAGCGTATGCTCTTATAAATCTCTCTCATAATATCCATATGCACTTTGTAATACATACAACGAGGAGCAGTCTCTACATTTTCTATAAGAAGAAATTGTTTATCTTTAGATATAATACAATTACATAACCCAAAGGTAATAAAACGTTTAGGCCAGTTTTCTTTACCTATTTCTTTAGCTGCTTCCCACCATTCTGATTTTTCAATTTTTTCCATTTATAGCTTGTTTAATAATGTTTTCAAGTTCAGTTGCAAATTCCTGATTATCAGAAAGTAATTGCTTTAATGCGTCCTTTCCCTGAACCTTAGTATCTTTATACGTTAGCCACGCTCCGCCTTTTTTAATAATTTCAAGGTCAACACCGACCTTTACAAGTTCTTCAAGCTTGTCTATTCCAACACCGTAAACAATATCAAATTCAGCTATTCTAAATGGTGGTGCTACTTTATTTTTTACAACCTTTACCTTCGTATGATTAGAAACTACTTCTTCATCTACTTTGTTATATGATGCTGTCCTAATATCAAGTCTTATTGATGAATAGAACTTAAGTGCATTACCTCCTGTTGTTGTTTCAGGATTACCAAACATTACGAATTTTTCACGTAATTGATTGATAAATATAACTATAGCTCCTGTTCTTGAAATAGAAGCTACCATCTTTCTAAGAGCCTGACTCATAAGAGCAGCTTGCTTACCCATTTTACTCTCTCCCATTGCCCCTTCTAACTCCGCCTTTGGGATAAGAGCAGCAACAGAATCAATAACAACGACAGATAAAGCCCCGCTCTCAACAAGTCGGTCAGCAATCTCCAAAGCCTGTTCTCCATAATCTGGTTGTGCGAATTTTAATTTTACAATATCTACACCAATAGCCTCTGCATAAGATGGATCAAAAGCATGTTCTGCATCAATATATGCACAGATTCCGCCCTTCTTTTGAGCTTCTGCAATTACATGCAATGCAAGAGTTGTTTTACCAGAAGATTGTGGCCCATATATTTCTACGATTCTTCCACATGGTAAACCTCCAATTCCTAGAGCTACGTCTAATCCGAAAGAACCAGTACTTATACTTTCAACAGGTGGGGGATTGTCCGAGAGAGATACTATAGAGTTTGCGCCAAATTCTTTATTTATATCATTAATGGCAGCATCTAACTTTTTTAGCTTGTCATTATCCATACGACAAAACTAAAATAAAAAACCCGAACCAACAAATGATTCGGGTTAAAGGTGTGTTAAAAACACGCCGTGCAAACGATTAAATTCCACACGAACCTCCTCGGTTCGTTATACTACAAATATCGTGATATTCTTCTTCAAATTCAAGTCCTTCATAAAGAATTGCTTCATTATAAGGAACTGGAGTGATTGGCTGGCCTCCTCTTGCCCCATCAGGGTAACAGGTGAATCCTCTTAGCCTGTGAGCATATTTCGCTAAAGTTTGTGCGAATGGTTGTACCAGCCCTTCATTGTTTAAATCACTCCCCCAAGACGGCAGGTTAATAGTTGAGGATATAGACATATCCACGTAGTCCTGTATGTCCGCTTGGAACTTAATTCTCCTTTCATAGTCAGCAGCAAGATCAACAGCAGATTCAATATTGTCTGGATTGATACCGAAGTGATCTACCATGATTTTGGTCACACCGTCGATAACATATTGATATACCCACGATTGCTTGCCTTTCAGATAACGTCTCTTATATGCCACAGCAAATAATGGTTCAATCCCTTGTGAGGTTCCAGCTAGGATTCCGATTGTACCAGTAGGAGCAATGGCTCGCTTGGCTTTAGGGCGAGAAATACCCAATTCATCACAAAAGAAATCAGCGGTATAATCTGAGTATCTTTCATAAACATCAAGCCATTTATGGAGTTCAGGAGTGACTTCATATCTACTGTTACGCTTCAAGAGCCACTCATGAATCCCCATAAGGCCAAGCCCCAGTCGTCTATTCTTTTCTCTAATCTCGTATACCTTCTCATAGGGGAGATGTGCCACAAGCGTACCACAGACTAGGAATTTGGTAGCAAGCTCCACAATCTCCTTAAATTCGCTTATAGATTCAATTCTGGACATGTTGATTGAACCTAGATTGCAGACGTCAGAATCGTCTTCACTCGAAACCTCTGTACAAGCGTTTCTTAAAATCTCATTCTCTTTATCGTAGAAGTTAAAGGAGAATCCCGGCTCAGCCGTACTTAACGCTTGTTTAACATTTTCTATGAATACGTCTCCAACCTCTCCTGTTTCATTAAATCTCTTTAGCCATTCGGTATCATAGTTTACCGATATGTTTGTCATATCCAGAGGACATGGAAAATTAAAATCTTTTTGTTTTAAATCCCAATAGGAATAATCAGTTCCTATGACTGGCATATGCTTCCAGTCTTTAGCATGAATGAATTTAAAAATGTCTTTATGCTTATGATTAAGGCTTGCATATATAGCAGATCGTCTCGAACCACCCTGCATTACCTCTCTGCCTATCTCATTGATTATACGCATCTTGGATATAGGGCCACTTGCGAATCCACCAGTGCGAGAAAGGCTTTCACCCTCAGCCCTATATACATCGTAATTGCTCCCTATCCCGCCACCAGTAGTGAGACAACTCTCTGATTTCCAAGATAAATTAGCCCAATCTTCTCTTGTATCTTCGATAGCTTTTAATAGATAACAATTATTAAATGCTTTAAATGGACGTCCGGCGTAGTATAAATATCTACCTCCCGGAATAAATTTCATTTCAGCAATAATCTTTTTTAATTGCTGCTTTTCTGATGATCTAAGATGTTCATTACAAACGTCTTCTACTAATGTGTCTGCGAGTAATTCCCACGTTTCGCATCCTTCATGTTTATATTTGTGATTGAAAATTGACTCTGAGAATTGAGTTCTGAATACATTGTGCATCTATTAAATAGCCTATTTTGGAAGGGATGCAAATGTATGGTATTTGTATCAAATTACAAAATAAAAATCTTTAACATTTCTGTTAATATTTAAATTTGGTTATTTCACTTTTTTAACTTACCTTTGTTCTTTATTTGAAACTAAAATCAATGCCTAAAACAAGAAAGAATAAAGACAGGAATAAGAATTTATTAAAATTTAAACAAAAACACAAAAAGAGTATTATGTCAGACAACAATGCAAACCAATTCCAAATGCCTCCAACAAGACAAACTCCAACATGGGAATCCACTGATATATTTGAAGTATCAGGTAATGAACTTGAAGTTTTCTCTGAACTTATGGATGTGTCGGCTCGTGCTTACGCTGCCTATACAAACATTATAAATAGGGGATTATTGAATGGTACAGTTCAAATCCAGCATGAGAAGTTAAATGCTGCAAAGAATGGTTATGAACTGATGACAGATGAAGAAGCAGCTCCACTTAGAGAACAGGTTAAAAACGTAATTGCTGAGACTAAAAAAATAGCAGAGGAAACCAAAGCAAGAATAGCTAGAGAACTGGAAGAGAAGTACTTAGCTAAGGAACAGGAAGGTCTTCCAAGAATTGATGCTATTGTAGACCCAACTGGTAAAGAAGCTTCCACTGAAATTGTGGAACCTGAACAAGCAAAAATAATAACATTAGAATAAATATTTCCGGTTTAGCTTTGTGGTGTGCGGCCCTCCTTTTGGGGGGCTTTTTTAATATGGTATACCCCCCTGATATGGAAATCCTTTCTTCCACATTGCCCTATTCCACTCTCCATACTCATCAGCCATAATTCCGTATCCACTATAATCATAATCGTCATCATAATTATTTGGTACATAAATCTTTTGCTTCTTTTCATAGAATAGTGCTCTTTTTTCACCATTAGGTATGACCTTAATGATGATAATATCTTCATCTTTCAAAATGAATTCATTCAGAGCTTCCTGATTATCAAAGACTTCTGCTTTAAATGTATTATTGTTCATTACGTCTAAATTTTAAAATTGATTCATATGTTTGATCCCAAGCGTCAAACTCATCATCTGATAGAAGGTTTTCTTTATGCTTTGTGTACCATTCTAATTCTCTTTTTCCTGTCTCCTTACTTAGCATCCAAGCTGTCAATTTGTTAATATCTATTAACACAATATCATCTGACCATTCCTTTGGCTTCTGATTGGCTTTAAGCTCATCAAGTTCTTTTACTAGAATTTGTGTATAGTCGCTCCATGAACCTCTCCTACTAGGTTTATTCTCGGAAGTAGAAGGATAAGGAGAATCAAAAGCACTCATATCCATTACTTCTACTTTATAGGATTGCAGAGGTTTTACTTCTTCGTAGGGTATATCATTTTTTTCTTCTGCAAGTTTTTGTTCAACAACTTGTTTTGAAGATTTTTCCCAGTGTCCTTTTATTTGCTCATATAAACCTTTACCTGTCTTTATCTCTGCTTTTTTAATCTCTGCTTCATAATCTACTATTCCCTTACCTTCATTGTAAAGGGCTGAGATTTCAGCGCCTGACAGTTCTCTTCCGAAATGTTCTGTTTTTTGACCTGCTAGTTTAGCTGGCCCCCACATCTTTTTATCCTTTGCCATAATTAAAATGTTATTTGTATGTAAGAATGTCCTCGCACATGCGAGTAATGTAATAACTGATTGTAAAATTCAACGTTTACGTTTCCATTAGGTTGGAAATGTGCCTGAGTTGAAACTATGTAATACTTATCTGTTTTCTTACCCATGTTCCCATCAGAGGCAACTATATCCAATAAATCATTAATCCCAACCACTTTACTGATTGGGATTACTAATATACTTTCATTATTCTTAGTTAATGTATTCAAATTGTTTTTCCCTTTCTTTTACGATTTTTAAAATTTCTTGAAGAGAGAATGGTCTGAACTCAGGATGAACTTCCATACATACACAGATTGCGTGCGGATGGTAAAACAGTTCTTTGTGAGTGTGTCCGTACAGATGGATTGCCCCTTTCTCCTTTTTATGCCAACTCTTAATAGGATAGTGGTCAAGTACAAAGTCATATTTGTCATGTATGACCTTCTCTATCCTATCCTGAACAGTTGTAAACATGTTCTTGGCGTTCATTAATCCTTTACTGGTAGTAATGATTGTATTTTTCTTTATGTGATGGTCATGATTACCAAGACATAAGTGGATTGTTTTGCAGACTATCTGCTTTCTAAAATCCCAAATACTCTCTTTACCACCAAAAGCTACGTCTCCAACATGGTACAAAATATCATCAGCCTTTACGGTCTTGTTGATATTCTTTATAACTGCGTCATTGTGAGTTTTTAAGGTACGAAAGTTTCTACATCCTGTCTTATCTTCCCATTCTGAACATCCCTTTACGATGTTTTGATGATTGTAATGTGTGTCCCCTACAAAGTATATATTCATTATTTTAATAACTCCTTTAAACTATTGATTCTACGATGTCCTACATCATATTTAAGATTATAAGGTGCAGAGTATAGATATGTAAATACACCTGCATTATTTAATTCTACAAAGTTTGTATAACTGTCGTCTACAAATATGTCCATTCCTGCTTTCTTTGCAATCTCTATCTTAGATTCTCCTATACCTACACAATATAGAGTAGCACTAGGAAAATGATTCTTATCGAGCCACGCTTGCGTTACAGAAGGGTCAATTGATCGTGCTGTGATATAGCAATGGACTTCAAAAGGCACTTCTTTACCAGACATAAGGGGTGGAATATTAGCCCAAAATTCAGGGTCTTTCTTAATTTTTTCAAACTCCCTTCTTACAATCGGGTCATTCCAGTGTTCTGCCTTATGATCTTCATTACCACTTACCTTCATCAGATAGCCTGTAAAATCAGCCAATACACCATCAATATCAAGACCTATTTTTTTAGGTTTAAGATAAGACACATGCCTATCATCTAATTGAGGGTGAGTCTTATACTGATTCATGAGTGTAAATAATCCCCATGCAGCATTGGCTAAATGGAGTGTTCCAAGTTCTTGGTCATAGTCTTCACCAGCGTTCCATGATTTTTCATGTCTTTCAACAGAAGCCATTGAGCTTTTCCAACTTAATCCTAATCTCCAATTATCTGCGCCATCCTCAATCAATTTATATTTAGATGCTTCTTCAAATGGTATATCCTTACCAAGGATTTGCTTCCCATTTTCATCCTCATACACAGAGTATTTGTGAGCACCAAGAGTATATACCATTGCTAAACAATATAAAGGATAGTCTGGTATTAACTCATATCTAACTTTTCCTTTATTGTATCTTTTTCCTGTAGTAGTTTTTTGCATTTATTTTATGATTAAAGTTTTTGTATCACCAACCAAACCTTTGGTAAAGCCTTGCATTACAGCATAAGGCTGCCTTTTGTTTGTTTTGCTTTCGAGAGGGACTTCACATATGATATTTTCTACCATATGACATTTACCTCTGTGATGAACAGACCACATAGTTTTTCCTAATTGCTTACTAAGTGGTTTGTTGTAGTGAAAGAAGAATCTATATTTCATAAAAAACCTTTTAGTTTAAAATATTTTTCAAGCCATGTAAGACCATATACCTCAGTAAAATCTGCAAAGTCTTTTAGCCCCTTCGCTTGTGCTTTATCAGCAATATAACAAATATCAAAACCGGAATCGTTACAATAATTAGCGAAATTACTTCCGGTCGCGTCGGGGTCTGGACATACAGTAACATATTTATAATTTTTACGTATATGATCTATGGTTCTTTCATTTAAGGCTGCTGGACTTTCGTTCTGAGTAGCAATGACATCCGTAAAGAATTTCTTGAATATCATCCTATCCTTTTGTGCCTTACAAATAAAGAGTCGTTCAGATTTGTAAGGCAAGGTATTGATCCCAAAGGGTATTTTTAATGGAACATTCGTTATCCATTTAAAATCTTTTTGACTTGCAAGTGGTGTATATATCTTCTTATAACTTCTACCTGCGACATTAAGTACGTAAGCGTAGCGTTGCTGTTTAGAATAATTGGGAGCGAGTCTTCCGTTCACAAACACCTTCTTAACAGCATACACATCATTATCCCTCAATTCATCTTCATCTATAAAATATCTTTTCCAGTATTCCAGATTAGTATCATTCCAACGTTCAGGAACTATCTCAATCTCGGTGTGCTTTTTTACCATCTTAGCAGCTACCTGAGCCTTATCAAGCATTCCTTTTTTAAACTTAGGTGTTCCACAGGGCAGTAATCCAAAGTCACAAGCTACCTGTTTAACAGCCTGACCATACGTTATATTATTTTTCTTTGCTACAAAGGCGAAACAATCAAGCTTTTCGCTTGTAGAAAGGTCGTTATATATAATACGGCCTGTTCTCGATATATAGAATCCAGTTGATGGATGTTTATCTTCTCTGAATACTGAGTGAGTTATTTGTCCAATCTCAAAAGGGCCGAAATAAGCAAACCAAATTTCAGCTTCTTCGAGCTGACCAAGCACTACATCAGATGTTATTTTGGGTTCGTCTTTTATTAAAGCCATTAATTTTCAATTTTAAAAAAGGCCCAACGTAGAAACATCGGGCCGTAACCTTATAAGCTATGGACAAAAAAGTTTAGAACGGTAGATCATCGGCTGGTTCTTCATCTGCATTAACAAATGTTTCAGTCGGTTCTGACTTCAAACCTGCTGTCTTAGGAAGTTCTTTCCTTAATTGAGGTTTAAAATCTTTCTCTACCACATTTTCAAGGAACTCAAGATAATCTGTTTTATCCCAAACAATATTTCCGTTAACCTTTTTCTTTTGAAAAGGCGGAAGACCATTTGGTTTGTCCTTTGTGTAAAACTGTTTCAAGAAACTACCACCCTGTTCTACAAACAATGTTCCAATTGTCTTGTCAGATTTGGGGTCTTTCTTTACTCCGGGTTTCAATTTGATTGGTTGAGATAAGTCAGCATTTTTCAGGAAGCTAACAAATGAACCAAAATAGCTTGAATTAACCCTCACATTAAGAACATAATTATTTGCACCGTCTGTCATTGAAATGACACACTTTCTAATCTTATTATTTTCGAACATGTCGTCTCTAAAAGATAAGCCTGTAATCAATCCTTCAAGCGAACCGTAAGGATTATTCTTTTCCTTATCTTCGGACTCGTAGAACCTACCATCTGATAGATTCACGTAAACTGGTTTTGTGTCTTTTCCTAATCCCATTTATTATTAAATTTATTTTACAAAATTTGGATTTCCTGTCTTCGATTTCCATCTGATAGACCAACCTTCTCTAGGTTGAACATAGTACGAATATCCATCATCTGCATAAACACGATGACCTCCAGAAGCAGATACATTTAACATTTTTGGCTTTTCAATAACCAATTTTCTACCAGTCGGGAATGTATATTCACGAGTAGTCTCGGCAGAAATATCTTCAAATTGAAGACCTGTTTCATTTAGAAATCCTTTTTTCGGTTGTTTTGTCATTTTTTATATTTTAGTTGATAAACAATGTTTCTTGGTTTATACCCTGCATTTTCTTCCATCCATAAAGCTTGTGTGGCACGGAATAATCTCCAATAATAATCTATTTCTTTATCAGGAAATATAAGCTGCCAACCTATCCCTTGTATTTGCCCCTTCTTACCTTCGGTTCTAGTTTTAGCATTTAACCAAAGGATGGCTACAGTATCAACTTTCTCTGAACCTAGTTCTTCATTAAGTTTAACATAAGAGGCAAGCTGCAACCAGAAATGCTTATGCATCAAATTAGAAGTCTTAATATCCAAGAGGATTCTCTTACCATCTAATTCTATTATTCTGTCTCTCGTACCACCGTATCCAAGTTTTGGAGATACCATAGAGGTTTCAGTATCAATGATTTTTGGATTGAACCTTTCGCAGAACTCGACATACTTCTCAAACATGTTCCACTCTGATTGCCTATACTTTCTACCATCAGCTTCGTCAAGCAATGAAATCTCAGCCCCTAAATCATAGGCTTCTGTCAACTGGTGGACAATAGAACCTGTCTTACCAGCCTCATCCCTTATCTCGTCCGCATTATCGCCTTCTCTTTTAAGCCATTCATAAAAGGCAAATGATTTCGGATAAGCATCTAATATTGTAGTAGCGGAAGGATAGTATTCTCCGTTATCAGCTTGATAATATCTAACATCAGCAAACTCAATCGTATTCTTTTCCTTGTCTATAAATATCGGGTTTTTTACTATACTCATTAAGATTATTCCTCATTTGGATTTAATGCAGCTAAAATATCAGTGAATACTTGATTCACAAAGGTTAGCTGTGCTGTGGTTAATGGATTAAAAGCAAGCATGTTTTGACTTGTTGTATTCAAAATAAAATACTCAACAAGTACTGGTGCTTCCTCATTAGTAACATTTATTGTAGCCGTAGCAGACCCTTCTGCATCTGTCCACGACATTGATTGTGTTGTTTGAGTTGTTGTTATCGGTGCTGCCATAATTTAAAATGGGTCTTCTGTAACCTCATCATTTGATTTCGGTACAAAGATACTACTTTGTTTCTGATTAACAAATTTATTTAATGAATTCTTTGTTAAATCCTGATAAATACTTTTAAGTTCTTCACTCTTAGGCTGTGGTAATTCCTGAAATGTTTCACCAATCGCATCAAACAATAATCCAATTCTTTTTCCTGTCTCTGTTCCATTAGTCTTTAATATCCTAAGTGCTCTGAATCTATTTCCAAGAACGTCAATACGATAGCAGTTCTCAGGGTCATTCTTAGATGGTATCGGATAATGAATAAGTTCATAACGAGATGGTTCGAACATACTCAGAATCAGGTGAAAGCTTCTACTACTTCGTTTACTATCACCAATAGATGCTAGGCTCGGCTCAATCTTAGCCAGTACTGTATCACCAGCTCTATTAAAGGCTTGACGCTCAGATTCAAAATCAAGCTGCATAACCATTAGACAAGTCCATCTAAAGAAGTTACAAAGCTTAAGCCTCATGTACTCCTTTACAAACTTCAAGATAGCCGATTGCTCATTTGACGTACCATCCTCAGTATCAATATTACTCATGTTATCAAACACTGCAATCACATGAGTATCAGATTCATAACTATATTGTGTAATCTCCTTACCATCAATTACTTCGTTCCATTTCTTCACCGTCCCCATATTGAGGGCTATCTGCCTACAGATACCATAGAGTTCAGTAGGTTCAGTTATACCATCAATGAATGTAACTACTTTTCCAAATTCATTAAAGTACTCTTTCGCCTTCTTTATTTCATCCAGAACAAATTGTGGTAATTCCTTATCCCTTGAATGTAAGTCCTTATGTGTTACAAGAATGTTCTTTTGCTCCTTCAAATAGTTACATAGTACAAAGTCAAAGGTTTGTTCTTTCTGATCTTCCATGCAGAACCATAAGATTCTTACCTTATATCCTGTTTCTTTATAGAATCTGTAAACTGAATATAAAAAGGTATAGCGTGCCCATTTGGATTTACCTGTACCTGTAGCCCCAAGAATCCCAATAGCTTGGCCTTTATCTATTCCGCCTAGTATATCGTTCAGTCTTGGATATGGGTATGGTATGCACAAGTGTTCGCCTGTGGCTCTGCGACGCTTATCGTCCTCAATCTTTGCTAATGCTTTATTATATAAGTCCATTATCTATAGAACTGTATACCTCTTCTGTTTCTGTGTTTAATACTTTTTCGCACCATGCAGCCAATTCTGAACCCTCTCCACGTTTATGGATAAAGTTTGTAGCAGCCTTCATATAGGCATAACCTGTTGGCTCGAAGGATTCTACATATTTTTTAGTGGCTTCAAAAATAAGACTTTTATCGTACTTATATTCCTTAATAAATGTTTTCAATTTTTTAAGACATCCTTTCGCATCACTTCTTACAAGTTTGCCTCCTGATGTTACTCCTTTAGGCCAAAGCTCTATCCAATCTTCTATCCAATCTTCAGTAGTCTCAGGTACATCTTCTTCATTTAGAGAGTTTAAGAATTGAGTTCCTTTCTCTGTTATCTTGTAAAGAGCAAGCAGATTATCTGGAGCAGACTCAATCAATCCTCTACGAATCAAATCAAAGTATAGCAACAACATTCTCTTAGATGTGGAAGCATCATCCAAAGCATCCAAGACGTCCAAGTTTCCATTCTCAAGTGAGTCCAAAACCAAGAGACATGTAAACATTGTGTCAGGAAAAAATCCTGCATCTTTAAACTTCTTTATTAGCTTTGTAGTGAAATCAATCATGGAATTTAAATGTTATAGGATTAAAATTAATTTTATTAGTAGCTTGATACACCCACTTTTTTACAATCGTAGGTGATACTTCTCCCTTTCTATCAACATAATAAGGGATAAGATAGTAAATATGTAACGTTTCATGCTGAGCCAGCCTTCTACCTCTACCGGACTTCTGTGTGAATTTGGTAGGAGATTTAGTTGGAGACTCAAATACAATGTTATTTATTCCATCTATATTCTGTCCCCTATCAACCTTGCCAACCACAGCAATCACACGAATCTTACCTTCATGAAATGGAACTAAATAGTTCTCCTTGCTTTTAGCATGGTAAGAATATTTACATATTTTATCTGCCTGATCGGACAGGCCACAGAAAACCATTATTTTATTATCTTCAACTTTATGAAGTTGTTTTAACAGTTTTCTACAAACATTCCTAGAAGTGTCGAGCGACGACAGAAAATGCTTTCTTTGAATCTGCAAGAATTCTAAAGCCTCACGATTTCTATGAGCATTTCCCATTAATAGCTTGCCAAATCTATAGTTATAATTCAAATACTTCTCATTCTCCTTCTTGCTTAACATAAAGTTAACAAGATAGTGTTTGGCAGGATTTAACAGCTTTGCATCTTCAACCTCTTTCAATTCCTTCTCATATACTATCGGAACTATAGACTTAGCTAATCCACGTTTACTTCCTTCAAGGGTAGCACTTACAGCCACCTTATACTTGAACTTATTTTGAGTCATACCCTTACTATATTCAGGAGTAAGGGCCATGTCTGCTTCATCGAATAGGCCAAGCTCAACCTTTTCATCAGATAATTTATATGCCGTTTGATAGCACATAAACTCAATCTTATCAACCCACTTCTCAGCCCCCCACTTGATTAATTCATTTCTGAATGTTGTATCTCTATTATCCTCAGAATCACAGAGATACCAAATCCTTCCTTTAGGTTTTATTCTCTTCAAGGATTCAATCAAAATCCAAGCCTTTCCAATCCCTGTAGGGGCAATAACAAAACCATTGAATCCATTGTTTTCAAGGGCATCAACAGCCTCAATTTGAGTTTTTCTACGCTCTTCATGTATCTTCATTATTTCCAGTTCTGGGTATATGGTTTATCTACTGTATAAAAATATCCTTTCTCTCCAGCTGTTCCAATAGTTCCCATTTGGCCTGTAGTATACGTGTTACCATACATCGTTCCATCAGGAGCTATATGCCCTATAGGAGGGGGTGTAACATTTACTGGTTGTGGAGGGTCTATACCAAGACCAAAATCAATTTCATCCAGCTCATCTTCTGCTGCAATTTCTGGAGCATTAACAACATCTTCAATGGATATACCAGAAAGATCAGCTATTTTACATACAGTTTTAAATGCAAAATCGTTTAAAGACATTGTTTGTGTATGAAGACTTTGAAAATGAATACCTCCTATAGCAACAGTTTGAGTTCCATTCTGCCATGCAAAATTTACTACATGATGTAACATACCATGAGAAATAAAAGTAGGCCAATTAGGATCATTTTCAGGTGAAAAATCTCCTTCGTTCCAAAGAGTTATAATTCCTCCATTACTTTTTGCTAGGTTTTGAATTGCAAGTTTTACATTTGCAAATAATTCGTTATAAACATCAATAATCATAATTAAAACAATTTTAATTGATTAGCATCATTTTCAATGCTAAATATTAATTTTTCGGTTTCCTTTATATAGAATGTGTGATTTAATTGTGGATAACGACTCGCTCTTGTTTCTTTTACAACATTTAATGGCGTTATTTTCCACTCAACATTCACACCCACATTACCTCCAGCCTTTTTACCTGAATGAAATTCTTTACGCAAATGTCCACCGTTTTTTGATACATAATAGCGAGTGACCTTCGGTAAATTTTCCTGAGAATATTTTCCATCGTTTAATGTATGTAATACAAGATTAAAATCTGATTTCTTTTTCACACCAGCCAAGAAATCATATATATCGTCATGCTCAAAAATAAACTCTCTGTAATCCTTACCTCCTACAAGGTAGGCTTCTGCTGCTAGAGGAACAATAAGGTTAGAAGGATTCTTATGAAAATCAATTTCCAACTCGAATGCTCCTTTGTGCTTAATTTTAGAATATTTCTTTCTTTCACCTTTCTTAACATATGTTTGATATTCGTCCCAATCAAAGTCATCCTTTACACCTATATAATTATTTACATCTCTGATTATCAGTTTCTTATAGAAGCCGTGTTCAAGCTCTAACTTTGTTAGCTGACACCACCAGTCACATATCTTACTCACAAGAGGTTTATATTGTGGGTCATATCCTAGGGTCACACCATCAGTATTCTCCTGATATATTTTAATGTCAGGTACTTCTAATACCAACTTCTCAATCAACATGAGGAGACTAAGTTGGCCATTAATTGTAATACTATAAGTAAACAAAGGGTCGTATAGATACGAGTTGATTTCTTTGGATAATCCGTAGGTGGAATTAAGAATAATTTTGTAGACATAGTTAACAGGATCAGATTTAGGAATTTTTTGACGTTCATCAAATATCATCTTATAGACCCTATTGAAAGCTTCTCCTAAGTGTCTTGGTCTGAGTCCATTTTGTATCGCCAAATTAGGATAATAAGATACGACATCAATATCATGAATAATATTATTGCTCGTGTTTTCATAGACTCCCGAACTACAACATCCATGAATGCCACCCAAACCAACATAAGTATCAATACCACCGAAATCAAAATTAATATCAAATTTGGTATTCTCTTTCGCATTTAAATTAGGATTTACAACTGCCTGATTAACAGCATCAAGTACCGCATTTAATTCAGGAGTTTGGAATTTAGTGTAAGGTAATACTATATCCTTTAGAGCTACTGTCTTTCTAAAGGTACGCATCTGCTTCAGATCGTTGAAGGATATATCCATTTCATCACTCAGGAACTTACCAAACAATAGCTTGGCAATTCTTGGCTCTGAAGCATTTATGAGATTTACATTATACTTTTCACTTAGGTAGTGACGTATCTCTGTCTCAAATTTATTCTTTTCAAAGAATGTTGCCGTAGAATCTACGTCATTCCAGTTATACTTTAATATGTTTGGAATGTCCTCTTTAGATATATCATCCTCATGATGGATTGGCATTTCCTCAACAGTAGGATAACGCATTGTGAACTGAATCCATTTCAGAGACGTTCCTTGCTTTGCCTTACCATCGTAATGCTTTTGTCTGAATAAGTCTATCTGAGGGATAGTCATTTTCCACTCTGGAACCAGATGTAGAAACTTTTCAGTACTATTCTGTAGAGAAATTATATGCTGTGCTTTCTCATGGATAAGAGAGACAATGGTTTGTGCATCGAATCCACACACTAACCACTTCTCACTTTCCCCTATCATATATTCAAGAATCTGGCTATCGAATCCAAGATTATTAAATCCTACAAGGATATAATCATTCTTATTAAGAGCTTTGAGAAATAGAAGAAAGGCTTTTAACTGTTCAGGGTCATCGTATATTACGAACTCTTTTTTCTTCTTAGTTGTGAGATCATAGAAGCAGCCAGTCGATAAGTGTTTTAAAGTTTCGAGGTCATAAACGACATATTTTGGCTGATTTATTGTAGTCATCTGTCTCTTGTTCAGACTGCAAACCTAAGACAGATTTTACATATTTCCAAATCCTTTTTGTTAATCTTTTCAGAAAGCATATTCCAACATCAATACCAATCATCAAAACAAACACCCAAAATATAATTCCATACATAAGACTCAATGTAAAAAAACTTAAGTCCCAATCAATGCTTGTAAAGAGCAAAGAGATGGGACTTAGCATACATAACCCTATGTAGACGAATAGCCAACCGAGAGATGCAAATACAAACGGCTGCCTTTTAATATCAGATTTCCTGTAATAGAATGTATCAGCCAAATCACTCAACAGAAAGTTCAGCAATCTGCGAACAAACAGAAGAGGCAATAAGTATATGTCTCTTAATAGATTTAGAACATGATAACCTCTCATATTATAAATTTTAGTGGGCTTAGTCGGGTTCGAACCGACGCTTGACCTTATGCTTTCACATAAGAGCCGCACCTCTGACTGCGTAAGTCCTATAAATAGATTTCAAATGTGTCCATTGCAAATTCTCTGAATCGTTTCATATATTCTACCCATCCTGCTTCTGTGAGTGCCTTAGTTGAGTATTCAGCATCAGTAAACCAATCTGTTAAACGAACAGTAGTTTGCATCATCATATCATAAATAAGTTTCTTTTTGATTACATCGTGTAACTCTTTTTTGGTATAACCAGTCTCTACAGCTTCATGTAACACATCCCTCAATGCAAAATAGAGTTTACGCCACTCCTCAACCGTATTAGGTGAACTAAGATCAAGAGCTGAAAATATATACTCACCATCAAGCGAATGGATGAGCGCACCCAATTGGTCTTTACCTTCCAGTATTTTACCGTCTTTAATTTTTAATCGTACTCTCATTTTAACCTCCTGTCGTATCATTTATAAAATACTTACCGTCTGGTAATAAGACTATTTCCCATCCGCAAAACTGCAAAGAAACGTGTTCATTAAACAGATATGGATGACACCCAACATGGAAGTCATCAAGTCTTTCTTCTTCTAATAGAGCTGTTTTTAATTGTTCAAACTCTTGTTCTTGAATACTCATATGATAGAATGTACTTATTTTTTATTTTCGCTGCCATCCAAATTATCTATTTGCCTTTGCTCTTTCCTGTAATTCTGCATAAGACAAATATAATTTTGATGTAGGTTTTTCTACAAAAGCAGGCGCAAGTTTCGCACCCTTTAATCCTTTGATTGCCAATACTGTATCTGCCCACAAATCCAAAACATTAAGGAACTGATAGTTTCTTTGCATGACATAGTTATCATCAAACTCAGCTTCCCTTTGAGCAATTATAATATCCGCTTTAACACATTTAACCACAGGCATTAAGGCATCCATATTCTTATGGTAATCACTGGTATGAATAGAAGTATATTTCTTAACCCCATAATTGTCATACCATCCGGGTTCTGGAGTATTATTCCAATCGCATCTTTGATAAATCAAAATTACCCTATTACCGTCTGCAAATTCATCCGTTAGACGTGTAAATTGATTATCAATCTTTACAGGTTTATTAGGACTAATGTTATACAGAATATCTATCATTTCACTAATCATTTCTCTACGGGCAAAAGATACAGTAGGATTGATATGATTACTAAGTTTATCCTCATTACTCAAAAGATAGTCCTGAATAGCATTCTTATATTCCAAAATTCCACGCATTCTCGATTTAGCCTTAACTGTTTCATATTCAGTAGGTTTACCATCAACCCTTCTACGTTCAGCAAAGATTTTATGAAACCAATCTGGATTCAGTTTCTTCGTATTAATTGAATCATTCATATATTTACCATTTTAAGCATCGTATCAAATCTTTTTGTAATAAGGTCTATCTGATCTTGAGGAATACCAGCCCCCATTCGATAACGCCATTCATAATCACTTTTAAAGAAGGCGGGCTTCTCCTTGAGATTGTGTGTGTTAGGATACTTTTTGTAGGTATCCTTCCAGTCTTCATTGGACAATACGCTTTCTACCCATATAGGCGGGCCTTCTTCAATACCTTTAGCCTTTTTCTCAGCTACAGGTATTTTATCTTTACTCATGATTCTTCTGATTTAAGTTCATCAATTTCAATATCTCCATCAGCGCTCATTTCATCTCCCTGTTCCCAAGAAGTGCATATCTCCTCAAGCTCTTCCTGAGTCATTTTATTAAGCTTATTTCTTGCAGCTTTCTCTGAAGACGCTTTTACAGTTACTTCGCCCTCATAGTATCCAGATAGAGGCTGGGTAACTCTGAATGTGAATTCTTTCATATTAAATTATTTTATATTATCAAGAGGATAAGCATTTCTGATAGCCTGTTCATCAATTACCCAAATTGTACCATCTTCAGCAGTAATGAAAGGTCTATACTCCTCAGAATTAAGATGTTCAGCCTGCATTTGAATAAAGCCTGTGTTCTTTATCACTGCCTTTAAAGCTGCTTCTACACAGAGTTTAGCGTATGCTATCATCATATCAGAGCATCTTTCATTTCCTTTAGCCTTACCGATAGTAAAGTTTATAAAGTCTTTTTCTTTTAAAAATTCTTCTGCTGTAGGTATTTTATCTTTACTCATGATTTTAAAGCTTCCTCAATTAATTTTTGATAATCCTCAAAAGTTTCCCACTCTCCTTCTCTTCTCCAGATTTCTGTTAATTTTTCCTTACCAAGAATGAGCCTTTGTTTAGCTTGTTCAGCAGTAAGTTTTATTATCCCACAATGGTCAAGAGAACAACAAGCATAATCATTAGTCTTGTATTCATCTATATCAAGCATTCTAGCCTCTATATCTCTACCATTAATTTTCATCACTACTCCGGGCATAAGGGAGCAAGTTTCTACTAAGTCTCCTATTTTTATTTCTTTACTCATGATTTTCTTGTTATTATATATTGAGAATAATGCATCCAAAAATGCTTTTCATACTTAATACTAAACTTCTTAGATAGTTTATTTATAACTGCTGGAGAGGCAGTAAGTAGAGTAAACGACTTTCCATTGGTTAGAGTGAATAAAGAATAGGAATTTTCAGCTAGTCCAATACCATTAGCTCTTGTACAATCAAACCACTCTTTAGGTAGAAGAGCCTTTATTTCTTTTTTGAAGATTCTACTCATACTCCCTCCCATATATTGTTTAACCAGTAATTAAATAAATTGCAATAATGAATAAAAATATTTGGATATATATAATAGGTATCCAAAAGAATCCAATTGGAATGCAGGCTAAGGCTATAGCATATATTAAATAGCCTATTTTTTCACGCTTATTCATAACAATCCCTCCAAATATGCTTTTATTTGATTTATATCCTTGTTTGTTAACCCTATAAGCTTTATATGATAGTCATTGGCAAACTTGCAGCTTACTATTGCTGCTCTTACAGCATTAGCAAATGGGTCATCCCAGTCAGCAAATTCTTTGTGTTCCTCTATAAGCTCTTCAGCTTGCTTTACTATTTCTTCTGGATAGTTACTCATATATAATCCTCAGTACTTTTAGGAATTTTAACATTTACTGATTTTCTTAGCTTATTAATAGCTGGCCCCATTTCTTTTATAAGCCACTTTTCTGTATCTTGAACAGAGTTACGCTGTCCTCCTGGAAGTTTCTGCCAAGCTTTTATAGCCTGTATAATAACTTCTTCAAGTTCTTCTATTCTATTCATAAATATACCTCCCTACAACTATATTGTTACTCATATTTTTGAAATGTTTCTAACAACCTTTTACAGCGAGCACATAAAGTATCATTCTGAAGATGACCCACACTAATCATAAGGCAGTTTTCATTATCGCAGTGGGCTAAACCATACAAATGACCTACTTCATGCAGTGCTATGTTAATATAGTACTCGTTATTGTGAGTTAGATTTCCAATCATTTTGTCTGTAATAACACTTGAAAGCTTTTGAGTGTAACCGTGTAAGGGTTCAGCCACATATCCTTCAATGTAATACAGGCCGTCATGAGTGAAGGCTAGGATTCTATTATGTCTTGAATCAAGGAAATCCAAGAGTTTGTCAACCATAGTATCAGCATCATAAAACTCCTCATGAAAATAAATAGAATCAGGTTTATAATCTTCTTTGATTATTTCGATTTTATTTATTCCATAAACACGTTTGAGTTTAGCTTTTAAACTATCCACAAAGGATTGTTCCGGTTTATAAAAGAACACTAAACCGAATCTAGGTTTCTTCCCCCAAGAATCTTTGAGAGTGAAACTCATGAAGGACAATGCTAAGAGGACGATTAAAAACTTTTTCATATTTAAAGATTTACTGCACAGATACCAAAATTGTGAATAGCATAATTACCACTCGAACCAAGTTTCACCAAATCTTGAGGAGGAATTTCTTGGGTAAGAATCTTCTTAAGTTTTGGTCTGATTTGTGGTATCATATAACTATCCGGTTGAAATTCATTTGAGAATTTATCCAGATATTCTTGGGGAGAATTGTCTCCTTTCCAGAATTGGCCCACTCTTAATAGCAGAGCATACAGGCTTGTAAGATACGTTGCCCTACACCAGAATAGCGGAACACGAATAAAGAACCTATCTTCATCAATCTCAGTGATTTGCGACAGATGAGGCAGTCCCTTCTTCTCCTCAAAATAGTTTATAAACTTCTCAAGTAGCTTATAATTCTCTTTGAGATTCTGCATATCCTTTTCTTGATTAGGATAATTAGAACTACGCTGATATGGTAGAATCTTAATAACCATATAAGCATAGCCTGCCTCTTCATCATAGATGTTTTCTTTCTTTACTGAAAGACCATAGGCAGCGCATGGTTTACCTGTCATTTCTGAATAGACTACATCATTTAAGTAGTCCTTACAGGCACTGATAGGCTGAACCGTACTGTACTTACCATGCGATTCTTTTTTACAGAAGGCAAATCCCATCTGATAATTTCTACCTTCACTCAGAATCTTCCTGTCCTTTTTATCCGAGAGGACTATTGACTCTTCTACGGGTGAAGGTTGGTTTGATAAATTGTCCATTTTCTTTGCGTTTTTTAACAATTTGGTCGAAGGACTCCGTTTCAATATTGATGGGTTTGCTTTCGACAGTTTCTTTAATATTGTCTTTAACATTATCTTTTGGTTTGAAATAATTCATAATTTCAATGGCGCAAGGATACATCTTTACATCATCCAAATGAGTCTCATCACAATCATCTTTCCAGAACTCACCAAACTTTTTCATCAATTCTACAATATCTTCTACCTCTTTAGGATATGGATGCATTATCTTATAATATTCTTCTTCGGTTAGCTCTTGACCAGTAAAGAATTTGTTACCAACCGCTTCTCCACGATCATATATCATGAGTCTTGTTGAGCACTGATGATTGGCAATACCATAAGTGGTTTGAAACCTACACTCTCCACCAGAAGACATACCTTTAAAATAGACATTTACATATCCAAACGGGTCATCTTCACGTCCAGTGATATATATCATAATAGTATCAAGAGGCGGTATATTATCTATATCAAATCTTTCATACAAATGATTTACTGCCCATTGATTAAACGCTACAAAGTATTTTTTCATACTACTCATTTTAAATAAAAACGCCCCATTCTAGGGGCGATTCTATATTCAAATCGTTTCAAAGAATTCATCTTCCGCCTGTTCTGGAAGCAAGTCTTCTCCAAAAATTTCTACATTTCCACCGGACTGGATTACGTATTCAATAATGATACCTGCTATTTTGCCTAGCTGTTCTTCATTATCTGAATATTCAGGAAACAATGTGCTGATTGTTTGTAACAAATCAGGTTGATTCTTCGAAAGAACTGAAGTTTTTTGTTTTGTGAATTTAGTTAGTATCATTTTTTGTATAATTAAAGATTTCAAATTCGTCTTTGGGAGCAGGCCAAAACTCTCCATTAACATCAATACGCTGACCAACAATAGCTTCCATCTTTCTTCTCATATCAGATGTTTTAAATAGCGCACCATATATAGGTGATTCATCCTGAACACCATTGGTAAGCATTACTTTATTGTTGAACTTAGATTTCAGTGCAAGCGAAAACTCGGAGTATTTACCTTCTAAGAATTTATCGTAATCAATTTTGTATGGTTCAGGACATTCAAATACATACATGAATAGATAGAAATTATTTGTACGTCCTGCACAATATGTATAAACAAAGTTTGGATTACTTATAAGTAATGGAGTTATTTCCTGAAACTTACTAATTTCTTTTTCACCCACCTTGAACAAACAGAACAAGGGTCGTTCATATAAGTGCATGAAATCCTGATGGTCAACAAAAGCGTTCTCAAACATTTCAAACACCTTTGAATTAAGTTCAATATCAAAAGCAGGTATCAGGAATAAAGTTGAATATGTACTGGTATTACTGAAGTGAGAATTAATCTCATTCAATGTTACGCTCGTAATCTTTTTAATATCGCTGTCAGATTTTGTCATTAAATTGTTGTAGTGTTAATGGCCTACCTTTAGCAAACTTCTTATCCAATCCTGTAGGCGTTTTAAAAAAACTAATCGGTGAGAACGTCTCCAAAAATATATCAGGAACAACAATAAGGTTAACATATAATCCATACTTGTCCCATATATACTTCTGATTACTTATGAATGCACGAGTCATGTTATGACGATCAAACACTGGTTTGATTTCAACCACAGAATAATACTCCCCGTCCTTCAAATCAGCCAAGAAAGGACAAATAAGTTTTTGTTCATCATAAATAGGTTGGAAGAAAATGTTCTTAGCTCCATCATCCCACACAATACCGAAGTCAGGTGTATATTCGGAGGATGCCAATAACACCTGACTTTTTGGTACTGTCTTAGTCTTAGTCTTTAGGATTATGGTTTGTATATAGTTGTGCTTTAGTCCTCTTGTTAAAGGAATTGGGGTTGTAACTCTTTCCCAACTTTTCACATAACCTTGTTGCTGTAACTCAGCAAGCCACTCAGCAAAATATTCTTCCTCTGGTGAATCGTACATAACTCCTTATGAATTAAGGAGCAAACATACTAAATTATTTGTTAATAACAAGTTAATATTTGTATTTCTTTCCTCTTCTTTGGCTTGTTCCAATTTACGTAAAGTGTTAATGTTCTTATTTGTTTCCCCATATCCTAGTTTGGCTTGTTTACGAGCTGATTTGACTGTTTGTTTCCTAGTTCTTCTTTTCCTATAACCTTTACTCATTTGAATATATTTTCGATTCCTTTAAATGGAAAAACGTACTGCTTATCTTGCGTAATATCCCATTCACTCACATAGTTACCCTTTTGATAATCACAATAGAACGAATCCTTACGGGAACGTACATACCCAATCAGATATTCTGACAGCTCTACTCCTTTATCTCCGAACTTGGAAGCATAATAATTCAGGATTTCTGACATTCTTATTCTCTTCCTGCTTGTTATGATTTCCTCTGCATGTTCTTCTGCAAACCTCACAATTGCATTACAGATAAACAACCAGTTAAATACCTTTTGGGCATTTGTGGTTGGTGTATGCAACCTGAACTCAATTGTATTACGTTCAGAGAATATAACATTCATTGAGTTCATCCAATAATATCTTGCGTGTCTCTCCCATTTGTTAGGGTGAGGATGTTTATAAACCTTACGACTGGAATTCTTTTCTGGCTCCAATGCACCCTCAGCAAGCCACATAAAGATTTTTCGATATGATTCGTCGATAAATTTTGTCAATCCTTTTTTATCTTCATCAGTACATGTATAAATCTGTAAGGTAGGAAGTTTCTGATTATAATTTTTATGCTTGATGCCATCTGGATTAGCTTTATAATACGGGAACATCTGGAAAATTTCATTTTGAATCTTGTGACATAGCCTGTATAAACCAACCATAAATCTTTTATCTGTGTTTATATTTCCCAAATGCAAGTGAAGCGAACAGTTAAGACCTATCTCTGTCCTAATTGACAATGCTTTACATATATCCACTAATGTCTGGAGTCCCTTCTCTCCACTCAAAGGAATTGTCACAAACTCAGGGCCGGGTCTACCATTCTCATCCTTCAATGAACCATCACGACACACCACTACTCCCATTCTTGCCTGAAGATAATCTGGTAAATATCCCTTCTGACATTCAAGCTCTGCTCCAAATGTAGTATCTCCCAACATAACTGCATAATTCCTTATATCATCCAGTATCTGAGTAGGATACTCATTATACAGTTTTACCTTAGCCGGATACTCTTCCTTATTATCCTCAATGTTATATCCTTTATGAGTATGGTCAAGAGAATTATATATCTTATCGGTTGCATCTCCTTTCCTGATGAATTTCCCTGTTGACTTATCCTCAACATATCCACCCTTAACAGCAGTCTCCTCATCAAAAACATACATGCTACCGGATGCAATAATTACATTCTTATATGGATTTCTGGTAAAGAATCCCAATATCTTATGCTCCATATCTACATATCCCTGCACCACATCTTTAGGTCTATTCTTTGTCAGAAACCAATCCCCTTTCTCATAGTCTTTTGCAATTAATCCAGAGTCAATCCTATACCATGTGTCACCAATAAGAAAACATTCCTTGTTGATTACATAGTAATTATCCTTAATCTTTTTACAGTTCTTTCTATATTCCTTGTTACCAGAGAATGTAGTAACTGTTTTAATTCCAAGATTAGGATCGTCTGAATAATAAACCATCGTGTTCATGTGATAGTATTTAATAATCAAATTACGTTTTATATTTATATATGACTTCTTAGTATCCCTTAGAAGTTGCCTAAAATCATCAGGAAAACCTCTGATTCTTGCCCTAAAAATCTTAATATACGGAATTCCGGTTGGGAGCAGAAGACATAGAACGCTTAATTTCAGTACTGAGTACATTGAATTTATGAAGTTTAGCTAAATCAATTAGCTGATTTTTAATATCATCCAACCCTTTGAACATTATTTCTGCTGCCTTTTCTGCAAAGGGAGAAATTTCAAGTCGGTTAAGTCTGGATGCTTCGTCTCTTGTGTCATCAAGATACTCGACAACACTTTTGAGAACGGCAATAGCTTCTTTATCCTGACGTTCTCTTTCTGTTTCGAACATTTTACCCTCCGTATTATTTAATTTTTTAAAACCTGAGTCCCCACTCAGCGGGATTAGTCTTTTTTTTTATCGAAGTTTTTAAAGATGTCAGTTTGTTGTACAGGTGTAGCCTTTATTACAACAGGTACAGTTGGGTCAAACGGTGGTTCAAAACTTTCGGTTGGAACTACTTCAATTAAATCTTCGAACGTTGCATCAATAGGCTCATCCTGAAAATCCCAATTCTCAAGGATTTCTCCTATGTAATATTCAGGGTCTTCGATACCATCTTCCATCAATTCAGCAAGTGGAACCTTCTCATAGATTGCTTGCTTATATAGTTCCTCCATTGCATCGAATACAATTGATTCTCTCGGATTAGATTGACCGCAAAGAGTTTGCATCACATCTATACAATAGAGTTTTGCTACTTGATTCCCTATCCCTAGCATTGCTGCTTTTAATTGAACCAGATTTTCATATTTGGTATAGAACAAAGCTATGGCTCTCTCTAAGTCTGGTGAAACTTTATCCAAGCGTAAACGAGCACAAATATCACTAACCAAAGCACGTCTTTTCTCGTCCGCGCTCTTCTTGCTTTTCTCATCCTCCGATCCAGTTCCCTGAACTCCTCCGCCAAGTCCGTTTCCTTTTTCTTCTTCGCCTCCGCTTTTGGGAGAGGGGTCGAGAAAAAACTTTTCGTCTGACGTACCTCCAGTAGTCACACTTGTGAGCCTACCTTCTTTATAGGTGTATATCCTTTCTGAGAAGATAGGTCTTATTGATTCTGCTCCAACCTCTTTTTCATTATGATAGAATCTCTTTCTAAATTCCTCATCCACAGCACTGGATTCCTGATCTATGTTTGTAATAGGATATTTAGACCATTTACTCATCAGTTTAGCAAAGTTTCTGTTTGGATAACTTATGGTTTTCATCAAATCAGACTCGACGTTTTGTAACTGTCTGTGAATCAACTTGTATTCTTTATCTCCCTTCAGGTAGATACCTTTATAGAAGTACATAGTTGTCCTCTTAATGGCTGTATCTGTATCCTTTACAACTTTACCTTCTGAATTTACTGTTAAAGAACCATTACATTTTTCGGTATTTATCCAGTAACGGTTTCTATAATAATATATTCTCTCACGATCAACAAATTCTTTAGGCAGATTTTCCAAAGATATATTGAGATAAGGCTTCTCTTCTGTTGACGTAGTAATCCTATTGTATCCACAACCTCCCCATGCTCTCGCAATCTTGGAGTTTGTAGTCTCCGAATGAGATTGATACACTGTCTTTGTCTGAACAGGAGCTTCATACACATACACATTCTTCTCTTCTCTGTCAATCTTCTTACTCTGTTTAATTACCTTACCATTTTTGAATGTAAAGAGAATGTTGTGTGGAACTGTAATCGGTTTATTATCGTTCTCATCTTTGATGAATAACAATGCTTCTTCCATTGAAGAGAAATAAAATCCTTCAGGGGTTTCCATGAAAAATAGTGGCCTCTCTTCTCTTGGAAGTTGATCCGATTTAAATTCCTTTGATGCTCCATGATACGCATACAATACTCCCTGCTTACTCAAATCGTGAGCAAGAATTGCTGCATATCCTTTGTATTCAGCCAGAATTTTTGGGCCAACCTTTGCTAGGAGATGTCCAAGACCTTGGGAATCCACATTTAAAGGCATCGTTTCAATGTCGTTCTCTCTACACAAAGGCCAAGCATTTTCAATCTTACCGTTGTGTGCGAAGATCAGTTTGTTGTCGATGTTGTATGGGTGTGCATTCTCAGCACTATGAACTCCCATAGTTGCACGTCTGGTATGTCCTATGAAAACATTATTCTTTCCTTTATTAGGAGGAATCCCAACGTTAACAACAAAATTATAAAATTTCTTGTTTGCGTCCACACCTTTAAGAAGCTCATCACCATTATATATTCCACAGGAATCTTCTCCCCTCTGCTGATTAAAAAACCCAAGCGTCTTAAGACGATGAAGTATTTTACCAGTTATAGGTTCATTGAAACTCCCACCGAATAGCCCACAGCATAATACTCCGGGCTTGGCTTTAAACAATAAAGTGTGTAACAGAAGCAAGACTAATACTACTGTAAACATACTATAGTTTTTTATTTAAAAGATTGGTTACTAACTCGTTACAATATTCGAGAGTTTTTGCATCTCTCTTGTCCCTTTCATGTAGCCATTCAGGATGGCCTTGAATACCAAGGGCTTGCGTTTTAGGGAAGTACGCCACTTCAACCTCTCTGAAAGGTTTATCTGAAATCTCTTTTCCTTCACCGTCTTGATGGATTTTTGACATTCCTTCTGTCCAACCTAGTACCTTATACTGGTCTTTACCCATTTCATAGGGGAACATAGCTTGATGATGGCAGGAAGTCATGATGTATTCCGAACCATCAATCGTAAGGATAGGATGTCGTGAATAAGGATTTTCCTGATGTTGAATCAACCTTCCACCACTCAAAGCACATACCAACTGTGCTCCTCTGCATATACCTAACATAGGAATCCTGTGTGCATTTGCAGTTTCAAATGCAGCAGATTCTTCATAGTCTCTATATGCAGCACAACTGGTCTTAGGATGCTTCGGTTCACCATAGAAGGCAGGTGACACATCTGCACCACCTGTAAATACTACAAGTTGTGCCTTAAAAATATCAGGTTCGTATTCTGAATTTTCAATCCAATCAGCATCGTCAATTGCTGAACCAACCACATGAACCTTTAATTTTGGAACTTTGACGAGGGCTTTACTTTTATCCATTTGTTAACTTTTTAATTATTTTTTCCCACTCTCCTTTAATGGCATATCCAAACATTGTACGTTGATTAATTGTGTTATCATATAAAGTACAAATGTCATTTATATTGGCGTTTGGCTGACTTTTCACACGTTCAAGCATCTCTTCTCTAGTTATTAATTTAGGACAACCATAACTAAATCTTACAATAGCATGACCTGAATCAAAATATCCCTGAGCAGATTGTCCGTAGTGGGCAAGAATGAGTGCTTGATACGCATCAAGTTCTTCGAACTGTTCATATAGTGTCGTAGCAAGATGCGCTATTTCTTCATAGGCTTTATTGTAGTGCATACATATATATCTTGCTGCTGTGATACCTAATTTCTGATGAGAATAGCTGACATAATCTTTACCTTTGAACACAATCGTACCAACAACTCCTTCAACTTCTTCAAATGTACATTTGAAACCACACCTATTTATAAACATTACCCAATGCTCAACATCCTTCTTGGATAATCCGTGCATTGTATGCACAAAGAGTCTAACATTCCAATTGGATTTTTGCTGTTTTGCCAGTGATATACTGTTAAAACAACTACCCATACAGTCTGTTGAAGTAGCTGATTTTGCTAAATTTCCACTCCCCTCACTGTAGTAGGCTTGAACTGAGTTACACCTATTTACTTCGGGCACTACCAAATTCTTTCTTGGTAGCATACGCTTTTTTGGAGCGTCTTTTGTTTTTTCCATAAACTTATTTTACAGGTTCTTTTTGATCTGTTAATTCATGTTGTTTCCATGCAAAAGATTGACCGGATTTAAATTCTTTATAGTTCCAATGTTCTCTACGTTTTTCGCTTCTAAAGAGCCAATCGAAATACATTGCATATCTGCTTCTGGTATACTCACTTTCAGACAGACAACCACCCGTATTTACTTCAAGTACATAGGCTTTATTACCTTTGATAATCAAATCAACTGCTCCAAAGTCAAGACCTACAGCTTCTACTGCATCACAGGCTTTCTTACACCATACCGATACATATTCACTCCAAGGAATTACCTTCCATTCCTGATCGGTTACAGCATGACCCCACCCAAGAGTCTTTGGATTCTTTGGCTTAGCTTTGTCGCAGATAAGCAGAACTTTACCATGCGCCACATGGATTCTTATTTCCTTATCCTTCCAAATCATTTGAGAATAATACCAACCTTTAGAATGAAGCCTCTTATAATGTTCGATAAATTTTTCTTTTGTTTCGAGAAGTATCATACCATGACACTTCATATGAGTGCGAGGGCGAGCAAGGATTGGCAAATCCTCATTTTTAAAATTCTCAGGAGATACAAGTTTTGGAATATCCACTCCTGCTTTACCGATGATTTCTCTTGCCTTACCTTTAACGGAAGATTGTGATATTGAAGATGCCTGATTATAAATAATGCTGTCAGAATTGTTGAGCTGAATTGCATTTGCCCAACGTATAATGATTGCATTTTTAACGAATGCTTTGTTGAATGGTACACGTTTCATGTTCTTCAGAAGAAGATTGTTTTCATATACTCTGAAGATTTCTCCATTATCTCCTATTCTCCTGTCATATAACAGAACTGGTTTGGTTTTAAGAATAGGAAATACGGCTTGTGCTGACGGCCTGCCATTAGCACCAGTCAATATAATTTTTTGTTTCATTTTGTTTATTTAAGAATCAGGACATTTACCACATACAAACCATTCACTTTGGGCATGAAAATCAGGGTCTTCGTGAATTGTATAGTGTCCAGAATTATTATGTCCTTTAGTAAATAAAGGAGCATTTAGATTTTGTTGTACACTTATACCAATAACTCTGGTTGTATTATCACACCATTCACATCCACCCGTAGCAACTTCTGACACATGAGAAATATGACACGGATAGTTGTTTACTATAATGTTATTTTCCACTTGTTCTATTGCCCAATTTTTGAACTCTTCGTCTGTTTTAAATTTTTCCATGTTATGCTAATTCAAGGTCAAGTTCACGAACAAGATTTCCTGCAATTACTTTGTTATTTCCATTGATTGCGTCAAGAATACGTTCTTTGTATTGGTCAAAATCCATTCCTTCATTCACTGCTTCGATTGCTTTTGATGTTGCATTATATACCCAATCACTCAGACGATCATCCCCTGCATAATAATTACTTATTGTGCGATACTCAACACCATAGTTTTTAAAGCGGAAACATCCTGCTTTACCATACAATGATTTACGCTCATTTTCAGGCTCTTGTAAAACCGAAGGAATACCAACAAACAAATCCATTGCTTTTATAATGGCTTCATTTGTTTCCATATTATCAGGGTCATCATGACCGATATGGATATGACCACCTGCACTCCTTAAGTTTTCATTAACACCTGTTGGCTTTTCATTAACAGATTTTGTCCAAACACACAGGTCAGGGTCACAACCAAATGTCTTTGAATTTTCTGTTTGAAGCCATTTCGGGTCAAGGATAGCCGATGGCACAGATGCAACCACCAAATGACTTGGGATTGAATGATTGAAATAAGCTATTAACTTTTGGATATATAGCTTAAATTTCTCATTCCCTGTCGGCCCTGCCTCAATAGGCGGAATGCAACCCTCAGCCAGAACATTGTCCAGCGATGTTGCAAAGAATTTGTTTGACTTGTCAAAGTTGAAGGGATTGTGTTTTGTCCCCTGAACAAATCCTTCGGCACTGACGATTTCTCCTGTTTGCTTGTCTTTCAGGAAAAATTCAATATCAGCACCAATCTTCCAGTTTTTAACTCTTTTGTCCATAAAGAGATTTCAAATTTAAAATTGTGAATAAATAATTGAAAATATGTAGTTGTTTTATTTACTTGCGGCCATTAAAATTAGCTCTTATTTGAAGAACGGAATAGTTCATAGACTTTCCTAAAATCCTTTTCAGCATAAGCCTTATCAATAGTAGTAGATTTTTCCACCGTAAACTCCTGACATGCAAAGATTTGCGGAAGCCTTACTCTTGGGCCGGAAAGTTTCGAAAGAACAGCATCAGGATTATTTTTCTTGGTAAATATATTTATATATCTTGGTCGAGGATGATGATGCTGACGTACTTCGGTGAAGTAATTATTTAGATCAGTATTCAATGCCAACAATAACGCATCCCAATCAGATATTAAGTTGCCCAATTCATCCTTTATCTGCATTGCAATTCCGGGGATATGACTTGTATACTGATGATATAAAGATATGATTAGCTTGAAGATAAAATAATTTATAGAGCCACATTCGCAAGCATTAATCTTCACGAGATAAAACTCATTCTTATTTATAACTGAAGCAAAATCCACACCATGTATGTAATCTTTCTCAGATGGATATTCCTTAAATTCTTCACGAGGCTGCGCACCTAAGTAATCAACCTGAACATCAAAATTAAGACTGTTAACAAAGTTAATCCACATCTTAACCCTTTCCTCCATATATCCACAGGCATTAACCCATTGACTAGGAAGATATAACAGGAAATCTCCGCAATCTGACTCGGCTAAAATCATATCCTCTACCCTATCACCATAATACTGGTTATATTTATAGAGCGCACCATCATCATTTGTACATACCATCTGCAATATCTGACGTGTACTCTTAAACATATTAGAACGAAGGAAATTAATCTGACTAAATGGTTCTTCGACTGGTTGTAATAGCTTATTTATCTTCTCTAATTCCTCAGCATATTTCTTTTTATTTTCCTCAATTCTTTTCTCGGCTGAAAGTGAATGAAGTTTAATAGCACCCCCTACTGATTGATATTCATCCCCTGCATACATAATATCAGTCGAGTGAAAATTATAAGCTGCACTCACAAATCCTTTACGGCTAAAGAATCGTACCAAATAAGAATCTGGATAGTTCGGGCCAGTCTTATAAAAACATACTGCTTGATCTGCGCCAGCATTTACCATATAGGTATCAATACCCATCTTTGCAGACTTGGTCGCTTTTGTATTAATTACATAACCAACCCTTTCATCATCCGCTTTATAAATAGCCTTTCCATTAAATTGTCCTACATCTAGTGGTTCGAGATTTACCGTAGACGTTTTAGATGATGCTTTTAACTTGATATATTTATCCAGTTCTGACATAATAAATTATTTAAAGTTTACCATTTACCAGAAGGAACAGTAGGATACTGTACATTACCCCTCATTACAAACATATTAGCTTCGCCGTAAGGGGTGTCAATTGTTTCAAGGTCGTACATATTGTGACCTCCATCCTTTGTTGGAATTCCACTGTAACCTTCAAGTCGATATAAAGATTGTATAATGCGTGGGTCATCAGTCTCGTAAACTTCACCTTGAATAGAACTTTTACCCTTGCAGGATACAGCAGGAAAAGCACCAAGCGAGTGCATGGTGTATTTGTTGGGAGTAACAAACTCTCCCAAGAATTTTGCATTGCCTAAGCGATGGTCATTACCACGACCACGTTTAAGTGTGCCATAAACAAAAAATTTCATAAATCAATCCATTTTCTTTTTGCTTTAAGAGGCTTCTTCAATACATCAGCAAGATAATTTTTAAGAAGTTCTCTTGTAAATTCTAAATTATTTTCTTTTGCGCCATTGTATAAATCCATTACATAAGAACGCTGAGGTAATTTATCAGTCTCATACCAACTATCTCTTGATACATATGCAAAGATTATTTCATTGTTCTCATTAGTAAAATATCTTTTCTGGTAGTTGTTAGGGTATCCTTCATAGCGGTCAAGCATTTCAATCTGATGGTCATTAAGCTCATACAACACACCCTCAACCTTATCGGTATCGCTGCCCTTTACAATGTTTGCATAGGTAATTGATTTACCTGTATTAAAGACGAGCTTATAACCTGTCAATGTTAACGTGCCTGTCTTCTTAGTTTTACCAACTCTCCAATAGATGGCATCGGCTAACATATTACGCCCATAGGCGAAGTACAAAACTTTTTTCATTACATATTAATTGAAAGAATATCATCCATTGTGTACTGGAGTTCAGAGTCTCTGACATTGGTTAGTCCTGCATATCCATTAGGTACTACACTTGATTGAATCTTTTTCTCAACTACACAAATCTTATTGATTGAATTACACGTATAGATTATCAGCACACCTTCCTTTTGGAGGAGTAGAATCTCTTTAAAGAATTGTTCAGCAGTAATGTCAAAATAATTCTTCGTGATTTTATACAGCTCACTTATACTACGGAGTGATCGTGGCCCGCAGTTTTGCCCATCAGGGGTTTGAGACATATATTTACATTCATTCCTATTGTCAATGATAAACCACAGCAAGAAGTCTCTGACATTGGAAAACTTATTTTCAAAGGCTGGAATATCTACACCTTTATTCTTTACTATCCAAAAGTAATCGTAAATTTTATTAGGAACAATGGTAAAAGATTCAGATTCCTCAAGGGTTTTACAGACCCGTTGTAATGTTTCATTCATAACTCTATGATTTTCAAATTTTTAGATGTTGCACCCACACCCCAAGAACCAATCTCTCTAGGGCAGGATTCAAAATCCTCAAACTCTTTTATGTCCACGCCAAATTCATCAATAGGTTCTCCGTTAAAATAATGCTGCTCATAGCCCTTTCTAACGCCCCTGTAGACCCTCATTTTTGTAGCGTTACATATAGCAGACAGGGCAATTCCCTTCGAAATTTGGCCTAATACAATAGCGTACACGCTAGTTAAGGTTATCTTAGGGAAATAATAGTAAAAGATACAGTAAATATCACCGATTGAGCGACGCCTACCTTTCGGGGTATGCAGGCTATTACCTTGATAGGTATCAAGAGTTTTATTGTACTCAAAGAAGTTGTTTGAGAATTTGGTTAGCCCTTTCCCAACATCTTCTTTGGTCAGCCCTCTAAAGTGGAGAGCTGGCTGCTCTTGTAAGTGCCTTTTAATTTGACCGAATGTATATTTTTGCTTAGGCATTTGCCTTTAATTTTGATTCAATAAATTTCTTTAACTCAGGATACATATTCAATTCTATCTTACGATTAAGAGATTTCCTACCCATATTATCCAGATATTCTCTCAAACTAATAACAGGTTTATTAAAGAATATATATTCTTCTGCTGCTTCTTTGGTTGAGAAATATAGAAAACCGTCATAAGGAGCAGGATTTATATATGTAGTTTCGGCTAAAAATCCTAAGCCTGCTTTAGCTATTGACCACGCCGTATCTCCTTTATATATATCCACACCATCTTCTGTTTTAAACAGAGGTTTCTTTTCCACATTAATTGCATAATTTAATGCAAAATATGCACCAGTTTGTCCTTCAAAATTAAAGCCTTCAGAAAAAGGAAGTGGTAAAAATCTGTTTATACTTATAAGTTCTCTGGAATATCTGAATCTTACAGTATCTCCAATCGTAAATTCTACTTTATCTTTTTCTCTTCTAACCTTCCATATTCTTGCAGGAGGAGCTGACTCTTCAAGACACGCATCAACCCATTCATCTCTTGTTTTCAAGACGGGAAATTCCTGACTTTCAAATGTTTCAATTCTACCAGTAGAAAATCTAAAAGCAAGAATAGTCCATTCGGGGTCTTTAACTTCTTTCCAATCAGTCCCAGATGTCAAAAACTCTTCATCAATTGAGCTTAAACCGGAATCTTGGAGAGTAACTTGGAAAGGCTCACCAGAAGCTGGTATGCCTTTAGCAATTGCGCCAGTTTTAACATGTCTGTATGTTTTCATTTGAACAATATTTTTGGAGGTTCGTTATTAGGATTATAATAACGTCTTATTTGATCGTCAGTCCAGCGAAAGCCGAATCGTTGTAGCTTACCATGTTCATCATATAATAACTTATTAGATTCAGGATGCAACTCATATGAGTTTATATCCTTTTTATCTTCTTTTATTTGAACAAGATATTTAGAATTGGTTGCGACCCACCACCCAAATTCATCATCAGTTATCTTCTCATATTCAAGCTCACCAGCTTTAAATTTAAAGCCTTTATTGAATAGAACGGGCATGAAAATATATTAAGGTTTTGTTAATGTGAAGCCATCGAAATTAGCTTTCTTGATTCCTTTTTTAGCCTTTAATTCCGTAACAAATTTCTCATGAAATACAGCCTTCAAAAAAGGCTTTTGATATGTAGCTAACCTACGCTTATCCTCAAGCGAGACATTAAACATAACGAAATAAAAATCCCCATTAGGTTTGAGAATGTCAGGGTCAGTGAACAAATCACCTTTCTGTATCTCATCTGTCTCGATAATGAAGCCTACGATTTTAGACATATAAAGTTTTTGAAAAAGGGTGCGATGGTGTCGAACCTCGATGCAAACATTATGCACGTTCCCAGAGTAAGGCTCGTTATGTATTGTACGTACATAACCCAAACAGTAAAACTGTGCTTACAATTGAACCACCCTTCCTTTGTTGCCTCAAAGTATCGGGTTTACGAAACCCAGTAAGGGTCACTGTTTCCACCCTTACGACACACGACATAACTCCAAGGATATATGTTGAATAAATTAAATTTGGCAGGTGGCAGGGCAGGACTATTCCCCGTATTCCATGTAGAACATGGCGATTTTGCCCTATGAGTACTGTATGTAGAAAGTCTCTTGCATGACCCAACTTGATAGGCTTCTGCGTGTAGCATGTGCGGAATAAGAGGTATTTAATCTATATAACGGATTAGCTAATCTAAATGCTTCATCAGCATTTCAAAACTGCATTACCGCTCAGGACTACGCCGTTTGGAGAGGTCGTATTTACGTCCATTAACTTCGGATTAACTATATTATTCTTTGTCAATCAAATTAAAGTTCAGCCGACTTTATCCTTTCGGACGGATTTGCACGTCCACTACATTTTCGTCACGTATAAATCTACTCACCTATATTTTTATCCGCATTGATAATCACCATACTGGTTAGGTCGATTTCTCTCGAACTCTTCCCAAGCCTTATGAGTTTTTAATGCAGTGAAAGAAATCATACACGGTGTGCCATACCCTCTACTAACAGACCTAGTAGACAAATGATTTATTATAAATGATTTGCGTACCTTAAATATTCCTGCGTCTGTTATGATTGTAAAGTGTGTGGCATCCGTAAATCCTACGAAGGCATAGTAAAATTCAATCCAATCATCATTGTTATAATGAGTCTTACGATGCGGTAGAATAATATGTTTGTTTTTCATGACAACCTCAATCTCTTCCTTCATTATAATTGTTTTCAATTTATAAATGATAGAAGATTTCTTCGGATGTGTATACACAATGAATTCATCCCCAAGAGTATAAGCCCTTGATTTTTCTACGTATTCGTTTCGTCTATCGGCACGGACAGCAAGTGCTCGCTTCTTTAATTCACGAGCCTCAGCATTTTGCTTGGTCATTTTCTTTTTGGTTTTATCTCTAAAGCCTACAATCTTAGCTATCATAGCTTCATAGGCAGAGTCATTGCGTGGCGGATAACAACCAAGGTTAACCGCCAGCTTAGACTTCGTCATATTATTTACAACCATACAATAATTGTTTGGTGTTAGAATACTACCTTTCTTTCAGGACTATAATCATATGTGCCTGAATTATCTACCTGTTGCAATTGGAGTGTATATTCTCCATGAAATTCTGTCTGCTTATCTTTCTTACAACCCATGAATGCAAGACCAACTGCCAAGATCAGTATTGTTGCTGCTCTTTTCCTTGCTATGATTGCCCACACTAGGCTCACAAATAGTAGAAGTCCTAACGCATTCCAACTTAAAGCCATACCTAATATCTCAAAAGCATCGTAGTTTTTCGGGTCAATTGACGCTCGATATGTAAGAGGTAACGCACTGTTACCATTCAATGCTTTGGTAGGCACAACTCCTAATGGAACTGGATTGCCATGATTAAGCACACGAAATTCTTTATTATCTACCTCAGTATAGGTAGTCCATTCAAGAAAAATCTTAGCGGAATCCTCATTCCACTTAGCACTGAATGTCTCAAGACCAGTAACCGGAGTGTTGACGATACTTATTAATAGAGGTAAATGAATGCTTGGGCCACAACTCCCATTACATTCAGTGTTATTCTCTAATAATATTGTGGTCGGCCCACTAATAGTTACTTCAAATGTATCTGATGCCCCTGCTGCTATAGATTTATTAGCAATATCGGCTGTCCCAATATCGTAACCAACATCACCATTACAGCTTTCTTTGTTAGTCATTTCAACGATTACTTTGCCATCGGGCGTAATACCTATTACCTGCCCTTTAACACAATCGTTCTCAGCGGATTGAGCAAACCCGCTCAGGAATAATACGCTCATTAAGAGCGAAAGAATTAATGATTTCATGATATATGTTTTTGTTTTAAATACGATATAAAAAGAGCTTTACCCACTCCTTTTTGTCTGGCTAATATAGTATTAACTCACCCTCGCAGATCGTTAAATCTGCGCAGGATGAGCGTCATACCAAAGCACAAGTACCAGCAAGCTGGTATATCGGGACTGATGTTTTCCCCTCACAGTTTTGGGTCAGCAACTTATCGCCTGATACCTCCGAGAATTATTATCTCTTCATTAACATCAGGCATGGGTATCATGTACATCTAATCTGCACACGAATCATTACCGTTTAAGTACCTTATGCGAGGCATAACCATAGACTCCCTACGATTACTGACGGGATGATACCGACATGAATATGCAAGCATACACAATACGGAGTATGACCGTAACTCAATCAGGGAATGGAAATGCTTCTCCACAATAAATCGCTATTCTTATAGACTCACTAAGTAATTCCTAGACTCGTAGGTCTTTATAACGGAATTGCAACTATTACGCTACTTTACTTAATGAATTCGTTTTTATCGTGAAACCACGACGATCAAATATCTTTTTAAGGCGACGAAGGGCTGCCTTGTTTCCTGATTTTGCTTCAATGAGCAATCTGTTTTCAAGCGAACCAGTAATCTTTGACATAACTTATTGATTTAGAATGAGTCCCAAAAAGGTTTTAAAATACGATAATAAATAAACAGGCCAGCAAGAGACAAAGCTACAATGAACCCTGCAAAAAAGCAAACGATATACCACATAATAACATAATTTTAAATTTCATTATCCCATTCTTCAGAACTTTTTACCTTACTTTTTTTACTGATAGTAATGATAGGAAAACTTGCAAGCAAACCTTGCTTTTCTACAATTTTCCATTCAAGTTTGAATTCCTCATAATCATTAGTTCTAAATTGCTTTAGAGCCTCAATGATGACTGCCATATCCTCTGCATTTGACATGATTAACAAAGTTTTAACTTAAACAATTTTGTAATATGATAGATGAGTTAGTATATTTGTGAATTCGTACACCATATCATTAAGCTACCCGTTGTATAACATACCTTACAATCTTAATGCTATGTGCAAGTCCCACAAGACCTCTACAAGAACCGAGTCAAGGTGCAAGGGTAGAATCAATTTTTTGCATTGTATGAACAGCATCCATTAATGCATTTCGTCCGCTAAATATCCAATATGGTAGCCAAAGTTGGCCAACACATATAAGGCAAACACACGCACCAAACACAGTGAGTGCAATAACGTACAATAGTCTTTTTATGATTGAAAGCATACAATTGATTTATTAACACGCGGCCACAAAAACTAGCTCAAAATGACATTCTAAATGTGCCTTTAAATTCTATGAACTCTGACTTTGGCCAGAATGTAGGTGCAGGCAATGCAACATTAAAAGCTATTCCTTCGAATGTGCTTTCTGTTTGACCTTCGGATTTAAGACACCATACAACTATTCCATTCGTATGGATATACGCCTTACCTACCTCAAAAGCTTTTACTTTTGATAGATTATTGACCAATTCAAATTTCATATCTTATTTTTTTATTATTCAATGGGGGAAACCTATAAGGAAGGGGGCAAATTGGGTTCAATAGGATAGTAAATTAGGCTTATAAGTAAGGAGCTACAATCATTGCAACCACTACTTAGGCTTACTGCTTTGGATAAAATTCTGAAGGAGACGTGTAATGAGTTACCCTGCAATTAATTACTTTTGAGGATTTGAACTCATTGCATATAAATTTATTTTTTATAGCAATGACAATATATTGTCCGCTTGGGCGTGATGGTAGGGAAACTGTCCTCCCATCCATGTTTATCCAAAGATAACTGGTTTCGTATCTTGTTACACTTTTCACAGCGAGGCGGGAAATGATGAGTAGGTATACTGCAATACATAATACTGTTGCAGATACCCAGTCTTGAGTATTCATAATTATAATTAATTTTGTTGGATTAATCCATCCATGCTAAAGAAATGTGATTCGAGAACAGTATGTTCTTCAGGGTTTTGTGCCCATGATTTTATTTCAGCCATTGGATATTCCCAAGTGCAAACATAAGATGCGGTTGGCACATCAAATTCTTGTGGATAATCAGGGCATTCAACAACACGTACTTCAAATGCTCGTTTGTCTTGTAACAACTGATGCACTTCATCTTCACGAGTGGCAATGAGTTGTGCAACTTCAGGATTACAATTCATTAAAGCTTTCCCAAATGTTCCACCCTCTCTAACATCGAAGTCAATGTTTTTAAGAACGGTATCAACTTGACCTTCACTATAATGATAAATCTTAGGTATATCACCAATTGTACCAACTGTATCTTGGCGATAACCAATTAATTTACCATGTTTATAAAAGGCAAATGCAATTGCTTGATTCATAAATCAATTATTTTTGTATGCTCGATAAGCTCGGATAGTTTTTTATTGTAATTTACAATAGCTTTATTCAAGCCAGCTCGTGCTGATGTTTCATTATCTGATTTGAATATATTTGGGTCGCCCATCCAACCACCGTCTTGTAAATAAAAATCCTCTTTTCTTGCTAAATCACGATTTTTATAAACAAAAAATTGTTTACTTCCAACCATCCTACAATATGGAGTATAGATACTCTTTCCATTTCTTTGAGTGTCTACTCTGATATGTTTAGATAAAATATCAGGAGTATTGAACTGATTGATAATCATATGAATTATTTTATTTCTTTCCAATCCTTTACACCTAAATGTCGGACAAATACGGCTGCAATTTCGAAGTTGCTATTAACATGTTTTAATATAACCGTCATTCCAGTCTTTCCTTTTTCAACAAATTCATATTCAAGTCCCGTTGGAATGTGTTTATACCTTGTTGTACTTGGTTTATTGCCGATTGCCTTTTGATATTCAAATTCCAGAGCCTCTTCATCACATTCTCCATCATATGAGATGGGGTTCCAATCAATTTGACCGTTACCAAATTCTATTCTCATGTATTTGTCAGAATTGTGTTCGACTTTCGTACGACTAACAATTCTTGGTGCATTATCTAATATTTTCATATAAATTTCATTGCTTTTGGAATGACTGAATTATATTCAGAAATTAAACGATTAATGCGTGCGATCTCTTGCCTCCGTTGCTTTTTATTGTAAGTCCTTTTAAGTTTCTCGAACATACGAATCTCAAATGCAATTCGTTCTACGAGATCGACTAAATCGGGTTTTTTATCAGTTGTTTCCATAAACTAAACAGCTCGGAGGTATTTAGCCTTTACCCAGAAATCCTCAATTCTATCATGCTTCCATGCAGAAAAGGCTTCCCACCCCATTGATACAAAATGTTTTTTACCTTTAGAAATTTCATTGTATATTTCGCAATAAACAGTATAATTTTTAGACGATAAAGCCTCAATATCCATCAATGCTTTGTTACGGAATAGAGGCCAACAAATGGAGCGTAATAGACGCCATTCAGGATAATCAATCCATACCATAGCAATGGCAAGAACGATAATGTATGACGTACCAACAAATGCACATTGCACCCAAAACGGGATACGATCAGTTTGACACAAGGCAATGCACGCAATAGCAATGAATACTATTACGTGCAGTGGCCTAAGTAGTTGTTTCATGTTAAATGCGCTAATGAAAATACACGGTACATTTTGACGCTGGCGGCCATTGATATTGGCTACGCTGATTTTAATTTGCTTGCTTTACGGGCATTTGCTCCTCGGATTATTAATTTTTCAGCAAGCAATTTTGCTACAGGGTCATACCATTCTTCGGGATGCCATTGGACACCACCCGCTGGTAACGATTCATGAATAAAGGCTTCGATAATGGGGTCATCCCATTCTTTCTGTTTGGATACGAACGGATCGGGCGCAAGGGCTAACGGTATTAAACCATCAGCTAATGAATTCTTAAAGATAGCTTGATGATGATGTGAATTAACACCAATTTCAGGTCTATCAAATTGTAATAGTTCCTTTCCTTCGGGTGTAAGTTTCACCTTATGATTCTCTTCTCCACGCTTGTCGAATGAATGTTCACTGATGTGCTGTGTCAACGCAGAACCAAAGTGGGCACATATCATCTGGTGTCCCAGACATATACCCATGACCGGAATGTTTGCATCGAGATATAAAGGTAAGTTGACATCTGCAAAGTGCTGCTTAAATACATCAGTATGTGTTGTGTAATACTGAGGCACAGCACCATACATAGTCGGACTTACATCCATACCGCCGGGCATAATAACCAATTCCAAACTACGATCAATTGTATGACTCGGACACAAGATAACAGGTATAGCATCTAAACTCTGTGCTATGTACGTAAGATACGTTTTGGTTGTACCAAAGCTACCTTCACCTGTACTTGAGCCGACGATTCCAATTCGTCTCATATATATAATTTATTTATAGGTTACTGACTTATTGCAATGAGGGCACATATACTTAAACTTCTCATCTTCACCACAATCTACCATCTTAATACCACAATCCTCACATGTTGGATGACGCATAATAAGATATGCACATAGAATAATGATAGGAAATAATAGTAATGCCCACATATGTTATGGTTTACGTTTAAAATAATAACAATCACCAAGCGTAAATGTATCTACGAACACACGCTTAGTAACTGTCTGTCCGTATTCATTTTTAAAGATAAGCATTGTTGCTTGAGGCGAGCTTGGATTGAATGTCTGTATTCTTTTCTTCGCTTGCAAATGATATTGTCCTTGAGGTACATGAATTGAACATGCCCATATAAGGAATGCAATACCAGACAATAAGAGACAAAGGTTAAACTTCATAGTCTTCCAATTTAATTAGCGTCTGTATGAAGGGTACGCTTCATTGGGTCGGGGACATCCTAATTTACATGGTGCTTTGCATGCGAAATGTAATAACACTAATGCTGTAAATATCAGGATGAATAATATCTTTTTCATGATCTTTTCTTTTCAAATGTTACTGACTCAGAATAATAACCATTTGAGGAACCTAACCAACGGAGAGTTACGTAACCCTTAATGGTTGCAAACTTGTAAAATGTCCATGTAAAACTATCTGACTCATCACCAATACCAAGCTCTTCATTACTTGTTGTTTCTTCGCACATTGTTAATGGGGAATTTAACAAATCATTTATATCTCCAATAATATCTTGAAGATACACAGACTCACAACAATCTTGCTGATGATACATTTCATATTTCTCGCCGTCTGAGAATTTAAATTCAATTACATCACTGCCATCAGTGGCTCCTTTAATTTCAGTAATAGTTTTACCTATTAAACCAAATTCATTTGTCATATCAAATAGATTTAAATCCATGAATACGTTGTACTTCAGGGCTATCCCATTTCATTCCCTTGTATTTAGCTGGCATCTTTCCTAGCTTAATCATTTCGTCCATAATATATTGATGAGACAGGCCAGCACCAGCCTTGAATGGAATAGAACAAATGAAATGAATATCACCATGCTTTATTTCATGCACATGATATACGAAATCATTTACTTGTCTTTTCAGCAGATATACGAACATAATTAAAATTGATCGAACAGTGAAGCAATCCAAAACGCAAGGGCGAGTATTCCCACGCTCACAAATAGGTTAAATGAAATTGCCCCGTACATCAACGGTATTAATGCTAATAAATATAGCACAACAAAAACCTTTGATAGAAAGAGACAAATCTTGCAAAACTTTTCCATATTAAAACATTACAGGATTACGAACAGGTTTAGATTCAACATGGTCACGCACTTTCTTACAACCAAGCGTGCAAATGACTCTGTTATTATGAATATATTCCACAATAAATTCAGTAGCTTTAAGACCTTTAAGCGAAGCAATAACAGATGAGACACCAAGACGAAATGATATATCAATCACTTCTCCATTGAAATAGAGCTTCATAGTCACGCCAGTAGCAGGAATGAGTGGCGAACCCTGCACCTTAAAATCCCAACCTTTTTCAATGTGAACAGCTTTGTGCTGATACGGTGACAATGCGTTAATTATCAATTGCTTGTCCATATGAACGAAAATATATTAAAGATTTATTAATACGCCGCCATGCAAACTGCCTCAATCAAACGGATCGCTCTCATGTTTATTTTGTTCTATAGCTCCAACAACAGCAAGAACCAACATACCAAGAACAACAATCAATGCAAAGATTGCAGGTAATGGGAAAGATATTAATGTCATAAACTATTTTTTATCAAGTAAACGAGTGACAGCAATCCAACAACCAAATGCAAGACAACCAGTTACAATTGCAACTGCACACAATTCAGGCACATGAGTAATCCATAATATGGTTGTGATTGCAGTGAAAAATATCGCACAGAATAATCGTTCAGCCATATAGATTTATTTATAGCGATGATAAATTTCATTGAAACATTTCTCAAGATATTCGATAAGATACATAGCAAACCTAATATCCAATTCACGTTTCTTGAAAATAAATTTGGTTTGTTGTCGTGCAATAGCGAGTTGATATTCCTTCTTAAGTTGTTTGAATAACTTGCGGTTGAAGGTTATACCTGCTGGAGAATGTATGGTCTTGCACATAAACGAATGATTTATGTTAGCTTATCATTTCTTCATGCTCATCTAACTTATCCTCTATTTCTTGTATCTTCTTTTTATTCATATATTGACCTATAACAGGCATACCATAACCATTTTTAATTAACCATTTGTGCCTGATTATATCAAGAGTAATAACAAGCGCAATGATTGTAATGAATAACAATACCTTATGCACGATGACCCCAACTAAAATCAACATGATTGGAATACCCAATATTTGATTTATTACTGCCAAAACAATTAATGGAAAGAATACAATCTTTCTTAAAATGGTTGATAATTTCATTATTGACAAGTTTTTATAGATGAGTCTACGCATCACATCCCGATAATACTTACCTAGCACAAACTAGGTTTCCATCCATCATTAACTCAGTATTGTATGGCCTGATTATCAGGATGTAATGCGTTGATTTTTAATTCGTTCTGAAATTCTTGTAAGCGAATCGTATGTATCCGTTTTATAAGTCTTTGAATTATCTACCTTTACTTTGTCCCACCATTCTTCAAATGCTTTCTTTGAACTTTCTTCCCCACGTGGGTCAATATGACGCCATGCTTTATATGCATATCCCTTAAAATGGGATTCATAAATGCGAAATGTTACGCTCATAACATTATTTTAACATGATTGGATGAAACATTGCATAAACAAATGCAAAGATAACAATGCTACCAAACAGAGTAGCAATGATTGTGAGTGCAATACGTTCGTTTTTCATGTATTTAGTTTTGTGGTAAACGATATACATACCAAGGAAAACCATGCCTAATTAGGTCTTCGCAATCCTCATACCTACGTCCTAAATAGATTATCCTATCTGAATCAGCAAGATACATCTTCACATTCTTATCATCACTCTTCTTTATCATCACTGACACGATGAGACCAGCATAAGCCACAAATTCATTTTCCATAACACAGGATTGAAAATATAAAATTGAAATGCCAATGCGCCGCCATCAAAATTAGCTCAAACGAAAACCCATACCTATTAATTTCGCATTATATATAGCCTTGCGAATCATTGATATACCTTTGGCTTGGCTTGTCTCTTTCTTTATTGGCTTAATACCTTTATATGTATATGCTTTCTTCATTAGAAATAAATTGAAAAGGGTAGCAAACACTACGTCGCTACCCTTTGACGATCAATCACGCCTAGAACGATTAGGCGTTTTCATTACCTTCAACCGGAGCATCGAGTAACGGATTAGTTACTTCGGGTTTGGTTTCAGTAACAACTTCAACTTCCTCAAACTTTTCAGTTGAGATAGGAGCATCAAGCAATTCATCTTTCTTAGCTTTCGCAAAGATAAGACTCTTAGCTCCATTGAAGTAATCACGTACCTGACCCGCAGTAATACCACCGATGTTTGGCGTAGGAGCAAAGGCAACCTTCAACAATTCAGGATACTTGTCAAGCATATTCTCAATCCTTTTCAGGGAAAGAGTAAACTTGAAAGATACTGATTCCTCACCAGTTGTCTTAACGTGCAATTTACGCCCGTTAACTTCAACCGCCATAACGATAGGTTTAGATAGCTTAAAACCATCCTTACCTTGCAATCTGGCAAGTTTTACGAACTGTCTCAGAACAGTCATAACCCATAACGCAACATTATGTGAATTGACTTCACGAATTGTTGTGCTTTTGAATGTTTGCTGCTCGTTGAACGTAACCAATTCTCCGGCCTTGTTAATCCGGCTCAAATTCTGTGACATTGTAACTATAACAGTATTCTGACTGTCATACTTAGGCCGCACAGCTATGGCCTTTCCATCTTGTGACATGTGGAAATATTTAATGGATGAAAAATAGCAGGATATATGCGTTCACCTGCTTATATCATTTTAAAGAACGTGGATTGGCATTATCAATTTCATCCCTGCCGTCACGTTTCTTAATAGTTAAGAGAATGCAATTCGCAATGTTATTAGAAAATGTCCTAATATCACGAACCGTAATTTGAAAACTTCCGTATGGTGTACGAATAATAGCTTTGGTGTCATGCCTGAACTCATTATCGCATGTCCTTAGCTTATTGGTCAATTCCTTTTTCCATTTCGTATTAATACGTTCGGGCAATCCTGTAATAAATACCGATTGCCTCATCTTGGCTGCCTTATGACCTAGCCGATGTTTATATGAGATTGACTTTTCACCTTTATTAACAAAGTTTTTAGTCTGCCTCTCATAATGAATACCAATGTCCATAAAAATATGTAGTTGATTAATTGACTTGCTGGCATCAAAACTGGCTCGAACTTGACCCAATACTCCCTGCATCAAATATGCTATTAATTATGCAAGGCCATGAGCAATGCAGGTAGTTACCTGCCCACTCACGTCACAGATGTGAACGATTGTCTCCATGATATTAATTGAGAATTATAATGTAATTTTGAAAGTCCGTTCCAAAGAATTGTCTGCATAATGTAGTCTCAAGTTTATCCACTCTGAATATGCAGAAATGTTTGCGAGTGAATGACGCAAAGAATGACTCTAAAGGTGCATGACACCCAAGTTTATGTTGCATAACTGGTTAATTTACAGATGAATAGATTAAATAAATAGGCGAGCAAACCAATTAAGGAATGCCCGCCTTATTTACTTACTAACCAGAAAAGATGCAATCAAAACCAATGCAAGCAAACGGGTATTAGCCAGCCCGCAAATGGAAAACATTGCATAGCGTTTTCAATACCAATATATTACAGCGAATGCAATTTGTGATACATAACCATTAGATAGGAACGCTCGGCATCTATATCCTTTTGAAGATAATAACCCGACTCTGCCCATATCTCAGGATCACTGGCCTGCTTCTCAATCCTTGCCAATATCCTTTCATGGTCATCAATAGATTTTTGAGTAGCCCGCCTAATACGTTCTACCCTTTCTTTATCATCACACATAACAAGATAGATTAATGGTAAAGATAATACCATGCCTCTTTCTTGGACATCTTACAGAATTTCCGCAATAGTAATATTGCTTCCTTACTGGTAATGTTTGCCCCAAGAAAGGCATTCTTTACAAGTTCTGCCATAAGTGATTGATTAATAACCTTTCAATTGATTGACAATAGACTTCGCAACATCTTCAAGTTTAGGATAATACTTAATGAAGGTTGCATAACTAGCTGGCATTAAATACCCTCTAGTATGAGTTATCATTAAACGGGCAAAATCACGGTCACTTAATAGCTCACCACGATCAATTGGGCATGGTACACATGCAGCCAACGTTTTTGAATTGTTGAACATATCTGATTAGTTAAGCTCATAGGGCAGGCTTCGCACCAATATCGTTCGTGCAGTCCGTTAGTAAATAAGTTAGGACTAACAATTGTTCAGACTGCCAGCCAACCTACTAACATCTTACATACGATTCCCTATGAGTATATAAAAAAGGGCAAGCCAACTAATATTGACTCACCCTTAGTAGTAATTATCTATTTGTATAGTCCCTGCTTACTTGTCCCTTTCAGCTCTATACCGTTTTGTCAAGTGGGCAATAGTATACATTATGCCATACTTCGCACGTTTACGGACATGCAAAAAAGGGCATCTCGACTAGAGTCAAGACACCCTTCCCTACTTTCGCAGGCTATAATCAAATGTATATATCCCTCACTTGTCCTTAGTGTCACGTTACCAGTAGCTACACCATTACGGCTGCTATTGACCTGATAATCAATGCACTCTACCAACGGATAGACTTTTGTGGCTGACTAGTGTCCACAGTCCCCTTGTAAGCTCAAGAATAGATTGCCAGTCCTTTCTTGGCCTGTTGGCATGGTCGTAACCCCACTGCATAAAGAGTTCAATCTGCGCTCTCTTTTACGAATGCTTTCGCATATGCAACCCGTTCGCTTTCGCTTGTGGCATGTCCATACCTTATCTCATTGAGACTTAGGCCGTTATGTCGCATTTAAATGGACTACAGTCATTTCCTACTGTCTAAAACTACCACCTTTGGGTATTTATGGGCAATATTCGGCCTGCTCCCTACTTAAAGAGTCCTACTGTAAGTATAAAATCGTAATCTTATACCCTACGCTACATTAAGGTTTTACCCTTAGTAGTCGTTAATCTGCAATACATTGCAGGCAGGCTGTATTTTCGCCTCTACTTTATGGCCTAAGTATGGCAACTGGTCAAAAGACCGCAAAAAATGCACCATAGTTAGACATCCTACTACCTTTAGAAACGTCACACAAGGCAACGTAAAAAACTAGGTAGTTTGGCCGTCCCTTGCTCACATTGGAGCTTTACAGTGACGACAGTACAAAGATAGGCTAAAGGCATAGGTCAAAACAAGTAAGAGGGTAAAAAACTTTAAAAGATTTATAAGTTGTTGATCCTGAGTCTTTTAGCGAATTTTGAGGGGGGACGGTAGCCGGTTTATGGAAGCGGGCGGGGAGAAGTTTAAACTGGGGTAGTAGAGGTGAGAATACTTTGGTTTTCAAAATTTTAGGTTTTCTTTTTTTGGAGATGTCAATTTTTTTTCGTATATTTGTTTTTCGCTGGTGAACTTGGATGTTCTGCCATAACGAGATTGGGCGATCCATTCACAGCTTGGGGAGGTTCGTCGTGCAGGTTAGCCTCCCTTCTTTTTAAAATCATTCATACAATGGAACTTCAAATTCTGATGCGTCGGGAGAGAAAGAAAGAAATAAGTAAAGAAGATCGTGAGGAGTATAAGACTCTGAGGCTTCTGCCTAATTTTGATGAAGAGGAGTGGGAGAATTCTCACAAGGAGGAGAAAGAATATGATTACGTTCCAGTCACTATAGATGTAAGGGATGCTTGTCCGTTCTCGGAACATGATGATGAGCATACTCATATATTCCTTAAAGGCGGGCTTAGCTTTATAGCTAAGATCAGGTATGAAGAGTTTCAGGGGATTCGTCAGGCGATGCTTGGGACTGCTGTTAAATCGGCTAGTGATTTTGAATTTGAGCCTACCCCAGAACGTAAACATAAAATTAAAAAATAATGAAAAAATTCCTAATAGGGTTAGCCCTTCTGCTATCAGTATCCGCCTTGAGTGCCCAAGCCACCAAAGACTCAGTTCTACAATCTGACCGAATAGGTCGTGTTCACGATGGAATATTTGAACAAGGTGATTTAAAATCTGTTATTACATTTACCCATCATAATACTATCCCTACCCATGTAGTCATTAAGAAAGTTGATAATAAGGATTCTAGCGGAATGTCTATTGCAGTGGGTAATTTTAAGAATACTTATACAGATGAGGAAGGTAACGTTTATTTTTATTATGACGCTGTTATGGAAAATAGTAAGGAGAATGGTATCTTTGCTGTTAGATACGAAGCGGATGGTTCTAAGTTTGACTCCATAGGATTTATTCGAAGTGACCATACGATTATTGTATTTTTTATAACAAAAAATGAGTCCCTTTAATGGGGCTTTTTTATTTCACAAACCTTTAACATCAAACACTTGGAATAGGAATTTTTGTTTCGTATATTTGTACAATGCAAATAGTCCAGATAACAACTTCGCTTCCAAAAGATAACTACGAAGAGCTAGCACGGCGGGCCGCTGTAGATCAGGGGTTTAATTGTTATTCTAAGTCTGTAGCTAACCCTGACGTATCGGATGATACCTCCTCTACATTCTACTACAAGTGGAAGGGGAGAACATTAAAAGTAGTAATAAATAAAAAAGATGAGCCAAGCAAGAGTGATACCGTATAGTCTGTTTGAACGTAAGAGTGAGATAACGTGGGAGGATGTTAAGAAAGCCTGCTTTGGTAATCTTAGTCCGTTTACGCCTTCGGAGATGGCTGAATTGTTAACACTACAAAATGATGATGAAAAATTTTTTACCAGAATGTTTGAAATGTTAAAAAATGAAAATACAGGACAACAGAAGTAATTCTGAAATTGATAATGAGATAGCTAGGATTACTACTGGCAACCCTTATGATGTTATGATTAACATTTGTAAGGAACAAATCATTACTCTCTTACTTAAGGATTTAGATGAAGTTAGAGTTATTGATGAATCTGGAGAGACAACTACAATAAACCTGAGTTATACAAAAGATGTAGTTGATCGTGTAAAACTAATAGAACAGTTAAGACTTCTTAAAAAAGATTATTTAAAAAATGGAGAATAATCCTTACATAGTCGAGGTAGAGAAGATGGTAGATGAAGGTAGGCTAATCATCTTAGCGGAGTTAGATTTTAAAAAAAGAATTGGAGGAGGTAAGATTATAGCTACAGAAGAGCAAGCAAAAGTGGTGAGATATTTAGTTAATAAAGAGTTAAGAAAAATACCTAAATGGGTTAGGAAACTTTGGAAAATAAAATCAACATATAATGACATTTAAATTCCGTTGGGAATGGTTTGTAATCGCAGGGCTGGTTGTGTTTTTGGTACTTCAAAAGGGATGTGCAGATGCTCGTAATAAGCAGCTTGCAGTGACTATTGATAGTCTTACCCTAGCCAACCAGACTCTTGACAGTATTAAAAATAAAAAGGATCAAACGATCTATACGCAAAACGTTATCGCAACTAACATGCGTGAGCAGATCAAACAACTGGCTCAGGAGAAGTTTGACCTAAAGGATAAATATGAAAGAAAAGTTAAAGATGTACAGTTCTTTTATCAGGCGAAGCTTAGACAGAAACTTCCAGATTCTACTCTTATCAGGTATACGGACACAACCCTCCTTGTACCGATGGACTGTGACGATCTTAAAGTATTTGTTAGGGATTCCATGATTAAAGTTCCTAAGCATATAGAATTAGACAGTTCATTTAAAGGGGTGACATTTGATGCCGATATTTTAAAGGATGGACTGAGGATAAACTATCTTGAGTTCCTTGATAGTCAGTACATCAGAGTGGATAAGATGAAAAGAAATGTTTGGCAATTTTTAACATTTAAGCCAAATAAATATCAAGTTAAAGTTCTGCATACCTCACCCTATATGCAGGTACTGGGTCAAAACTCAATTATATATGTGCCTCCTAAGAAAGCTAATATATTGTTAAAAGCAATTGGGGCTGGAGGATTAATACTTTTGGGACATCTATTATGAAACTACTAGCAGCCCTTTGTTGTGTGTTTTTAATTAGCTGTACAATTGAAAGATATTATGAGAGATTGTATAGAGAAGAATGGGAATTAGTCAAGAAGGTTTATATGACTACCAGTGATGGCCCTATGTGGCATCTTGAATGGAAGAACGTAGGAAGTGGTCGGATAGTGCCCGAAGACCTGAGATACAATCCTCCTGACACGGTTGGGAGTAGAATGAAAGGCTTCTATAGAATAATGAAATGATGCTCCAGCTTAATCCTACCATACCAGTATATAGCTTAGAACATAAGATGGAAGGTTACGCCTTTATTATACTCGACTACTCTCAGGAACATGATACACTGTTTTTAGTAGGGTTGGATAACGGTGAGATGTGGTGGATAAAGCAATCAAAACTAAGACTTTGCAAAAACATCTCGATGGATAGAATAATTAATTTTGATTAATTTAACAAATAAAATTTGGTTATTTCAGAAAATCGTTGTATGTTTGCAGTCCAAATTTACAAAACAGCAGAAAATGTATTTAATAGTGGATAATATGATTTGTGGCAACG